ATTATTTTTACACTCTAAAATTTAAACACATGGAGCTCTACATTAAAGCAAAAAGTAAAAAAGAATTGAATGAGAAAATTGCCAAAAATATCCCTGTTTATGGTGATAATTATTCAATCTTCGATGGTGGTGGAACTTACAATATTTTAGACGTGCCGCATGGGACTGTAATTAAATTGTATCAAAAAACTATTGGCGGAAATCCCTTTGCCGAAAAATACGGCAACTGGAACGCAAATAAAAAGATAATTTATTGAATAATATGGCCTGAAATTTCAGGCCTTATTTTTTTAAAGATATAAAAAAAATATTGTATAGGTCGGAGTATACCTACCGTTTTTTAAACGTCTTGCCTAATTGCGAATACAAAAATAGGCCAAGTATTTTATATACAAAAATAAAGTTATCCACAAATGTTAATAACTTTTTTATTCAAAAATTTGGATTGTATCAAAATTAAAATTAATTTTACAGTCTAAATTTTAAATATTATGAAATCTAACAATGCACCCCAAGTAATTAGCCGCAAAGAATTGAGTAAAATGTTATACTCACTACAATTCGCTGAGAACTCAAATATCTTTGCTTCTATATGGCAGTTAACAGAGCCAAAATGTGTAGTAAAGCATAGGGACACAAAAGCACCGAATCCTTACATTGGCGCAAAAAAACTATCCTATGTGAATGTATGCTTAAACGTGGAATATTCAAAACGAGTAGTTAATCAACTTGCTAAGGAAAACAAGGAAGCAACGGAATACCAGCAAGGTAAAAATACAATGCCATTAGATTTTGGCGAAAATAATATTTTTATAGGCAAATTTAAAGATAAGGACGTTGTGCAGTATGCGCCAACAAGTAACGAAAAATTACGCCCAAGAGTTAAATATTACCACAATGGCAAGGAAATTTCAAAAAATGAAATAGCGCCTTTTCTCCCAGTGGTACACAAAGCGGAGAATCAGGGAACAGATAAGGAAATTATTTGGCGCAAGGTTTACCTTGACAATATTTTAAAGATAAACATAAACGGCAAGCGTTATGTTATTGACGAGGTTACAATTTAACCAATCATTTTAAACTAAATTATAGCCCTTTTACAGGGCTATAATTTTGCCCATACGTTTATATTACTTTATAAATATATTGTCTTAAATAGGCTATAATTAACTTATATGACCCCTCCCTATATACCCCTCCCTATATACCCCTCCCTACGTTACCCCCCTTACATACCCCCCTGGCGGTTGCCCATATAAGGGGGACGATCCTATAAACAAAAAATTTTTGGAAATTTTTATAAAAAATATGAGTGGGTAACAATTTTATTTTTCCGCCAAATTTTTCAAAAAAAATATGAGGGGTGGGGTATTTTTCAAAAAATTTTTTTTAAAATTTTTGGGTAAAATTTTTTGGAGGGGTATTGTATATTTATTAGTTATGAAGATAATGTCGGTTTTAAATGAGATTTTGCAACCTGAGGAGTATCATTTTACGTATCTCAGGAATTTATTGGACATATTAAAAAGTGACAAGATTAATTTATCCACGTCATTAGGCGGCACATCGGATGAATTTGATAAAAAGGTATTTTTTTTATCATTAAGTCGTAGTGGCAGTGTAAAACAAGGGTTTCATGGTGGCAGGACAAATGTTGTCGGGATTGTGTTTAATGGCTTGAAGTTAAATTATAATTATAGTTCCAAGCCTGTTAATTATTGGGGAGGAAGTCACAAAGATGAATTTGAGGACCGTTTATTATCTGACAAGGCTGTTATTTCTCAAGTAACCAAATACATTAAAAGGGTGGATATATTGTATGATGAAAAAAATGAAAATTTTGAAAGGGGATTATATGAGGTATTAAAATTGGGGAAATCCAAGGGAGTTGAAATAAATGTATATGCCAATGACAAGGATATGTTTATGGGCAAAAACAAGATTAATGATAAGATTGGCGGGGGTGAAGATGTTGATGGGCATGTTTCTTCATTAAATGATAGATATGAGGGCATATTGGCTTTAATGTTTTATAATGAGAAATATTTGGATGATTATGAATTGTTTAAAAGAGATGTTGGTAAGTTTATTGCTAAGCATGAATTGGAAGCTGATTTATATTCGATTCATAATATAATGAGTAGCATGATGTATAACAATCATAGTTTGGAAGGAATAATGGCTGATATTCATAATCATTTTAAGATGGGCAAGGGTGGGAAGTTTAGAGAGGTTGTGGAGATATTAACACGAATGATGCGCAAAGTTGGTGTTAGTAATTTAAAGCAGTTTTATGAATATAAGGTACATGGAAAAAGATTTGGGGTGAAAAAGGATTTTGCTAGTATGTGGGGGTTATATCGTTTGGGTTATAATTATGATACTGAAAAGTATGATAAGTGGGAAGCTGTTGATGGTGCGGATAAATTGGAAGATTTGAGGGGAATATATTTTAATGGTTATAAGTATGGTGGATATTTGAGTATTGAGGATATGGATTATTTTTTTGAATTAAGGAATAGTGGTGGTAGTATAAATGAGTTTTTAAATTATTTGTTAAATAGGTATACTGTTGATAAGGTTAAGGAAATAGTTCGAAATAGTGGGTATGATAATTTTTCTAAGGAGTATATGTTTAAGTTGGATAAAGTTTAATTAAATTTATATTTTTTTAATTATGCTGCGAAATAATAGGTCAATTCATATTTATCATCTTCCATGGTACCAGTTTTTCCGACAAAGGCGCAATTTACGATGAGGTCTATGTGATGATTTTTTTGGTCATTATCAGTGAAAGTAATATCATAGACATATTGTTTACCATTTGGCAATTGTGAGTTAGAATCTGTTAGGTGATAGTAGTCAGCTGATTGTAATTCGTAATCAACGCCAAATTCTTTAAGGGTTTTTTCTAATTCTCTAATGCCATTCCAATATTCATCATTATAAATTTTTTCTATTTTATTTTTTTTTAATAATTTATATAGATTATTAATCATTCTTTTTTTGGAGACGAGTTTAAGATCATTCTCTGTAATAATGCCAATTTTATCATGCCAATAATTAAAATCTTTTAAATTCATATATTCATTTTTATGAATATAAATATTAATAATTATTAAAGAATTGACATATAAATGTAAGAATTCTTATATTTATAGATATGGCGAGATATAGTTATAAGAAGGCATTGGAGAAATTAAGGCAGTATGCTGAGTCTGAGGGTTTTATAGATATATCTTTTGAGGATGATTATTCATTTATTAGTTGGGACAGAAATAATTTATATAATCCCAGTATATTGCATATTCAAGCTAAGGAGACTATTGAGAATCAAGTATATTTGATGTTACATGAGTTAGGTCATCATGAATTGAGGAAAAATTGGGATAATTTTGAGAAGAGGTTTCCAGTGATAGCTTATGCTGAGGAGATTAAGTTAATCAAGAATAATAAGAAATATATGAGAAGGAATTCATATATAGTAAGTAGTCTTGAGGAAGAATTTATGGCATGGAGTGAGGGTTTAAAGTTAAGTATTTCGATGGATATTAAGGTTAATATGAAGAAGTGGATAGAGATTAAGTCTAGGTGTTTAAAGCGTTATATAAATTATTATGCTAATTTAAGTAAATAATTATTTAGTTTTTATATATTTTTTATGTATTTTTGTCAAAAATTGATAGAGATGCATAAATTAATTGCTGAGACTAAGTCATCTAATTTTGACAAGATAATGAAGGTTTATGCTGAGAATCCGCATAGAGCTAGGGTTTTATTTTTAAACAATAATCTTGATATAATAAATAATAGGTTAGTTTTATATGAGGATGGTGATGATTTTGCATTTGTAATATATAAGAAGAAATATGGTATTAGCATTACGAATAAGAGATATAGTAATGAGAAGATAAGTTCCAGTATTAGGTATAAGAATGGTAAGTTTTATTATACAGGAAATAAGTTAATTAGGCCATTGACGATGAGAATATTGAATAGTTTTATTTTTCAATTTTATGGTTATGGTTATGATAAGTTAAATTTTGATAATTACGTAATTAATTATTTAATTAAGAAGTTTAGTTGGATTAGGTTTATATTTGAGCATAGTATATTGAATAATAAATCATTTAATACATTTGTGAGATATAAGTTATATAATTATAATGATTCTATTAAGTATTTTTTAAAATTGCCATTACCAGTCTGTAAGGAAATAATAAATGGTTTAAGTCTCAAGAATGATGATGATGATATATTTAAGCGATGGACATATATTAAGTCAAATTTAATTAATTTAGAGAGTTTTAAGTCTGAGTTAGTTAAGGATAATTATTTCAGTGATACATGTAGATTAGCTAAGATATTGGATCGTAAGATAAATTGTAAATGGGGTTCTAAGAGGCTGAAGATGGAGCATGACAATTGGAGTGCTGAGATTAATGATATATTAATAAGTTGTGAGGAATTAAGGGATTTGAATATACATCCGATATTTTTAAAATTTGCTGAATCAAGTGATTATAGAATATTAAAGACTAATAAGGATTTAATGAGTGAGGGATTTAAGCAGAAGCATTGTGTCGCTACGTATGTAAATTATATTGAAGGTGGTTTTAGTGGTATTTATCATATAAATGGCTATACATTAGAATTAAAAATTAGAAATAACGAATTATATATAAATCAGTTCAGGGGATATAAGAATGAGGATGCTCCTGAGTCATTATATAATGAGGTCAACAATAAATTGAATGATTTTAATTTAATGGATTATAAATTAAATGATAAATTTATTCCCAAGAAGTCTAATATATTTGAAAGTACGCTATTGTTTTAATATTTTTTTTCTAGCTTTAAATTTTGCCAATCTATCGGCTTTTTCTTTTTCTTTTTTTTCGAAGTCAGCCAATTCATCTGGATTCATACTAATTGGCGTATCTTTTTTTTGTTTAAATAAATTTTTGATTTTATATTTCTGAACTAAATCAGATATTTCAGCATTCAGGTCTTTTGAATTGAATACGGTATTTGGAGCTATTTTTTGGTATTTATTTCTAAATTCGATCCATACTGGATTAGCTTTCAGTGATATAGTAGTTTTATATAAATCAGATAATATTTCTTCAGCATTACTTCTCACTGCGTTTAGGAATGGGAATAGTTCCATTGTATTAGCTTTTTCTTTTGCTGTATCGTCCATATATGATTGTGATGGGTTTAGGAATGAAATAATTTCTTTATTAAAGGCGACTCTAGTTTTTATTTCAGCATCCATATCTGGGGTAATGAATACGGAATATTTTTTATTTTCATTATATTTTCCCTCTATTCCGACATTAATTCTGAAGTATCTAATAGCGCCTTGATAGTCATAATAGGAGCCAGCATCTGTGGCTGATGATAATTCAGGATTATCAGCCATTTTTGGGCTTGCTTTAACATTAGTTGCGATTAATTCTCCCTCTTTATTTAATTTCATTTGCATGCCGCCATCGCCAATTGTCGGATCATCGAAATAATTTATATTATTTTTATCATTTTTGAATGAGTCTGGTATAATTCCTTCGATTATTCTGCCTCTATAATTGGCTCTAAATTTATTAAGATTATTTTCAAAGGCGTTACGATAAGCTATTGCGATTTGTTTAGCCTCCGTATTAATAATTTTTATTTTATTTAATTCTTCTTTTGATAATGGTTTTATATGTCTTTGGAATGGATTTGAAATAGCTTTTAATTCATCATCGAATTTAGGTGCTTTATATGTCTCTAATAAAGTTTTTAATTTATTTTTAATAAAAGTTTTGGTCTCATCTAGGGGGTTATTTAGTTTCATTTTGTCATTTACATATTCCTCTAATTCGAAGAATTTTTTATTAACTTCATTAATAATTCTATCCATTTCATTATCAGGTAAACTATCTGTCTTAGAAATAAGTTCTTGACTATAGGATAATTTTTGTTCAATGAGTCTGAATGTCTGTATTAAGACATTTTTAGTAATATCATCAGTATCTCTATCAAACGTTGGATAGAATTTAGTACTAAGTATAATATTAAATAGTTGATTATTTTTATTAGGTCTATAGGTATAATAATAGAATTCTATTGATATATTTAACATTTTAAATTTAAATAGATTACTACCATTCATTACACTGACATTTTTATTATATGATTTTTTTGTAAAAAAAATATGTTTTTGGTCAGAAAAATCATCAAATGATTTAAGGAATGGTATACGTTTTAGGAAATAATCTGAGGGTAAGTTTGTGAATGTCATAATTGTTCTTTAATTGATACCATGTTATCATAGGCTTTATTTTTGAATGTATCTAGATATTCCATAATATCAGTTCTACGAAGTATTTTGAATATTATATTTTCTATACTAAATTCACCGCCTTTTTCTAGTCCGCTTTGTCTCATTTTTTTTATATAGTCTTTAAGGTCATCTATATAATCAATTGTTTTTTGATAATTTTTTTTATCATAATTTTTTTTTATGATTTTAAGTTTATCAAATATTTTAGTTATTTTTATTTTAATTAAAGATTTATCCAATTTAAAATCGACTTCTTTAGGCATGAGAATCCATTTATCATGCATTAAGCTATATATAGCTGATGCTGATAATTTTTCTTTAGTATCTTGTACATATAATTCTAAATCATGTCCTTTAACTTTGATATTATGTTTAAGGTTAAACATATTTTTATTACTATCGAAGAATTTTTTAATAATATCTTTATCCTCAAATTTTGAGAAATCGATTAGAATATGTAAGTCTATGTCGCTATATTTAGACCAATTATAATTAGCTAGGCTACCTACAAAGAGGATATCTTTTATTTTTATATTATTTGGTAATTCTAGATTTTTAAAGAAGTCTTTAGCTATTTTAATTAGTTTATTTTTAATTTCTGAATTAATTTTATTATTATGCCAAATTTCTGGATTAAGTTCATTTTTAATTTTAAAGCTATTGAGAACATTATTAGGTATTTTTATTTCAGCATCCATATTTTTAATAGCTGTTTCATATATATTGGATATTTCATCCATATGAGATACTGTATGGTTAATGGTATTTTCTATTATAGCATTTTTAATGAATATCATATTTCTGGATTTTCTGGTAAATTTAAATTAGTATTCTCAGTATCTTTATTAAGTGCGTGTATCATATTTTTTGTCAATTGATTATATACCGTTTCACCATAAATATCCATTATTTTATTACGATCTCTAAAATCATGTATTTGGCCATTGCAGAGTATAGCTAATACTGTATCCAATTTAATATTTCTATAACTTACTTTAGCGGCAGCAGTTTGATCCTGTGTCTCTTGTAATGCTTTGATATATAGATTTGTATCATAGACATTAAGTAAATTATTATTAATCAGTATATTTTTTTGTGCATCAGTTTTTGGTCTATCGCTTTTTACATATGATTTAAGATTTCTTCTAAATGCCATATGTCTTACGGTTCCATCTTTTTTAACAAAAGCTACGCTCATTGTAATATTTTTATGAAAATTGTCTTTTATACATGACGGAAGTTCATTAAAGGTCAGCGCATTCTCGACCATTTCGATAAGATTTTCTGTCAGAATTCTAAATTTTTTATGTATAAATTTTTTTAAATTCATAATAATTTATTTAATAAATATTTGGCTATTTGTAATAAAATATGTAATTTTGTCTAAATTTTTAAATATGTTAGCGTTATTACTATCATTAGGTGGGATATTAGGTGGGTTAGTATCATTAAAATTTATTATTTTAAGTCATATAAGAATTAATCGTAGTTTAGGCACTAGGTTATTTAAGACATTAAACAAAGAGAGTAAATGGAGATTTGTTTTATCTCAAGAGTTAGTATTAGATAAGAAAGATCCGACAATATTCAATGCTATATATAAGTTCAATAATATTTTTATTTGGTTTAATAAGACAGAGAGGCTTTTTACTGCTGGTTGGACACCTAAGGATTCGATATTGGATATATATTTTTTCAGATGGAATGTTAATAAAGTTAAAAATTTTTTAAGAGAGTTAAGTATAGGGGATAAGACGGTTAGCATATATGCTATGTCACCATATGGCACTATTGAGATTGGGAAGATGGAATGTATTAATTTTAGTATTGCTAATGACAGAGATTTGTATGAGGATATTGAGTCCGATATTGTCAGGGTATTAAATGGCGAGATACCTAAGACGAGTGCTTTATTATATGGGCCAGCTGGTAATGGTAAATCTAGGTTCATAAAGTATATAAGTCAGAAATATGAATTACCAATATATACTATGTATTTCAGTCCTGATTATACTAATGTAGAGATATTAGAAGCTTTTAATGGTATACCGCCAAATAGCATAGTATTATTTGAGGATTTTGATAATTATTTTAATGACAGGAAGTGTATTATACCTAGTGAGAATATTAAATTTACATTTGATGTATTATTAAATTGTTTTGATGGAGTATATAATGACTATAATAAGATGATATTTTTCATGACAGTGAATGATTTGGATAAGGTCAGTCCAGCAATAAAGAATAGGCCAAGTAGGTTTAAATATGTTCGTGAATTTAAGAATCCAAGTATAGAATTAAAGTATGAATTATTAGGCCGTAAGGATTTAGCTGAGAATATTGGAAATATAAGTCTAGATCAAGTATTCAAAATAAAAGATTTTTTAGAATTAAAAAAAGACATAACTTTGGATGAAATTAAAACTATTTTATGAGTGAACGGAAAATCGTCATTTGTCCTATTTGTTTAGGCTCAGGAGTTTTGACAAATATAGTGTCAGAAAGCATTTCATGTCTTACTTGTAATGGTAATGGTCGTGTTGTTGAGATTAGTCTTACAATTCAAGAGCCATTGGAAATAAATAACCCATATCGCACTGACATAACATTAAAAAAAATAACACATGGCAACAATTCTTGACAAAGATTTATTAAGGGAAAGCACGGTTAAGTATGATGATCGTGAGATTCAAATTACATTGACAGCTGATCAGCGAATTGAATTTAAGTTAAAGGGAATGAAGAGTGGATTATTGAGTATTAGTATAGAGGATTTATATAAGCAATTAAAAAATGATAAAGTTGAAGTAAAGCCAACTAATATTAAGAAGGATAATGAGCCAGTAGTTAATTTAAATCGTCTAAGGAGTATGAATGCTATAGCTCATATTGATTTAAAAACAAAGGTTGAATTAGAAAAAGTAATATGTGAATTAATTAATGAAGAAATAAAATTATAATATGGAAAAAAATTTTGAAAAGATTGGAAGGGCTATTGGCATAGTTATTAGTATAGGTCTAGCGATTGTATTTTTTGCTTTAATATTTGGTTTACCAGTAATGTATTTATGGAATTGGTTAATGGTAGATTTATTTCATTTACCACGTATAAATTTTTATCAATCATTTGGTTTATATATATTATGTGATTTTCTTTTTAAGAAGAATGAATTATATAATAATAGTAATTAATTCATATTTTTTTTACTCTGTTTTTTGTATTTATATTTTTTATTTTTTTTAATGATAATATTATATGGTTTTTTTAATAGTATGCTGAAGTCTAATTTCCAATAATGTTTAGATCTTTCTTCACATTTTAAGTATTCTTCGGCTAAATGCTGTACGACTTGTTTATGATTCCAATTATTAATTTTTTCAAGATGTTTAAATATTATATGCTGTCTTCCCATCATGCTAGCTTTTTTGAAATGTTTAGTCTGATGGCAGAGTGGGCATAATGCTATTAATCCAATTAGTTTTTGTGTAAGTGTTTTTTTATTAAAACCCCATATTTCATGACAATCTAAATTATTTTTAAAGCCTTGTTCTGTTCCAGTGAGGCCACATATTTCGCATTTATAATTTGCTTTATGATAGCAATATTTTCTAATATAATCCCATTGATATGGTTTTAGTTTAAGTCTAGCGTTTTTAAAGTGGCAAGTTTTTGGAATAAGCTCTATTTTTAGTTTAATTTTTTTTTCAGACATTATTTTTTTTAAAAGAATATTCATTATTTTTAAGATTGTAAATGATATTTATTAAAAAAATACCATGAAAGTTAGAATAACGGAGAGACAGTATAAATTACTTGAAAATAATATAAGTTATGATTCAAATTATATTGATGATTTGCTAAAAGCGGCATCTAAAGATTTAGAGGACGTTAAAAATAAATATAAAGTAGCATTTAATTATGCTATGTCAATATCTATTAATGAGATTTATGAGAATGTTTCTATATTAAACAATAAGAAAAAGGATCTAGAAAATTTTATTAAGATAATGAATAAAAGAAATGGCAAATATTATGATGTAGCTAATTCATATAATTTTAATGAGCAGCCAGATAATGTCTCTAAATTGGATCTATTATCCAGTGAAATAGATAATGAATTAATTGATTTGGGTTATATTGAGGATATATATGAAGATTTGATTGAAATAGTTGAAAAATTAAAAACCAAGCCTCTACCAAATGTTGATATTGAAATTTAATAAAATTTTTAGTAAATTTATTATAGGTGTAGAAATGTTTTTAGGATATCTTTATTTATATCATCAGGAGTATTAAAAACTATTTTTAGTATATCTAATAATTGATAATATAATTCATTTGAATTGTTTTTATCACCCAAGAAATAATATTGATTATAAACAGATATGGCTCTTTTAAAGCGCATATTATGTTTAATTCTCAGTACGGGATAATTTCTTGAAAGGAATTTGTAAATTAATATTTTTTCTTCTTGATATAACATTATAGATAAATATCATTATGGTTAATTTGGATAATTATATTTATTATTCTATTTGTGAAAAATCATTTGATTTTTACAAATATAGTCATTTTAGTACATATAGAAATTTTTGTAATATTATTAGGCTTGAGGCAAAATATAATTCTTTAACAAACAGTAATATAATATTATTTAATGAAATAAGTAAATATTTATATGATATATATAATTTAGATAGAGCGACATCTTTAAAATATATAGTTGATTTTTTTGACGAAGAGAAGTATATTGTATTTTATGAGCCAGTTAAGTTAGTGGCATCTATATATAAGAATTCATTTAATTAAAAAAAAGAGATATGGCATTAGAAATTACGGACAAAAACATTAATGAGATTTTAAAAGAAAATAAGACAGTAATCATTGATTTTTTTGCTGATTGGTGTGGGCCTTGTAAGATGATAGGTCCGATTATTGAGCAATTGGCTAAAGAAAATAGTGATATTATAATTGGAAAATTGGATATTACTTCTAATCCAGAGTCCCAAACTAAATATATGGTCAGTAGTATTCCTACGATATTATATTTTAAGGATGGAAAGATGGTAGAAAGGACAAAGGGAGTAATGTCAAAACCAGCTCTTCAAAAAATTATAAATGATTTAAAAAATTAAATAAAGAGCTGTTAATTCAGCTCTTTTGTTTTTTAACGAGATATTTATAGATTATGGGAAGAACAATTATTATAAATGAGAGACAATTACAAGTTTTAAAAAGGAGTATTATGGAAAATAATATGCATGAGACTCTTGTGGAGAAATTGGTAGCTGATTTAAATTCTAATTATGAGCCAATGCTTGGGATTGTTCGTGAGGATGGTGAGTATTATGAAGAACCGATGGTCAAGATAAAGGTAGATAATACTGAGACGACTATTAAAGAATTATATGAATATTTCAAGAAGAAATATAAGCTAGGTGATGAATTTACGAAACAAGTGATAAAGGATTGGATGTTTGGTAAAATTAAGGATAATAAATTATCGAAAAATGTCCCAATAAATTGATCTCATGGATATTCGAAATAAGATACGACAAATCCTCACACAGCAGTATGGAAATTTTGAAACACATTTGGAGCATGTATATGAGGATAAAGTTGTTGAAGTATTGGAACACGGGGACATAAAAAATAAACAAGCTTGGCTTACATATAATCAAGTAATTTTAGAGCTTAAGCATTCAATAAAGGACAATTTAAGGGTAAAGGAATTACAGTATAAATTAACAAATAATGAAGACCCTAATCGTGTCTGTATTGAAGTTATTAAAGATGTAAAGGATCGTTCACCAGAATTAGATAGACTTTATCATAAGATTAAAAATTTTTTATAATTATCCATTATTTTTTTGTCAAAATTATAATTTCAATTCATGATTGAGAATATGAAGATATTTATCTATATAACATAGATTTAAAATATAAGTAAATGGAATTTTGCGATTTTATACTTAAAGATAGTCAGGGCAAAAATACGACTTTAGACAAGGAATATAGTAAATTAATAAAAAATGTTATAAATGGAATGGATGAGGAGACTGAGGCGAGATGGGAAATATATAATTTGATAATAAAGGAGCTAATAGACATTGATAATGGGAAATATTTTAAGGAAATAAAATATCGTTTAACGGATGGTGAGAATGCGAATAAAGTAATACTGAGTATTATTTCTAGGTATGACCCAAATGAATTAAGCAATTTAATATGGATTTTGAAGAAAAAATTAGAGGAATTTGAGGAAGATGATTTTTTCAAAAGATTTTATTAAATAAAATTTGATAATTCTTATAAATTAAGTATATTTGTAAAAATTTTGCTATGGATGGATTAAAATCTACTGATAGGCTAGCATTTTTAGCAAAAAAATTTGATGTTTTTGAGACTGATGAAAAAAATTTAAATGACAAGAAAAAATATTTTGAGGATTTTAAATATGAATATAATATTATAGAGACATCAAAAATTTTGGCAATTGTTTATATAAAGAATGATAAGGATATTAATCCTATTAAGTCTATTAAGCATGTCAGTATTAGTTTTGATGTATTTTCTAATATAATAGAGGCTGATCCAACGCCAAATAAATCCTACGTACAATGGATGTTAAATACATTCAGTAGGTATTTAAAGGCTGGTGGTGATGGTATAACACAGGCTATTAGATTTATTGATGAGGATTTGCCACATGCAAGTAATTATATTACATTATTTGAGGCAAATAAGAGAAAGCAGAAATTTAAAAAATTATGCAGTTCTTCTTATATATTGGCTAATATAACTGATCCGACAGATATTAATCAGTATAAATCTTTATCTCAATTATATGATGCAGTTGATCCATTTATTGAGCGTAATCCAAGTGAGTTAGAATCATTGCTTGAGAGATATGTTAATTCTGGTCAAGCAATGATACCAGTCAGGGATAGAAAATTTACTCTTTTCATTCCATTATCATTGGATGCGAGTGTAATTTTTGAAAAGTTTGTTAGTTGGTGTACGTCTAGAAATAATAATGGCATGTTTGCTAGTTATACTAATAGACTAACGCCTTTTAATGAAAAATCAAAATTGTATATTATAATAAACAATAAATTTTTTACAAATGAGTCTGATGAAATTTATCAAATTCATTTTGAGAGTAGGCAAATAAAAAATAAAAATAATACCGATGCCAATATTTTTGAATCAGTTATAAATGAGAGTGAGGGTATATCTAATTTTTTATATAATGAATTGATTCGAATGGCTAAGGAAAATAAGTCTAAAATAGAAAATAATTTATATTTAGATTACTTAATAAAATTTGGTTTTTGTGAGAGTTTATTTGAAATAATTGAGGATGATACTCCAACGATTAGATTTATGAGTAGGGATATTCCTAGAATGCCAGACATTAGTAAATTTAAATCACTAGATCAATTAATAATAACGAATGCTAAAATGATTGAGTTGCATTCTAGCATTGGTAAATTAACGAATCTAGAAATGTTAGTATTATCACATAATCGTATAAAAATTTTACCAATTGAAATTGGTCAGCTTAATAAGCTTATATTTTTGAATTTAGTTGGTAATCCTATAGAAATAATACCAGATGAAATTAAATATCTTGACAGAAGTAATGGTGGGTCGTTATTTCGTCTAGCGATAAATAAGAATGAAATAGGGGAAAAAAATTATAAAAGGTTGAAGGAATTATTACCGACAACAAATTTTTAAAATTAGTCCCCATAATTGGGGATTTTTTATTATAACACGTTTTTTAAAAAAAATTATTATGACTTGGAAAAGAGCTGGCGAAAAAATTAAAATTCCATTATTAGAATATTTGGAAAATTTAATTATTGAAGAAATAGAAATGAATCACATGATTAGAGTATCTGTCGGTACTGATTCTCAGAGAAATGGTAAAGGATTTAAATTTGCCACTGTTATTCTTATTACTATAAAGGAAGATTTGGGAGGCGGTACAATTGTTGGTCGTGGTGGTAAGATGATATATTCAGACTACAATATAAGTATTAAGGGTAAGAAAAAGGAAACCATTAATGAGAGGATGTTATTGGAAGTAACTAAGAGTATTGAAGTTGCTTATGAAATTTCACCATTATTAGATTCTTATGGAATTATGATGGAAGTTCATGCTGATATAAATCCTGATCCTCGTTGGGAATCAAATAAAGCTTTGAGTCAAGCTATTGGTTATATAATGGGGATGGGTTATGAATTTAAAATTAAGCCTAATTCAACAGCCAGTACATATTGCGCAGATCATTTAGCAAAATAAAAAATTAAGTAAAATTAATCTTTTTCAAAAAAAATGTATATTTATAATCAAGATAAATATATTCACTTAAAAAAATATGCATATGTCAAACGCAAAAAAAACCGTTAGAATTTCTGAAAATGATTTGGTTGATTTAATTGATAACATTGTAAGCGAAGCAATTCAAGTTAAAAAGAAAGAATGGCTTGCTGAACAGGCTAAAAAAGGCGACAAAACAGCTATTTTGGAATCCAAATTAAACAAATTGGAAGAAAAAATCAGCAAGTTAGCTAGCAAATAATTTAAATTTTAATTAATAAAATAGTATGCTAGGGGGTATTTATTTATCCTCTAGCTATTCTATTTTATAGACTTTACACCTATTAATTTTTTTATATATTTCATTTATGAATGAAATAATAAAATTATCAAGGGAGTCTAAGCCTTTAATTAGTATAGTTGATAGGGATGAATTTATATTAGCAAGTGAAAAAGCTTTTGACTGTATTTTTGATGGCACTTCTAAATTTTATCCATGGAGTGTTCCTAATATTCCTCCTGAATTTAAAATAGGCGTAATAGTTGGAGGTAGTGGTACTGGTAAGAGTACTATGATAAAGAATTTTGGCCAAGAGACCGTTCCTATATGGCATGACAATAAATCTATCATTTCACATTTTGAGAGCCCTGATGAGGCTATAAATAAGCTAGGGGCGGTAGGATTGAATAGTATACCTTCGTGGTATAAACCATATCATGTCTTATCAAATGGTGAGAAGTTTAGGGCTGATTTATCTCGTAAATTAAATTCAAATGCAATTATAGATGAATTCACCAGTGTAGTGGATCGTGATGTAGCTAAAGCGGCCAGTGTAAGTCTTTCGAGATATATTAGAAATAATGACATTAATAATATAGTATTATCAACATGTCATCGTGATATATTGGATTGGATTCAGCCAGATTGGGTAATTGACACAGATAGTGGTGAATTTTTTAATGGTTTTTTTTTGTCAGGCCAAAAATACAAATCGAAATATTTCGAACAAGCCATCATATCTGGGACATGTTTAAAGGTCATCATTATTTAAGTTCTGATTTGAATAAAGCATCGAGATGTTATATTGGTTTATGGAATAATAGAATAGTGGCATTTGGTGCTAGTTTAGCATTGCCAAATGGAAATATGAAAAATGCATGGCGTGGTCATAGGATTTGCATTCTTCCAGATTTTCAAGGTATGGGTATTGGTCCTAGATTTTCAGACGCAATAGCACAAATTCATATTAATCAGGGTTATAGATTCTTTTCTAGAACAGCCCATCCCAGATTAATTAATTATAGAGAGAACTCACCACTATGGAAACCAACATCAAAACATAAAAAAGTTCGTACTGACATAAAACATGAAAAAGTATTTAATAATCATTATACCGATAATAAACGTTTATGTGGTAGTTTTGAATTTATAGGTACTAAAGAAATTTGATAAAATAATTGATGCGTTCTCATAATAAGGAATTATTAATAATGAAATATTATTTTTAATACAATATTCTATTTTAATTTTATCTCTTATTTGTATTAATTCAAATTCATTTTTAACCGCACCAAAGTTATGTGATGATAAGTAGTGTTGGTGACCATGAAATTCAATACATAGATTTAAAGTCGGTAAATAAAAGTCAAATGGTAATGGAAGTTTATGTTTACAATCTTTAAATCTATGTTGAGGTTTAAATTTTATTAGATTATTTTCTAAAAAATTTCTTATTAAAATTTCACCCTTTGACTCTCGACAAATAGGACATCCTTGACCCCTTAAGTGTGCTGCTGGTGTTTGTTTAAAAATTCCATGTATTTTACAAATAATAGAAACTTTAAAACTATTATTTTGATAATTAGTTAATGAATAGTCATACTTATTTTTATGTATATTATTTGCTTCGTTAATAAATGTTTCTGTTGTTTTCTTAGGTGTACCTGTACATTTATAACAATTCTTATTAGATAAATGAGCATTTGGAGTTTGTTCAAATATTCCATGAATAGGACATATAATTTTAATTTTAGTTGTGCTATCTTTGTATTCAACCAAAGAATAATCATAAAAATTATTATGAATTTTATTAGCTTTTTCTATAAAAAAACTTTTATCTATAAAATGTCCTGTACATTTGGGGCAATTTTGACCTCTATTAATATGTTTTTTTGGTTTTTGTTTAAAAATACCATGAATTGGACATATTATTTCAACTTCTGTTTCATTATTAATGTATTTAATTAACGAATAGTCATATTTATTTCCGTGTTTTAATTTAGCTTTCTCAATAAAATTTTTAGTTTTCATAAATTTTATTTATTAATAAATATCTTGTTTTAATGGAAAGTTCTTCCAGATTTTCAAGGTATGGGTATTGGTGTTAGATTTTCAGATGCAATTGCTCAGATGCATATTGATCAGGGTCTTAGATATTTCTCCAGAACTTCCCACCCACGAATGGGATATTATCGTGAACATTCTCCGTTATGGAAGCCGACCAGCAAGAATAAAAAATTGAGAAAGGACATTACACATAAAAACATATATCATGATCATTATGCAGATAATAAAAGAATATGTTTTAGTCATGAATATATTGGCATAATTACTTAAGAAGAAAAGCCCTTAAAAATTTTTTAATAGTTTTTTTATTCTCTGAAATATCGCTTAATTTATTATTATTATAGTATTCTCTTTTTTCCTTAAAAAACTCTGGGTACCAACTAATTAGAATATTAGTTGCTTCTTGTCCAATAGCATTTTTTGTGGGTTCATAGGTAGCTTGATCAGCTAATTGGTCTACCACATCTTTTCCAATTTGTATTATTTTTTTATCACTGGATTGTTTAACTATTTGTGTATAGGCTGGCCCCATATTTGAGATGCCTCTTCTAACAATTTCTATTTCATTTTTATTTATCATGGATAAATTTCAGGATGTATTTTTCCAAATTTTCTTATTATTTCCCCAGCCCTATAATTTGCTTCGTTCTCAATATCTGAACCAGCGGCATTATTTTTTTCATGATTTTTAGGATTGAGTCTACCCTCTAGGTCTTGTTTTAAGTGGGTAAGTTCATGTGCTATACTTCTCATAATATCTACTATAGCACGATCTTTAGCATATACATATACTTTTTTATCCCCATATGCTGCAGTTGTAACTAGTCCATCATGATTAAATTGTAGATTTACTGGTACTGGATCAATGTTTAATTCTTTACAAGTAAAGTTAATAAATTCCTCCATTAGCTTCAATTGTTCTTTTGAATTTCTATGAAAGAGACCTTCATTGAGTAAACTTTTTATAAATTTCTTCATGCTTATAAATATAAGAAAACCCCACAAAAGTGGGGTTTTAATATTAGTCTTCAGATTTATTATTCCTATCTGGTTTGATTATAACTTCATTTTTATTCTTATCGAAATTAATTTTTATTACTTCACCCTCAGTAATACTTCCGCTCAGAATTTCGTCAGCGACTGGGTCTTCGATATATTTCTGGATTGCTCTACCCAATGGTCTAGCACCATATTCTTTACTATAACCCTCTTTCGCTAAGAATTCAACGGCTGCTTTATTAATTTTAAGTTTAAAATGAACTTCATTAAGTCTGTTCTCCAACTTTTCCAATTCTTTGTATATGATTTTATGTATATCATCTTCTTTTAATTCATTGAAAATGATACTCTCATCTATACGATTTAGGAATTCTGGTCTGAATTTTTTCTTGAGTGTTTTTTCAATTATTCCTCTAGCTCTAGCTTCTTCACTAGCAACGGTAGCTGTAGTCTCGAAACCTATTGATGTACCAAAAGTATTAATTTCTTTAACACCTAAATTTGACGTAAGTATAATTAATGAATTTTTAAAATTAACTTTTCTTCCAAGTCCATCTGTCAACTGACCTTCATCCAATAATTGTAATAAGAGATTGAATACATCTTCATGTGCCTTTTCAATTTCATCAAAAAGAATAACACAATGTGGTTTTCTACGTACTTTTTCTGTCAATTGGCCACCTTGATCATAACCAACGTAACCTGGCGGAGAACCAATTAGTCTTGATACAGAATGTTTTTCCATATATTCACTCATATCAATTTTAACCAAAGCATCTACATCTCCAAAGACAAATTCTGCCAATAATTTGGCCAAATACGTATTATGTGACAATATTCCATTGGTATAATATCGTCTGTTTGAATCTTCTGCTAATTCCAAATCATACATTGCTTCTTCATAGCCCAAATTTTTTACTTCGAGCACACTAGCCAATCCTGTGGTTTCGTTTGATTCCACGATAACGTTATCACCAATTTGCAAATCTTTCACAAATATTTCTTGATAATCATTTAAAAATACAATATGATTATCAGCGCATTTAAGTTCCTTTCCGTCAGATAACCTAAGAAGGTAAACCTCATATGGTATTGTTTCATGCAATGCTTCAATATCAACAAAACCATCGTCAGTTAAAACCTCGTAATCGCTTATTTTGGTTGTTTTGGTAATTTTCTTTAATGATTCTAATTCATGCTTGTCAAACAATAAGACATTATTAGTTTTTTTAATTCTTTTTTGTATCTCATCAAATCTATCTTTTAATTCATTAATATCAATTTCTTCGATTGATTTAGTTTTTTTATTTCTTATAATTATCTTAGTATCAGATAAAAAACATTTACCGACACCTGTTGGGCCAAGAAAAATAAAGCTTCCAATGGGCTTATTTTTATCTTTAATACCGACTCTATTTCTTTTAATAGCTTTAACTACTTTTGAAACTGCATCGTCCTGTCCAATTACTTTACCCATCAGTTCTTTATCAAGGTTCAATAGGCGTTTGCTTTCTTGTGTAGAAATTTTAGTAAGAGGTATACCAGTCATCATACTGACTACTTCTGATATTTGTTCCACACCAACCGTAGTGATTTTTTTATCTAGGCTATCAGCCCATTCTTTATTATGCTTTAAGAGTTGATTATCTATCTTTTTTTCTTCATCACGTATCTTAGCAGCTTCTTCATAATTCTGTTGAAGCACTACGTCTTTTTTCTTATTATTGAGTGCTATTTTTTTCTGTTCTAATGTCTTAATAATTTGTGGTTTTTCTACAGTTATATTTGTAGCTGCTCCAGCTTCATCAAGTACATCAATAGCTTTATCTGGCATTGAGCGTTCCATTATATAGCGATGTGATAATTTCACGCATTCATCAATAGCCTCATCAGTATATACTACTTTATGATGTTTTTCATATTTTTCTTTAATATTAGTGAGAATTATTTTAGTCTCTTCAAGAGAAGGTTCCTCAACTAATACTTGTTGAAATCTTCTTGTAAGTGCGCCATCCTTTTCAATATGTTCACGATATTCATCAAGTGTAGTTGCGCCAATGATTTGTATTTCTCCACGTGCAAGAGCTGGTTTAAAAATATTGCTTGCATCAAGTGAACCAGAGGCATTACCAGCACCAATAATAGTATGCAATTCATCAATGAATAAAATAATATCTGTATTCGCTTTACACTCTTCCAAAACAGCTTTCATTCTTTCTTCAAATTGTCCACGATATTTAGTGCCAGCAACAATACTAGCTAAATCAAGACTATATACTTTTTTATTAGCTATAGTACGTGGTGCATTACCATCTTTAATTAATTGTGCCAATCCCTCAACAATGGCTGTCTTTCCGACACCAGGTTCGCCAATCAATACTGGATTATTTTTTTTCCTTCTGGATAGAATTTGGCTTATTCGTTTTATTTCTTTGATCCTACCTACAACTGGATCAATTGCGCCTTTTTCAACAGCCTTACTAATATCTCGACAAAAATTATCAAGAATAGGCGTTTTAGAATCAGTTTTCTTTTTAACCTTTTTAAAACGTTCAGGCTCTTGAAAATCATCATCCATTGAATCATTTTCCATTTTTACATTGTTTTCTTTTGGCATGTCATTTCTGTTGTCCATAATTATTTTTTTAAAGCTCCTGTAATTAACACCAGCATCAAATAAGATTTTTGTAATTGGTGTTTTTATTTTAAGAATGCTCAGCATTAAATGATGAGTATCAATAGCATCATCATTTAATTTTTCACACTCAGAATCAACATTTTTAAATATTATTTTTGTTTCATCGGACAAAGGTAGTTTATTTCTACCATACTGCGAAATTCTTGGTGTTAAATCATTTTTTCTTAAATAATCAGATATTTTATCATGTAAATCACCCATATCAACTTTGAGTGATTTTAATATTTTAATACATTCATTATCATCATGAGATATCATAGATAAAACTATATGTTCAGGTTTTATTTTAATATCATCAAATGATTTAGCTTCCTTACTAGCTTGATTAATAATCAACTTTACTTTTGGAAGGATTTCTCTATTCATTTTTAATTTTTTACAAATTTACATTATATTCATCAAATAAACAACTTGATTTATTAGATAAATATTTGTACATTTGTTTTAAATGTAAAGAATATGAATAGTGATTATGATATAAACTTTAATAAATTAGAAATATTATTATATGATAATAGTAAAAATACGACAATTGATAGTATAAAAAAAGAAATTTTTGAAGACGGGTCATTAAAAATAATACAAAATTTTTTTATTATTAATCAAATAAGACATGAAGATAATATGTTTATAACAATTGGTACTATATTTGAACTAAGTAAAATAAAATTATATAAGGTATACCAAAAATCATCAATATGATATTAAAAAAACAAGTAAAAGAAAATATAATAAAATCATTATACGATTCATCCAATGTATTAGCGAGTATATATGATACAAATACAAATGATTTAATTATTATTTTTAAATCAGGGACACAGTATAAGTATCCAAATGTAAGTCTGAATGATTATACTAGATTAGAAATTGCTGAAAGTCAAGGAGTCGTATTTAATACACATATAAAAAAATATCAATATGAGAAATTGGAAAATGTCAATGTTCAAGAAATATTGAATGAAGCAGTAATATTAAAAGATCAAGAACAAAACGCATTAGAAAAAGCTAAACGAATGAAAATCATTAAATTAATGAAGAATATTATATTAATAGATGATACTGTTCCATTTGATAAAAATCAATTCGAAAATAACCTTAAAACTTTAGACATGGTTTTAAAAGAATTTTTGTGATATTTATATAATTAAATAACGTAAATTAAAAACAAATTATTATGAAAAAGATTGCAATTGCATTCGTAATTTGTTTTACCTCAACCAAATCAAGTGCACAGTTTCAGTCTCCACAAGTGCACGTACATGTTACCAAACATGTTGGGCATCGTATTGCCCATAAACATCGTTATTCTCTTAAAATTAAGCATCGTAAAATTAAGAATAATGTTTCTATTATTAAAAATAAGGTATATAAAAAATATTCTATGTCATTAGATTCAGCAATTACTAATGATAGTATATTAAATAATTTTGTAAAATTATGGATTGGAGCTAGATATGTCTGGGGTGGTGCTAGTCCTAGGGGAGTGGATTGTTCTGGATTTACAAAAATCCTTTATGATAGTGTGTACCATTTAACAATACCACGTACAGCTAAGGAACAATTTAAAGTCTATGGAAATAATGACATTGATTCATTAAAGAGTGGAAATCTTATATTCTTTAAAGTTCCGAATAAAAAAACTGGTTGGCATGTAGGTGTATATTTAACGAATGGTTATTTTATTCATGCTTCGGGACATAAAACTGGGGTGATTATTAGCAAGTTAAACGATTATTATATAAATCACTTAGTGGAAATTTAAATTTCTATAAAGTTTGGCATAGTTTTCATGATATTTATATTATAAAATATAATATATTGTGAAAAAACTTATTTTTGCTATTTTACTAGGATTTATATCCCTAAATTCATTCGCCAATAATATTGTTGTTGGTAATGGTTCAGGGACCGTTTCGGTGACATCAATGACGGGAATTAACCCGAATGATGTCCTAATTATTCAAGCTGGTACGTATTCCAGTATTACACTGCAGAACATAAACAATGTTACAATTGTTAATCAGGGTGGTCAAGTTACTTGTACTGGCCCAGTTAACATTGGCCCATGGAGTTATGTTAACTTAATGGGTAATGGAACATCTGGTCTCCAATACGGATTTAATTTTACCTACAATGGTAATGTATTTCAAATCGGATCTGGTCATATTGCTGACCATTCAAGTATCCAATATTTTCAAACAGTTAATTCTGGTGATTTAATTGATTTCAGTGGTAGTCAGGGTGGCACTTGGAATTTATCTGATAGTAGCACATTAATGTTTAATCAATTTACACTAGCAAATTTTTCAATGAGTAATAGTGCTCATATTCTATACGGAACATGGGATGCAACAACAACACTTCATTCTTCCAGTTTTGGCCTACAAATATATAATGCACAAATTCAGAACATGACAACTGGAGATGGTCTTATATTTGGTTATAATATGTGGAATTATAATTTCCATGATTGGACTATAGGTGGAACAAATAGTTCCGCCACAGACGATATTGGTATGATAAGAGTTGGGGGGTATGGTAGTGTCAGTTCAATAATTATGCAGGGTTCACTATGGGGATATGTTGGAAGACTTGAATCAATTTCATTAAATGGAAAGGGTACGACATATGTATATAATAATTTAAAATTGAATACTACTTGTTATGGTGTTGTCGATATTAGAGCAAGTAGCAGTAATATTGGGGGTTCGGTAACATCCGCTAATGCTTACATATGTAATAATACCCAATTTGGAAATTTAGATCCTCTTACATATACTACTGCAGCAGCAGTTATATTTGGTCATGCGGGTGCAACGTATTATGTCTATAATAATTTAAATGTTGGCTCACAAGATATGGGTAATGATGTATATAACGCAGCTAGTGATCCAGTGGTATTTAGTAATAATCTAACTAATGCAAGTGCTACTGGTATATTAGATCCAAGTACTGGTAAATTGGTCGCTGGAAGCCCAGCCATAAATGCTGGAGTAGCATTATCATGGAGAACTCAGGATTTATATCATAATCCAGCAACATTAGATTTAGGTGCAATTTCATATGGTGGTTCAACACCACCACCGCCACCACCAGCAGTTAATGATACAACTCTTGCAACATTAGTTGGTGTTAATGATTCAACTGGAAGAATTAAATTTACTTGGGCTGCTACCAAAGAAGGAAATGATAGCCTATGGGTAATGGATTCTTCTTCTAATAATAGTACTTGGGTAAGATATCAAACAGTTGCAACTAAAGCAACTAAGGGAACATCAACTAGTACCATTAATTATGGTCCTTATTATTTCTTCTTTACCCCAACAACTGCTACTGTTGCAATTGCTGGATTTGGTTTATTGATTCTTGGAATATCATTTAAGAGACGTAATAAATTATTTTTAATATTACCAATTATTCTAATGATAGGATTGTTCTCATGTACTAAAGATAACTCATTAGCCTCTAATGCAGATTCAACAGTTGTTGATGCTGCAAGAATAAATAAGACAACTAGTCCACATTATCATTACTTTAGACTAAGTGTAATTCATAAGGACAAAACAATAACATATTTTAATACAGTAAAAGTAACATTGACCTTTTAACATCCGATTAACCAACGTTGCTGAAATATTGTGTATATTTATAAGAAAAAGATTATGAAAAAGATTGTAAATTTATTTTTAGCTCTATTAATAATTAGTTCTTTAAATGCACAGAGAAATAATAATGGATCGCATTATAGTGCACCACACTATAATGCGCCTCATTATGAAGCATCGCATTATAATAATACACAACGTACCTATAATAACGGATATAATGGTCAGCATACTTATAACAATGGACAACACAACTATGGTAACAGGGATGTTGTAGTAAACAGGCATATGATGAGAGTAATATCACATCGTGGCGTAAGTGTTCGTATTGCAAACGCCAATTGTTTTTTTTACCATGGATTGTATTATAATTCATATTATAGTTTAATATATCCACCATTTGGATTTTTGGTTGGTGGTTTACCATATGGTTATTGGGCATTTTTCTATAACGGCTATCCTTATTATTACTATTCTGGGATTTATTATGACCAAACAAGTGATGGAAATTATGAAGTAGTTAAACCTCCAGTAGGTGCAATAGTATCTTATTTACCAGAAGATGCTAAAATTGTTATAATTGATGGAATTAAATATTATAAGACTTTTGGAAATGTTTATTATATTGAAATAATAAAGGATAATAAGCTTATGTATCAAGTAGTTGATAAATAATCTAAAATAAATAATAATTGACGAGATTGGAGGGTTTCATTATGTTTACGAAAACAAAACTCACAGATATTATCCAGACATTTATATTAAATCGGAAAATAAAGTTATTGAGGTAAAATCAACCTACACGTTTAATAAAGAAAAAGAAAAAAACCTTTTAAAAAGAGAATCCGTTTTAAATAAAAACATTAATTTTAAATTTATTATACTATGAAAAATGGATTAGACAAACAATATATAGACCTTTTAGAGGATATATTAGAAAATGGGGTTGAGAAAAACACCCGAAACGGTAAAGTTTTAAGTGTCTTTGGTAGGTCTATTAGATACAAATTTAAAGATGGTAAATTTCCATTATTAACTACAAAGAAAATGCATTTTAAGGGAATCGTTACTGAATTACTATGGTTTTTGAGAGGCGATACCAACATAAAATATCTGGTTGATAACGATTGTCACATTTGGGATGGTGATGCTTATAAGAAATATTTGGATAGTGCAATGTTTTCTTCTAATCCATATGATTTTAAAATCAAAAGTAGTGAACCATTGGAAGTTAGTGGGACTAAAATTGAAGGATGGGGGGATTTTAAAATAGATGGGTTTTTTAGTAAAGAAGAATTCATCGAGAAAATCAAAACTGATAACGTATTTGCCGAGAAGTGGGGTGATCTCGGAAAAATATACGGATTCCAGTGGCGTAATTGGAGTGGAAAAACAAAAGACGAACTATACGAAGATTATTTGAAAAAAGTTCAAACGAAATAGTATGTTTTCTATTTTTTACCATATTTATATACGGTAATCAATGGAGAATATATGAACTACAGAAAAATTTACAATCAAATAATTGAAAGAGCAAAAAGTAGAAATTTGGGTGGATATTCAGAAAAACATCACATAATCCCAAAATGTATGAATGGAACTAATAATTCAGATAACATAGTAAAACTAACAGCAAGAGAGCATTTTCTATGTCATTGGTTATTACACGAAATGTATCCCAATAATACAGATTTACGATATTCTTTTTGGTCAATGTGTCGTTCTTCTGACAATCAGAAAAGGTATAGACCTTCATCTCGAATATATGAATATGCTAAACATCAAATGTTAGAAGTTTGGCAAAAATTTAAACCATCTGAAACCCAAATAAGTTCAATTAAAGAAAGATTAACTGGAACCAAATGGTATCATAAATTAAATGGGACTAATTTAAGAACTTTCCCAAATGATGAAAGAATTAAATTAGAAGGTTGGTTACCTGGTCGGTTTAATGGATATCATATATCAACCAAGGCCAATAATGATAAACAAAAAAAATATGAAGGAAAGAAATTACCGTCCACGTCAAACAAAAGATGTTCAATAGATGGTGTTGAATTTGAATCGGCAAAGGAAGCTGCGGATTTTTTCAATATAAATGAATGTACTATGCGAGATAGATTATTAAATAGATTTCGTTCAGAAAAATTCAAAGAGAGGTATAAAAATTGGTATTATATAAATTAAAGTTATGAATAAATACACACACGAAGATGGGACACCTTTTACGAAGGAAGAGTTCTTAAAAAAGTTAGAAACCGATGCTGAGTTCAATAAAGAATTTGGAAACAAAGGTATAGACCAAATATCTGATTTGATTAAACAATTAAAAGAAAATCCAGATTCTCGTAGGTTAATTGTTAATGCGTGGGCAGTCAATGACCTAACAGAAATGACTTTACCGCCTTGTCATTACGGATTTCAAGTTTATACCAGACCAACCACAAGGGATGAAAAAATAGTTAATCCTGGAAAATACAGAGCAATCTCTTTGATATTCAATATGAGAAGCATCGATACTTTTCTCGGTTTGCCGTTTAACATAGCATCTTATGGTTTACTGTTAGAGATTATTGCAAAAATTGTGAATATGGTGCCTGATGAATTGATTGGTAATTTAGGTGACACTCATTTATACCTAAATCATATTGAACAAGCTAAGGAGCAAATTGGTAAATTATCTTGGGAAGAACGTAGAGAGTTTTTAACGGAAAAACAAAGAGATGAGTTTGGAAATTTAAGTCCATTTACTGAAGGAATAATTAATTGGTGGATGAATTGTAATAATATCCCCTATTCTAATAGGATGCCATTTGAATTACCAAAATTAGTACATTGTAAGACAGATGTTTTTTATAAATCATTATCAGGGGATCAATCACTATATAACCATTTAAACCCAGATGATTTCAAATTAGATAATTATAAATCTCATCCAGCAATTAAAGCACCATTAAGTAATTAGCGACCTTGGCCTCTATATTGTTTTTTTAGATTCGTGTTTATTATATGATTTTTTAGCCTTGCCGCCTTTTCTTCTACCAAAGGAGACTTTATAGGGTGAATTTGCTGTTGTTGCCATTAAAATTATTTTATTAATAAATATTCAATATCTTAATTAAAATACAATAAAAACTTGAAAAATAGAAATTTAAAGCATAGTGATAATTGGGCAACTCCACCTTATTTATATGACGAGCTAAATAAAGAATTCAATTTTGACTTCGATCCATGTCCATTAAACCTAGGTGAAATAACTGAAGAGAATGATGGGTTATTAATAGAGTGGGGCGAAAGAAATTATATTAATCCACCGTATTCAAGACAATTGAAGGAAGCTTTTGTAAAGAGGGATATTGAAATGAGTAAGAGGGGTAAATTATGCGTCATGCTTTTACCAGTAAGTACATCTACCAAATTATTTCATGATTACATTAAACCAAACGCTGAAGAAATTAGATTTCTTAGGGGTAGAGTAAAATTTTTAGGTATGAACACGAAGGGTGAATATGTCGAGAATAAGGCTGGAATGCATGATAGTATGATTGTAGTTTTTGGAAAGAAATAAATTGACTATATATGGTACATTTTTTAAGAAACAAAAAAAATAATACAATTATTGAATGTGAGGTCTATACTCATGATTTAAGTTCTGTGGTATCAATTCTTGAATATTCAGAATTATTGTTATCATTACCGAATGAAAAACAATTAGAGTTTGTTAATGACATTAATGAACTGGCTGAGATTAGAGGTTGGTGGTGGGAGAAAGAGGAAATGTTCGGGGACTGGGACTCTATAAATGAATTTGTTGCCCAGACATTTATAAATTTTTCAAAAAAATGGGATTTATATTATGTGACCAATTAGGCCCATAAAAAAAATTGGCATACATTTGGTTATAGTATCATAAACTTATATGATATGATAAACAGAGAAAACGCTCCTACACAGGAAACACTTCAGAGAAACAAAAAGAATTTTTTTCAGAACTATTGGATAATTATATCCCTATTATTGCTAAACATAGTTGTTTTTATTTTCGCATATAACTATATAACTAGTCAACGTATTCAGACAGTTAAGCAAGAATTAAAAATTGTCACAGTTGAGAGCGAAAAGACCGATCTACAGAAAAATTTTGATAACGCATTAATTAGATTGGATTCAGCTAACAGTCTTAACGATAAGCTAAGTCTTGCATTGAATAATAAAAATTCAAAAATTTCTAAGTTAAAGAATGAAATTCGTTCATTGTTAAATAAACAGAACTTAACTGATGCTGAAAAGAAACAGGCTGAGGATTTAATTAAAGAATTGAATAATCAAGTTGGTGCTCTTCACGTTGAAGTTGCCACTTTAAAAGAGAATAATGGACGTTTGATTAAAGAAAAAGAAGTATCAGACTCTAGCCTTAATGTGAGTAACCAAGTTAATGAGCAATTACAGAAAACTGTGGATGTTGCCTCAACTCTAGTCGCAAATAATATTCTTATTGTTCCAGTACACAAGAAGAACAATGGTAAATTAAAAAGAAGTGATGTAGCTAAAAAGATTGATGAATTTTTGATTTCATTTGATGTCTACAATAGAATTATAGAAAACAAACAGACTGAGCTACACATTGTTTTGACTACCCCTAGTGGTGATGTAGTTACTGATGAGACTTTAAATTCTGGTACATTCACAACACGTGAGGATGGTGATAAATCATTTACCACTAAGATACCAGTAAATATTGAGACTAAAAAAACAAAACGTATCCAATTTGCTTTACCACAGAAAAATTTAATAGCTGGAGATTATAACATTTCGGTATATAATAATGGTTATGAAATAGGTCAAAGTACATTAGTTTTAGGCACTGGTAATTTTTTCAATAGGATATTCTAAACAATATTCAAAGTTTTTATTAAATGGCCCATTTTTGGGCCATTTTTATTTAGTGTTAAATTATTATTATTCCCAATTTTATTCGTATTTGAAATATTTATAGAAAAACCTATAAATTATGATACAGAAAAAATTGGGTTGGTTACCACAAAAACCAGATCCTCGTGACATTAAATTCAGTGTAGAGCTTTTAAAGCCAATACAGACAGTTTTATTATCAGATAAGTATGTATTACCAACGCCTTATGACCAAGGACAATTAGGTTCATGTTTTGCTGGTGAAACTAAAATTAAATTACTTGATGGGACAATAAAAACACTTAAAGAACTTTATGAAAACGGAAAAGATTTTTATGTATATTCAGCCGATGAAAATGGTTCATTAACTGCTGGTAAAGCTAGGGCTAATTTAACTGGTAAAAATAAAGAAGTCGTTGAAGTTACTCTAGATAATGGGGCTAAAATTATTTGTACCCCTGACCATGAATTTATGATGAGGGATGGTAGCTTTAAAAGAGTTATAGATATAATGCCAAATGAATCCTTAATGCCGAACTATCTAAAAGTCGGTCCTCTTGGTTATGAACAATATTTTGATAATAATTTAAATAAATGGAAATATGTACATACTACGATAAACGAAAAAATAAATTTAGGTTATAAAAAAATTGTTAAAGAAAGGATAGAGGAAAAATCAGATAAATATTTAGTTACACACCATAAAAATTTTAATAAATTTGATAATACACCAGATAATTTAGAATGGATGGGTGAAAACGAACATAAAATATTTCATAATACTAGTTGGAACGGTACTGATGCTCAAAGAGAACATTCGAGAAAAATAATGCAAGAGAGATATGAAAAAAATCCAGAGTGGAATTTAGAAAATTGTTCTAAGGGTGGCAAAATGGCTTGGGAAAAAGCAAAAAATGAACCTAAAAGATTAGAACAAATTAAAAATAATTTATTAATTGGCCATACTAAAGAGTCAAGAGATAAGGCTAATAAAACATTAAAAAATACTTTAAAAAATCCTGAAATTAAAGAAAGACAAATTATCAATGGAAAAAAAGTAATGGCCAATCTATTGAGTAATGATTTTAATAAAGAAAAATATATTAATTTAGGAAAAACATATTTAGGAAAAAATACGACAAAGAAATTATTGGTCAAATGGGCTAAAGAATTAATTGATGAAAACAAAGAAATTAACGAAAAAAATTGGTTAGAAAAAAAAGAAAGTAGTGGTATACATAATTTTTACAAGTTTACAACGATAGAAAAATTCTTTAATTCAATAGAAGAACTTGAGGAGTCCGCAATAAATTATAACCATAAAATAGTTAATATAAAAAAACTAGATAAAAAAATTGATGTTTATTGCTTAACAGTTGATAAGTACCATAATTTTGCCTTAGAGTCTGGTGTTTTTGTACATAATTGTACAGCTAATTCACTTGCTTTTTTGGTACATTTTGATTTGTTAAATAAACATACTACACTAAATCAAACTCCATTTCAACCATCAAGACTTTTTATTTATTATTTTGAAAGACTCATGGAAGGAACTGTTAATAGTGATGCTGGTGCCGTTATTCGTGATGGAATTAAAGTAATAGCTCAAAATGGTGTTTCATCTGAGGATTTATGGCCATACAATATTAATCAATTTACTATTAAACCGAGTGATGAAGCAATTAATTCAGCTAAACAATTTGAGGCATTGCAATATAAATCTATCGATAACACAAATAAACAATTATTAGTTAATGCTTTATTACAGGGATTTCCAATTAGTTGTGGCATAAGTGTCTTTGAAAGTTTTATGAGTCAAGAAGTTGCTCAGACTGGTATTGTACCAATGCCAGATATTAATACTGAGAGTATGGTAGGTGGTCATGCAATAGCTGTTGTCGGTTATATTAAAGAAGAAGATATGTTCATGATGCGTAATTCTTGGGGTACTAATTGGGGATTAGGCGGTTATTTTAAAATACCAGCTTCATATTTATGTAGTTCAGACTACGCAAGTGACTTCTGGACAATATCATTAATAAAATAAAATGAATAAAGATTTAACGATAGTAATACCATGTAAAAATGAGGGGGTAAACATTATTAATGTTTTGAAACTTATTTTTAGACAGCGTCTGGATTGTCAAATTATTATAGCCGATTCAAGTGATGATATATTATCAATTAAATCATTATATGATTTTGTTCAACGTTCACATAGATTAATTAAAATAATAAAAGGTGGCTTACCTAGTGTAGCTCGTAATAATGGGGCTAAATTAGTTAAGACACCTTATGTTTTGTTTTTAGATGCGGACATTTTTATTACAGATAAATATTTAATTAAAAATTGTTTATTTACTGCAATTAATGGCGATTATGATTTAATTACATGTAAATTTAGAACAATTGGTAAGGGTTATAATTGGGTTTATCGTGTATTTGATACAATACAAAAAATAACTTCAATAACTCGTCCATTTGCTGTCGGTGGTTTTATGTTATTTAAGACAGAGACATTTAATAAATTAGGAGGATTTGATGAAAAAGATAAAATTGCTGAGGACTATCGTATTAGTTCGAAGATTAAACCAAGAAAATTTAAAATCATTAATCGTTATGTTTATACTACAGATAGACGATTTAAAAAGAAAGGTATATGGTATATGATTAAAATAATGTTTTTAAGTTGGTGGAATAGAAATAATGAAGATTGGTTTAAAAAAGATTATAATTATTGGAAATAAAAAATAAATATAAAGCTATTATTGTATCTGATTTACATTTAGGTACTAAAGATTCAAAAGCTAAAGAATTTTTACAATTTTTGGAAACACATTCAACCGATTTATTAATATTAAATGGTGATATTATTGATGGTTGGGCTATTAAAAGAGGTTCAAAATTAAAAAACCATCACATTAAAGTTATCGCAAAACTTCTTAAATATTCAAAAAAAACAAATGTCGTTTGGATTCGTGGAAATCACGATGATTTTTTAAAAGATTTTATTGGTTCTAAATTGGGAAATATTGAAATTTGTGAAGATTATAGATTAGAAAATTTTGTATGGGATAGTTATGACACAATGATCCCCAAACATTATTATATTTTTCATGGTGATGTAATAGATGTCTTTATAACTAAGTATAAATGGCTTGCTAAAATAGGAAGTATTGGCTATGATTTAGCATTATGGATTAATAGATGGTATAATAGATATCGTGAATGGAAAAAATTACCATATAAATCGATATCAAAGGATATTAAATCTGGTGTTAAATCTGCTACAAACTATATAAATGATTTTGAAATCAATGCTATTAAAATGGCACAAAAAAATAATTGTTATGGCGTTATTTGTGGCCATATACATCAGCCAGCTGACCGTATAATAAATAACTCACACTATTTAAATAGTGGCGATTGGGTTGAAAATAGAACCGCTATTTTGCTGGATTTTGATAACAATTTCAGTGTTTTTTCTTTATAATTTACTTGACTTTTATGAATATATTATGTATATTTGATTATACATAAATAAGATATTTTTCATTAAAAATTTAAACATGAGAGTAAAGGGCGCAAAACGCAATCCAAATTTAGTTGACAATAAAGTTACAGTCAACATTCCATTAAACAGTCAAAAACCACGAATACATAATGTATTCATTATTGATGCATCTGGCAGCATGACTGGTAGTAAGTATTCAAATGCAATTGATGGCGTTAATGAACTTCTTAAAGATATAAAAACAGATACTGATACTGATAATACAGTGACAGTTGTTGAATTTGAGGGGTCATCAATTAAAAGAATCTTGGATATATTAAATACTATTCCAGATACATACGGGGGTATGGGTACTGGTGGCTCAACACCATTAAATCAAGCAATTGGCGAGACATTGGAATATATACATCTTGCTCGAAAAACAAAGTATTCAGAATCTGATAAAGTTCTTATTAATATTTTTACAGATGGTGAAGAAAATTCATCAAGAGGAACTTATGGCGGATATAATGGTCAAAAAATATTGGGCGATATGATTAAACAATATGAAAAAGAAGGATTTACAATTACATTTATGGGTACAAAGTCAGAAGTCAAGTATGCTGTTGATATACTTAATTTAAAGGAATCAAATACCCTAACCCATATGAATACAGCATCGAGTATTAAAATGTCTTATGATAATACAAAAAAAGCTAGAATGATGTATTCTAAATCAGTATCTAGGGGCGAAGAGGTTACTCAAGATTTTTACACTAAGACAGTAGAAGAAAAAAAATAATATATATATGAACACACAAACAGAAAAACAAACAAAGAAAAATCTCATTAAAATTAATGAAATGGAAGTAGGCGATGTATTCAGCGAAGAAAGTCATTATGTCTACTTAGGTAACAAAAACGCAGGTTTAGATAACAATGGAAATATTGTTACTAATTATCAGTTCAGACACCTAGAATCAAATCAAGTAGTTAATTTGGATAGCAAATATGTATCTGAATTATTGACAACAGCGGATCAATATTCTGAAGAAGTCAGTGTAGGTCGTGAGGATAAATTATGGACACAAAAACAAATTGACGAAGCTAAAAATAAAGGTCAATTAGAGGCTGACTCTACTGTAAGAGAAGGAGATATCAAATTAAAGGGTATTAGGAACCTATGGGCGGACATTCATACAACTAGGGTATTCTCAGTATGCTTTGATAAAAAGGGTAAGGAATTGACTAAAAAAGCTTTTAACACTGCAAAAGAAAAACAAATCCAAGAAGCTTTAACAAACATTAGTAGTGGTAAAGTGACTCTCGAGGAAGCTTTTAAACAAATCCAAGAAAATCCAGTATTGTCCATTGAAAAGGGTGATGAAAGAATTCTAAGGGGTTATAAAGTACAATTTTCCTCAACTAATGGTTTTTACGATGTTATTGATATGGACATTATTGACGATGGTAGGGGATCAAATGTGAGAAAAGTCAATATCAATGAAATTAAATGGTTGGTTGTTGATGGAATCAGATATGTAGTCGAATAACTTATAAAAATAAACATCTTATTTTTCAAAAAGCATCTTTTTAGATGCTTTTTTTATTTTTATTGAATATTTATAATAAAAATTAGAATATGCCATTAATGAATGATATACATTCGCTTATAGTTCCAGTAGATTCAGCGAATTTTACAGCACATAGTTATACTGAAATTTATTGTGGTGTTTCAACTACAGTAGTAATTAATGGTGTAACTGTAAATATGGCACCAGCTTCATCTATTAAAATTAAAATAAATAGTATAAGTGGTGGTACAGGGGCGTGTTATTTACTCGGTGAAACAATTGATAATAGAACAGGAAGCCCATATGTTTACTAAACTTTAATAAGAAAAACAGATATTTATATTAAAATAAAAGATTATGGATAAAATAAACCCAATCGGATTAAAGGGAAATCAAATAACAGAACGTATGAAAGAACTTATGGGTATTCAACCCATAGTTGAAAATAAAAAGACTAGTGTTGTTGAATTAACTAAACTTGGACCTGATGGTAAAGTATATGGCATTGTAAGAGAAAATCATGAATATTATATTAAAATAGCTGATAACAAAAAAAACTTAGTTATTGAAGATTTTTCATATATTGGTGGTTTAAAAAATAAAAAAGACTTCGCCTATTCCTCATATGCCAAAGCAACAAAACAATTAAATCTTAAATTTAATAGTCTATATGAAAATTATAATATTACTGGTGATATAGATATTTTAAAAAACGATAATCTTTTAAAAGAAGATATTGCTGGTTTTGATAGTATGAATAGTGGCTTCGCTGCTGAGGGAAATATGGAAGAACATCCTATGAGTGAATGCTGTGGGGCTCCAATGTATGAAGGAATGTGTAGCGAATGTGGTATGACTCTGGACGAATATAACAAAGAAGTTATGAAGAGAATGAAAGACCAATATGGTGATAAAAAAGGTATTGGTGTATATTACGCAACAGCTAATGCACAAGATAGAGATCCAGAAAATTTTGAAAAGAATGAAGATTATATGCCAGAAGAATTAATTGATAATGAACCATCTTTAGGCGGAAAACATGCTGGTGATCAAGCTGATGAATCATTCACTCCTGAGATTCATAAAGTAAAAAACCTTTCAAATGGTAGAATTATAGGTACTTATGACGCAATTAATGGGTTTAAAGTTAATAAAGATGGCGCTCTTATTGGTTATAAAGATTCTAAAGAAATTCCAAGAGGTGCTGATAAGATGCAAGAAGAAGGTTGGGGTATATCAACTGATATGCATAAATTTAATATGGATGAAGAATTAGATGAAATTCAACAAGCCGTACAAAATATGTATGAGGAAGATAAAAAACCAATTAAACAAATAAAAAAAGGAAAATTAAGTATTGCCAAATCATTAAACGAAATGGACAATATTATTGAAGAATTTGCTCCTTCTAAAAAAAAAGTCTATTCGATAAGATAGACGAAGCAAAATATAAGTTGAAGCTGGGCAGCAAACCTGCCCCAGCTCCAGCTCCAGAACCACAAGCCACTGAGAAACCAGCTCCACAAGAACCATCTGATGATATTGATTTCGGAGTTGATTCCCAAAATACACAGGACACAGGAAATAAATCTCCTTTTGAAAAAGAACCGTTTGATGCTGGTGTAGAGGCTGATGAAGAAAGTGATCCCAAAAAATTTATTGAGCAATTATCTGGTAAATTAGGCCAATCATTAAGAAAATATTCTGATGAACAGGGCCAACCTGATTTTAAATTGGAAAAATTTGCTATTAATTCTGTTATTTCAGCGACCCATGCATCTGAAATGAATCCAAAAGATCAAAAAGATATTATTAAAAAAATAAAATCTTCTGGTAAGGATGGTAATAATGATGATATGAATAATGATGGGGATACAGAAACTACAAATATTCCAGATGGTGATAATGAAGAACCCTCAGATGAAACTACCGATCAAACATTAAATGAAATGTCTCTAAAAAAGAGGGATGCTAAAATATTAATTAAAATGTATGATAATGGTGGCGAAGCTAAAAAACAATTAGTTAGATTCGTAACATATGAAGATGAAAGCGATTCCGTAGATGAAAAAGATTTAGCAGAAAATAGAAAATATTTTCTTGAATGTTTAGAGGATTATGTAAATGAAGAAGATTTAGAAAATTTTTTTAAAAAATTAGAAAAAAATGGTATTGTAATTCCAGACATTGAATCTGATTCAAAAGTAATAGATATTAAAGAAACAGATATATTTCTAGAAAATCCGAAAAAAAATAATATGTTTCAAGAAGGTTCCAATGATATATTAGATGAAAAGGATGATAGATGCACAAGAATAGCTAAAAGAAAATATGATGTATGGCCTTCAGCCTATGCTAGTGGTGCTGTTGTAAAATGCAGACAAGGAAAAATTTGGAAAGGAGTTGATGAAAATGCAATCTAACTATAAGAGAATGGTGAACCTAAAAATGTAAATTATTTCAATGTTAAAACCCCCAAAGTTAAAAATGCAAAAACATAGTTTAAATGAAGATTTGCAAAAAATTGATATTAGTCCTGAGACTTTTATCAAGAGAATTCCATTTTTAAAAAAATTCAAAGATTCTTCAGGTGAAAACAAAGTTTTTTTTCAAAATGTAACTTACAATAAAAACATTAAATACTATTTTAATGATGAAAAAATAACGTTTGATATTTTAAATACTGTAATAGAATTTACCTATCTTATAAATAAAATAAGAGAAAATTATTTTTTTTATTTTAATCTAGATTTCAAACTTATACAAATTCCAAGTAAAGAAACAGATACTGCAACTAAATTAGCTCTAAAAATTGTTGAAAGTATGGCAAATAATAAATATAATTATAATAAAGAAATAATTTCAAAACAAAACCATTTAACAAATAAACAATTAAATGATGTAATTAATGAAATTAATGGAAAGTTTTTTGAAATCGAAGATTTTTTTGAAAAAATAAGGGTAAACATACAAAATCCATTAGACGAAGCAAAAAAAACTGATTTTTCGAAAGAAAAAAAACAAGGATTACATGGTTGGTTTGCTAGACGTGGTGGCAGTGGTTCAAGTGGTTGGGTGGATTGCAATACATGCAAAAAAGATCCAAAAACTGGAAGAAAAAAATGCAAGCCATGTGGTAGACAAGAAGGTGAAAAAAGAAAATATCCAGCTTGTAGACCTACGCCAGCATCTTGTGGTACAAAGGGTAGGGGAAAAAGTTGGGGGAAAAAAAGTTCTAATGAGAACAAAGAAATAAAAAAATTTATAGCAAAAAAATTACATGAGGCTTTTCATGTAAATGACAAAGGCGAGTTTAGAGAAGGCATAATTTATTCTACTTTTTTCCCAAAAGATTTATGGAAAAATTTTAAATACAATTATGGACATATTTTTGAACATAAATTTGATTGGAATAGGGAACAAGATAAATTTAGAAAGTCTGGTGAGGAACACAACAACGAAGCTTTCCTTGATTGGGTTGATAAAATGGATGAAATTAGCTTCAAAAAAAATTTGGATAAAACAATTTTAGCCTTAGCGGAAGATATGGTGCAATTGAAAAGAAAGCAATTAGCAGAATTAAAACTTGAAAAATTTGAAGAACTTATTTTGCCAGTTTTTCAAGAAGAAATTACTTTTCAGCCGTCTAAATTTCTTTATAATAAAATTATGGGATTTTACAATACACAAACACTAGAAGAACTTCAACGTGCTTATGAAGAAGCTGAAAATATAATGGATAAAGAAGGAAATATTGATCATGATAAAATTACCCCTTCTGGCGTTAGATATATTACTGTGGATAAATTTGAAGATTTCGTTAAAAAAAATCCACAGTTTAAAACAATGTATGATATATGGTCGAAATTAAATGACGATAACACCAATTTTAGTTTAAAAGAATTAAATGCTTATCATATTGTAACATTACCAAATTTAAAAAAAATTTATAACATTCTTAAACAAATAAAACAAAAAGGAATATGAAAGACTTAATCACAAAAAAATTACACGAAATGATTAATGAACATTCTCATGAACAACAAAATTATATGTTCTTTAATGATTTAAAAACAATTAAAGAAATTGTTGACGAAATTCTAAAATTAGAACCATCTGAAGTTGATAGATTAATATCAGATGGACATAATTGGGCACTTGACCATATTGCATCAGCAAAAGAAAATATAGATCAAGTACATCATTTCTTAGATGCGAATGTAGGCTATGATGATGTTGAAGAATTATCCCCAGAAATTGGTAATACAGAGGGTGGTTATGAGGATGAATATGGAAGTGTCGAATCTGTAATGAATGAAGCTGAATATAAGGGTAAATCTGTTAAATTGGGTAAACCAACAAAGGGTGATGTTAAAAAGTTTAAAGTATATGTTAAAAATAAAAAGGGTAATGTGGTTAAAGTAAATTTTGGCGATCCTAATATGGAAATTAAAAGAGATAATCCAGAAAGAAGAAAATCATTCAGAGCCAGACATAAATGTTCACAGGCTAAAGATCGTACTACACCAAAATATTGGTCATGTAGAATGTGGTCAAGTAAACCTGTATCTAAAATAGTTTAAAAAATATGAAAAATATAATTAAGAAAAAATTACATGAAATGGTTGAAACCCACGAAGATGGGCCACAGAATTATATGTTTTTTAATAATATAAAAACAATTTATGAGGCTACTGCTAAAATTATGCAAATGGATCAAAATAAATTGGATGAAATATTAATTGATAGTAATTGGGCGTTAGATCATATTGCTATTGCAAAAGATGATATAGACCAAGTATGCCATTTTTTAGAAGCTCAAATGGATAGAACAGGACATGAAAATTTAGTTCAAAATTCATCACCAAAAATTGATTCAATCGGAATTGGTGGTATGATGGGTGAAAGTAAAAATTTTGACAATTCAAAAAAAAATAGTATATTTGAACAAAAAAATATGACACCAGAGGTAAAACCAGAAGTAAAACCAAAGAAAAGCCCAAATGAGCCTTTCATAAAGCCTGTAAAAGAACCAAGTAGAAAAGATAAACCATTTTTACCTAACGTAACACCAGGCATAAAAACAGATCCTAAAGCTAAAAAGTAATGAAACTATATTTAATATATGTAAATTATGTCGGTAAAGATTATAAAGGAAATTTTATTTATGAATTTCTTTTTTCTGATACAACAAAAAATATTGATGGCGAAAACTGGGATTCATTCCCAGCATCTACTCGTCCTGAACCACCACATGATATATTTATTAAAAAAGCTTTAGTATTAAAATCGGAAATAAAGTTAGATGTAGTTCAAAATAGTGATACGTTTGCTGTATGGGATGCATTAGACGGAGTGATTGCTTTAGCATGGGAAAATACTGATAGCTATGAATCATATCCTGAACATAGGCTATGTTTTAAGTTTGGTGAGACATTGGAAGAAGTTCAAAATAAGCTGTATGAAAAAGATTTAGTATTAGAAAATGAAAAACAAGAAAAATAAAATTAAAGAAGGTGCGTTAAGTCAAGGTATCACTAGTTATGATACATCAAATACCACTACTACTGGTTCTTCTGGTAAACATCCAACTGTTGTTGTACCACAAAATAAATTAAAAGACACTGCAGCCAAATTAAAAGGCACAGATGCTCAAATTATGGTACAAAAAGAGGAAAAAGAAATTAAGACAGATTTAAAAAGCGTTTTAAAACCATCTAATTTTACGTATCTTTCTGAGGTTAAAGATGCAAAAACTAATAAAATATCACAGCCATTTACTATTAATGGTAAACAATATCAAATATGTAGGGCGATTACACCAGAAAGAAAAAAAGTAACCGCTGTTTATTCTTTAGATGAGAGAGATGAAAATGGTAAAAATATAATTTATGATTTAAAAGAATTTGAAGAAAACGTAGCTAAAAAAGCTATTGAAGAATCAGAAAAAGAAGAGAAATCTAAAAAAGAAGAAACCAAAGAAAAAAATAAAGAAGAAAAGGAAGAAAATAAAGATAAAGAAGATATTAATAAGGCAGAATTTTTTAAGGGTTGTAAACATTTTATTGTAAATTTAAATAGTGGTAAAATAAAAAAATTTAAATCAATAGAAGAATTAGCAAAAGCTAAAATGGATGGGAATGAAAAATATATGGGCATAAAAGAATTCAAAAAATATCTTGATGAGTCTTTATTCGGTAAAAGAAATATAAAAGAAGCACCAGCAGCACCAGCACCAGCGGCTACTACTCAAACTAGTGAACCTTCAGCTGTAACACATATGATGGGGTTAATAGATAGAGCATTACCCTCTAATACATTTGACAATATAAAACAAAATCCTAATGCTCAAAAATTTGCCATTATTGATTTTATTAAAAAAGTTGGTGTTCCTGCTGATAAACTAAATGATATTATAAATACAGTTAGAGGTTTAGCTAAACAACCAACTAGTAAACCAGCTACACCAACTAATACGGCCCCAGCTACTACACCAGCTCCAGCAGCTCCAGTGACTGAAAATGTTCGTATTATAAAAAAAATTAAGAAAAAAGACATAAAATAATATGAGTGATTATAAAAAATTAGCGGAAAAAGCATTAAACAAAGTCAATATTAAAAGAATATTGAAAGAAAATGTTTTATATCCAGAAAATATAAGTGAAAGGATGCATCCAGCTTTAGAAGAAGATTTAAAAAATCAAACGCATTCTTTGGGTAAACATCCAGCTATACCTGAGGGTGATGAATGTTCTTTTGAAGAAAAGATTATGGGCCAGCGTTTTAGTGAAGTAGCAAATAGATATAAAAGAGCTTTTGATGTTGATAAAATTGATAATCAAAAATTGGTTTCAGAAATGATGCCATTAGTATATGAAACAATGGCGGCTGAAGAAAAACATAAAAAAGCTTTAGAAGAATTAGCTATTAAGATGGTAAGAGAAGAATATGATATGAGTGAGGATGTCGTAGAAATTATAGCTGAATTAACGCCTAAAATTAGTCTTGAAGGCGCTAAAAAGAATCCAAGACCAGTACAAGTTGATAATATGGAATTTAATAGCCATGATGATATATCAAACGCTAATGAAGAAGTATATAAAAGAAGATTCCTAAATGCAATGACACAGGGTGCTGCGAAAAAGTGTAATCATATGTTTCATATGGTTGATGAAGAATTGTTAAATTTAGATCCTCGTTTGCCTAATAGATATAATAAAATGATGTCAGCTGCTGATTATATGTATTATGTCATTCCAAAAATAGATAATGGTATTACTGGTGGTGTAGTAAAGGTTGAATATCCAAATAAAAAAAATCCAAAGGCTGTTATACATGCACAAGCCATGGTATTTCCAGTGTTAATACATGAAATAGTTAAAGGAGTAATGGAATTATTATCAGCGCATGGTTTACCACAAGATCCAAAATTAGCTAATTATATAACAAATAAGGCTGATTTTTTAGCTGCTGAGCCATGGGATATGAGACTTGGTCCAGCTATTTGGGGTAAATTTACAGATGCTTTTGATCCAGATGATTTTCCTCTTAAACATCATGTATATTCAGAATTAGCAAAATTGCCAGCTAAAGAATTTCATCGTCAGATGAAAGAAATTATGGCTGGTACTAAAAAGGGTAAAAATATTGTGAAGGAAATTATTCAAGATGTCAATCGTGATATTCAGAATGAAGAATTTAATAATGCTATGAATGAAACTAATGATAACATAGAAGATTCAGAAGAATTTCTATAATTAAAATATAAATTATTTTTAAATATAAAACCACTCAGATGAGTGGTTTTTTTTATTATTAACCAATTATTAATTACAATTATGTTTAGACATTATATTTATTTAAAAACTACATTATGTCTGAACATAAAATTTTATTTATACTTAAAAAAAGAAGAGTATATGATATGCCGAATGAAGAAGTATTTTCTTCAGGACTATATAATAGCGCATTATTTGTCAATGATATGTTAAATCAAAATGGTATTGAATCTAAATTAGTGCAAGTTAATGACAATAATGATATTGATAGGGAAGTATATAATTATAAACCGACAGATGTAATTATTGAGGCACTTTGGGTTGTTCCTGAAAAATTTGATATACTACATACATTACACCCAAATGTCAAATGGTATATAAGACTTCATTCCGAAATTCCATTTATTTCAAATGAGAGTATTGCAATTGATTGGTTATTTAAATATAATTCAATGGCTTACAATAAAATAAAGATTGCTGTTAATTCAGAAAAAATGTTAGATGACTTGAATAAAATTGGAATTAACCATGTAGTTTATATGCCTAATTATTATCCAGTTGATAAAAAAAATTGCTATTCTTTTAATGAAAAAAATCATATTGACATTGGATGTTTTGGTGCTATTAGACCAATGAAAAACCAATTAATTCAAGCTATAGCTGCTATAGATTTTGGTAATAAAATTAATAAAGAAATTCATTTTCATATAAATTCTAGTAGAATTGAAAGAGGTGACTCAGTTTTAATTAACATAAAAGCTTTATTTGAAAATCAAAAAGTACATAAATTAATAGAGCATTCTTGGTTAAATCATGATGAATTTATATTACTTATTCGTCAAATGGATTTAGGTTTACAAGTGTCTTTTAATGAAACATTTAATATTGTAGCAGCAGATTTTGTAAATCAAAATATTCCAGTTATTGGCTCAAAAGAGATATCTTGGTTAAATTATTTTTATAAAGCGGATGCAACAGATAGCAATGATATTATGGATAAATTAAGATTTGCAAATTATTTTAAAATAACTAATTTACAAAAATTAAACAAAAAAAATCTTATTAATATTTCTGATCAAGCTAAGAATATTTGGTGTGATTACTTTAAATAAACATTAAAATAGGTTTTAATTCGCTCACAGCATATTTATAAAGAAAAAAATATGCTCACTAGAGAGGAAATAATAAGAGAATACGCCAAATGTTTATCCAGTCCAATTTATGCAATTGAGACTTATTTAGAGACATTTGACAAAACACAAGAAGGATTTGTACCTTTTAAACTATTTCCAAGACAAAAAGAAATTATTTTTTCATACGAAAAAGAACGTTTTAATTTAATTACAAAACCACGTCAAGCTGGTGTATCTACAACAACCGCTGCATATCTCGCTATAAAAGCGGCATTTGCAGATGATGAAAATCCTGAAGCTGTTCTAATTATTGCCAATAAACAAGAACTAGCTTTTGAATTTTTAGCTAAAATTAAAGATTTTGTATCACAACTTCCACGTTGGGTATGGGGGCCAGAATATTATGGCAATAGTCGTAATGAGGAAAAAACAATTTTTATCACTGATTCTAAAAAAGAAATTAGATTACCAAATGGTAGTAGAATTAAAGCCGTTGCTACATCAAAGGATGCTCTTCGTGGTTTTACACCGACATATCTAGTAATGGATGAAGCCGCCTATATTGATAACGGGGCTATTGTATTTGGTGCTGCTCTGACTGCTTTAGGTTGTTTAACTAAAGAATCATTAATCTTAACAAAGGAGGGGTTAATAGAATTAGATGAATTGGTTAAAGAAAAAAAACAAATTGGTTTTACAACTTTAGAAACTCCGCATAAAGTATGTGATATGTATGGAAAGCTTACTGATGTTACCCAGACATTTGTTTCGGAATACGGGGAAACCTATAAAATTAAAACAAAATTAGGTCTTGAATTAGAAGGTAGTTGGAAACATCCCATATACATTAGTGATAATGAAATTAATAAATGGGTTAGATTTAATGAACTTAAGGTTGGCGATATGCCAATAGTACAATATAATCAAAACTATTTTGGCGATTTTTTATATGATTTTGATTATAAACCAACTATAAACGAAAAGGAAATTAATATTCCAACGAATTTAAATAATAATTTAGATTTTGCTTATTTATTAGGATTATTTGTTGCTGAGGGTAATTTTCAGAAAGGTGGAATTGTAATTACTAATGGTGATAAAAAGATACAAGATTTTCTAATTAACGATGGCTCAAAATTAGGTCGTGGGTTTAAAAAGTCTAGAGAATATCATTATTATTTAAGCTCAAAAAAATTAGTTGCATGGCTAGAATACTATGGGTTTAAAAAACATAATGCTAGAGATAAAACAATACCAAGTTGTATTTTGAAATCAAGTAAGAACGTTATAAAATCATTTTTACAGGGATTATTTGATGGGGATGGTTGCTCAACAGTAAAAGAAGTAAAGTATTCAACTACATCGCATGATTTAGCTAAAAAACTACAAATATTATTGTTAAATTTTGGTATTATTTCTAGAATAAAAAAAGAAAATCAAAAAACTAGCCAGTCTTCAATTATATTAAATAAAGAACATATAACAGAAATTTATAATTTATACATATATTCAAATAACGCAATAAAATTTTATGATGAGATCGGTTTTAGATTGGAGAGAAAACAAGAAAAGAAAAAATTTTTAATTAATAAAATTAAAAATAAACGATTTGTTTTTGTTAAAAAAAGAGAGATAGAAACTGTACTATCAGATAATAAAATTCCAAAATATAAAGTTAGATTTTTAGAAAGATTTTGGAATTCAAAATACAGTCGTTTAACATATAACGCAATTGATAAGCTTAATGAGAAAATAAAACATCCAATATTAGATAATATAAATAGAAAAGTAGAAATTAATAAAAATTTTTATGTTGATGAAATTATTGAAATTTCAAAATCTGAAAACTATACCTATGATTTACATGTGCCAGAAACCAATTCTTTTATTAGTAATGGTATTATAAGCCATAATACTGGAGGAAAAGCTACCCTTATATCCACACCAAATGGTATGGATAAGTTATATTATGAGACATATGCTCAGTCTAAAGCTAAAAAAAATAATTTCAATATAATTGAAATGAAATGGTATGAGGATCTGAGATATAATAAAGATTTAAAATGGATTAAGGGTGATGAAATAATAGAGGAATTTGAATTTACATTTGAGTCATATAATAATAAAATATTAAATGGGTATAAACCAACATCTTCATGGTATGAGGAGATGTGTCGTGGTATGAATAATGATGCTAAAATGATCGCACAGGAATTGGATGTATCATTTATTGGTAGTGGTGGTAATGTCATTAGTGAAGAAATAATTGAAGAACAGAAAAAATTTAATGTCGAGGACCCTCTTTTTATTGATGGTAGTGAGAATGAAATATGGATTTGGAAGAAGCCAGAAGAGGGGCATCAATACATCATGGGGGTTGACGTAAGTCGTGGAGATGGTGAGGATTCATCAACAATAGTAATATTGGACTTCACAACCATGGAACAAGTTATGGAATATCAAGGTAAAATACAGCCAGACTTATTGGCTCAATTAGTTGAGGAATATGGTGAATTATATAAGGCCTATACAATTGTGGATATTACTGGTGGTATGGGTGTCTCTACTGTTTTAAAATTATTGGAATTTGATTACAAGAGACTTCATTACGATACTCCAAATGGTAAAATATTATCAAGTAAGCAAAAACAAATGGAAACATTTAAAAAAGATAATAAAGTACCAGGCCTTCAAGTAAGTAGCATACGTCTACAGATGATATCAAACTTCGAAGAAAAAGTCAGAAATAATTTAGTAAAAATTAAATCAATTAGAATGATTTCAGAAATGAAAACGTTTGTATTTAAAAATGGAAGGCCAGACCATATGGATGGTTATCATGACGATTTAATTTTTGCAATGGCAATGTGTTTGTGGGTATTGGAACATTCTTTTAAAAATCTTGAAAGACTTGAAAAACAGACAAAAGCAATGTTAAGCAGTTGGATTAGTCCAAATAGTCCTAATGAAATTATAAATGATAGAATGAAGGGACATGGTTTTGTATCAAATAATAATAGATATAAAAAACAGACAGAAAGACCAAATTTTAGTCCAATTGTAGCAAAAAATATGCAAGATCCAACTGGACAATATATGTGGTTATTTAGTGGCGCTAGATAAAATTTAAAAAAATATGGCACAAAAAGCACAAAAAAGAGGCAAATATACTCTTAAAACTTTTGATAGTAATTTATATACTTGGAGCCCAGAGGCTAATGTTAAAAAAAGAGCTACTTCTTTATTAAATCAACAAGTAACAAATAATTTTTGTAATGCAACAGCTAATTCACAGGGACAAGACTGGACAGTGAATTATGTATATAATATTTCTGTTGTAAATGGTATAATAGAAAGATCAGCATATGTAGCTTGTGGCTATATAGAATAGTCTTTATTTTTTAAATAAAAACGTTATAATATATAAAAAAATATGGCAAAAAATAATTTAACAATATTTCAAAAATTAGGGCAAATATTAGGCCCTGATGGTTTTAAAATTAAACAGACCCAACAACAGACTCAGAGATATAAGATGAATAATGATGTTCTTCTTAAAACAACTGATAAGAAAGAATATGAAATAGCAAAATTACAAGCTCAACAGAATAAATATTTAGGCCAAGTTTGGAAAAAAGTAGAACATGGTCTTTTTCAACAAGCTGTTAATTATGAAACAACAAGGATTGGTTCTTATTCAGACTTTGAGGCAATGGAATTTTATCCAGAAATAGCCGCAGCTTTAGATATTTTTATGGAAGAAAGTACGACATTAAATAATAATGGTCGTATGGTTAATGTTTATTCTGATAGTAAAAGAGTAAAAGGCATAATTGAAGATTTATTATTTAATAGATTAGATATTCATACCTCACTTCCAATGTGGACTAGAAATACTGTAAAATATGGCGATAATTTTGTTTTCTTGCATATTGATGAAAAAAATGGTATTGTAGGCGCTAAACAAATGCCTAATTATGAAATGGAACGTAGGGATGGCGCATTATATGATATTCTTACACAAAGAATGAATGAAGATTATAAAGCAGATAAAGTTAAATTTTATTGGCGTGGTAGAGATGTTGAATTTAATTCTTGGCAAATAGCACATTTTAGAATATTTGGCGATGATCGTAGATTGCCATATGGCACAAGTTTATTAGAAAAAGCACGTAGAATTTGGAAACAACTTTTATTGTCTGAAGATGCCATGCTTGTTTATCGTGTTACTAGAGCACCTGAAAGAAGGATATATAAAATATATGTAGGTAATATAGATGATAAAGACGTTGAGTCATATGTAAATGAAATTGCAAATAGATTTAAACGTACACCAATGGTTGATCCTCAAACTGGTCAAGTTGATTTGAGATATAATCAACTTCCCGTATGGAAAAATACACCTATACCCTTATTAGATGGTAGGACACTTACAATAGAAGAACTAGCTAAAGAATATGATGAGGGTAAAGAAAATTGGGTTCACTCAATTAACGATAAAACCCACCAACTTGTTGGCGGTAAAGTTAAATGGTGTGGAAAAAACTATACAGCAGAAAAAATGATCAAAATATGGCTAGATGATAATACACATATAACAACAGCACCAGAACATCCGTTTATATTGAGAGATGGTTCTCATAAAAGAGCTGATGAATTAAAAGAAAATGATTCCTTAATGCCTTTTTATCGTGATGAAAAAGCATTTACCACTACACCAAATGCTAGCAAGTATTATAGAGTATTTAATCCTAAAACTGGAAAATATGAATTTACGCATAGATTTGTAGCAAAGGAAATTAGTAATTTAGGAGAAAATAATAATACCATTCACCATATAGATTTTAATTCTAAAAACAATAACCCAGAAAATCTTTTATGGACTAATTGGCATGAGCATCAAAACTATCATAAAGAATTAATGAAAACCAAATGGAAAAATGGATTATATAATAAAGTTGTGCCAAAACTAATAGAATATAATAAATCTGAAAAAAAACGTATTAGAAATATTGAATTAGCCAAAGAACAAGATTGGGCTAGTACATTTATCGAATATAATCATTCTGATTTACATACTCAACATAATATCCTAAGGAAAGATGCTCAGTTAAAAGATTGGTCTAATCCAGAAAAGAAAAAAGTTAGGTCTAAAGCAATGCAAATTAAATTTGATTCTATTATTTGGGAATTAATTAGAAAAAATATTATCAATAAAAAAATAAAAAATAGAAAAACTTTAGTAGAATTTTTAAATGAGGATGAGCAATTAAATCATATTATTTCGATAAATACTAATAGAAGATTACATCGTCAACGTAAAATTGAGCGTACTGTCATAGAAAGATTATTAATTGAAGAGGGTTTTGAAACAATAACCGATTACATTAATTCACATAGTAAAAATCATAAAGTTAAATCTATTGAAATAGTTGGAGGTGATGATGTGTATTGCATGACCGTAGTTGGTCCAAATGGGGAGAATGATAGACATAATTTTGCAGCTTTATCATTAGATTATGAAAATAATGTATCCGTAAGTGGTTCATTCTTAAGAAATTCGAACGATCAGGATTATTTTATTCCCGTTAGAACTGAAGATGCGCCAAGTCCCATTGATACATTGCCAGGTGCATGCCTTGCTTTGAATACACGTATACCATTACTTGACGGAAGAATCCTTGAATTACAAGAAATTATTAAAGAATGGGATAATGGAAATAAGAATATGTGGGTGTATTCTGTCAACCCTAACACTGGTGAATCAACTATAGGCCCAATTACATGGGCTGGGATTACACGTAAAAATACACAAGTATTAAAAATAACACTCGATAATGGTAAGGAAGTTATAGCCACACCAGATCATAAGTTTGTTCATAGAACAAACGGATTTGTTGAAGCACAACATTTAAATATTGGTGATAGTTTAATGCCATTTTATAGTGATACAGCCAAAATTAAATCAAACACAAACGGAGAATATCATAGAACATGGGATTCAAATAAACAAGAATGGATATTTACACATCGATTAGTTACCGATAAACTAGATAAATTTGGTTTAATAAAGGAATTTATTTTCGATGAAAAATATAGTGACAGTGATAAAAAAATTAGACATCATAGGGATCATAATAGATTTAATAATAATCCAGATAATATAGTTTGGATGAACGGTGGTGATCATATGAGATATCATCAATCAGTTATAAAAGAAACTATTTGGGCTAATCCAGAATTAAATAAAGAAAAAATAACTAATGGAATAAATAAATATATTAGTAATTTAACCAAAGAAGAAAAAATATTTAGGGCAAACAATTCTAAAAATAATTCAATAAAATCTAGAAATAAAGCTAAAAAAACATTTGATGATAACCCAAATAAAAATGATATAATTTCATTAAGGGGAAAAGCAATTAGTAATGTTAAATCAACATTAGAATTTAAAGAGAAATTTTCTAAAATTGCTTCAGAGCAATGGAAAAAAGAGGGGTATAAAAAACGTGTTTTTTCTAAAAATCAGAATATAATATTTAGTGATAAATTATATGATATGTTTTTAGGGGAATATAATAAATTAGGTAGAGCTGATCTAACATTATCTGTTTTAAATTCAAATGAAACTTTTATTAATGAATTTAGAAGTAATAATACAAATATACGAAGCGCATTAACAAATCTAAATGAATTTACGCATAATCATTTAGAAAAAATGCTTAAACAACGTGGTTTTAAAAATTATCGTCAATGGTGTAAAATAACTGCTGAAGAATTAGGATATAAAAATGTTAGGGCTTGGAAATACTATATTGAAAAAGAAAATAAAATAGAATTATATAATCATAAAATAATTAATATTGAATGGTTAGATGACACACAAGATACAGGTACAATTACTGTTGATGGTGAGGAAAAATTTAATAAAAACCACACATTTGCTTTAGAATCAGGTATTTATGTAAAAAATTCTAATTTGGATCAGATTGCAGATATTGAGTATCTTCAGAAAAAATTATTCACAGCATTGAGAGTACCTAAACCATTTTTAGGCTTTGATGAAACTACTGGTGAGGGTAAAAATTTAGCACTTCAAGATATACGTTTCTCAAGAACAATTAATAGAATTCAACAATCGATGCTTCAAGAATTAAATAAGGTTATAATTATTCATTTGTATTTATTGGGATTTGAAGATGAGTTGGATAATTTCACAATAACATTAAATAATCCGTCAACACAAGCAGAAATGCTTAAGGTTGAACATATGCAATTAAAAGTTACATTATATAAAGATGCTGTTAGTGATGCTGGTAATGGTTTTGGCGCAATGAGTATGACAAGAGCCAGAAGAGAAATATTTGGATGGCCTGATAATGAAATTAAACAAGATCTATTAGAACAGCGTATGGAAAAAGCTGCTGCTGCGGAACTCGCAAATTCTGCAAGTGTTATTAAACATACTGGTATGTTTGATACGGTTGATAGAATATATGGCGATATGAATAAAGCACTTGAAGGGGGTACAGGAGGTACTGAAGAAGGAAAAGAACCTAGTGGCGGATTCAGTGGTGGAGGCGGTGGATTTGGTGGTGGTGGAACTACTGAAGCCGATTTAAATTTTGGAGCAGAGGGTACAGAAGAAACCGAAGGAGCTGAAGCGGCTGGAGCTGGTGGTCCTGAAGCTGGAGCTGCTGAGGCTGGTGGCCCTGAAGCTGGGGCTGCTGAAGCTGCTGGGGCAGAAAAACCAGAGACTGAAGCACCACCAACGGCTGAAAATATTAAAAAAATCGAAAACCTTCTTAAAGAGGAGAAAGAAAAAATCTCCAAAAAATTAAATGAAAGAACTGAAAAATATAAGGGGTTATTTGTTAATAAGTTAATTGAAATGGTTGATAATGAACCTAAACCAATTGAAAAGGTTAAAATTTATGATAAAAACGTACATATTAATGAGAGTGTAAATACAATGATAAGGGAAATAGATGATATGTTAGAGAGTGAATAATTCTTTTAATCTAATAATGATATTTATTAAATATAAATAATTTAAAATGCAAGATTTTGGTAATATAAAGACAATTTTCAATAATATTCTTATTGACGGAATTATAAAAAAGGATAAGAAGAGCAAAAATCTTTTTAAAAAATATTTAAAGACTATAAAAGAAAGTGAAATATTAAAAGATCAGTTTTTAGTCTATAATAATATTGAAACTAAGATAGAGAAAGATTTTAATTCTGCTGCACTATATGTATCAGAAAATATTAAAATTTTAAAAAAATATAAAGTTCATGATATTTTAGAGGAAAATAAAAAATTATTAAATTTATTGGAGAATAAAAAATTAAATAAAACTGAGGATAATAAACTTCATGAATCATTATCTTATTTAATATTAACGGAATCTAATGCTAACAATGTAGACAAAATAACTAATGAACTTAAAAATATTATTAATTATATTAATAATAATGAATTACCAAAAATTAATGAAAGTATTGATTTACCAAATAGTCTTATAACAAAGATAATGGTTGAGAAATATAATGAAAAATATGCTGATTTAGATTTAGAGGATAAAGAACTATTAAAAGTGTTATTAAATTCTGATTTAAATTCTAAAAAAGAATATTATAATAAAACCGTTAATGAATGTCTTGAATTGGTAAATAATTTATTGGAAAATACAAATGAAGAATCAAAGGATAAATTAATAAAAGTAAAAGAAAAATTATTAAAAGATAAAAATATTAATGAAAATCAATTACTTGAAAAAATAATAAAATTAATTGATCTTAAAAATAATCTTATTAATTAAAAAATTATAATACTATGGTTTCTAATTTCTCAAATACAAATATTTTAAAATTAAAAGAGTTATCAGACAGAATTTGTCAGTATGAAAAAACTGAGCATGATGAAGAGGAAAAGTATAAAAATGTAATTAATGAAATAAAAAAAGTTTTAGAAACTGAAAATCCGAGTCTGAATACTGATAAAGAAATTAGGCTTAAATGTTATGAAAAAATTTGTTCTAAAATACAAATAATATTAAATAGATTTAAATTTACTTAACATGTCAACGCCAGAAAAAAATGAAACGTGGGGTGATTACAGCAAATTAGTATTAAAGGAACTAGAAAGATTAAATGATAATTATGAGAAAATGAGAGAAGAAATAGATACTCGTTTTCAAGAAATGACTTCAACACTATCTGATTTAAAAAATACTGAAAGATTGGTAATAGACCAAAAATTATGGATTGAGAAAGTGACTGATGTATGGTCACCAATACAAATGAAAGAAGCAAAAGACGAAATTTATAAACAAAAGAATAAATGGGTTGCTACTATTGCTATTATAACTTTTATTCAAATTGTAATGGGGTTTATTATTATTTATTGGGCAAAAATGAAATAAATTCCTTGACACTACCAAAAATTTTGTCTATACTTGGAAAAAATACCAGGTATGAAATATGGAAAAGAACTTAAGTTAGACGTTTTTAAAAATTATAATATTGTTTATGGAACAGTAAACAATAAAAACCCTAAAGCATTATATATTAATATTTCTTCATGGGTTGAACCCCTCATTAATGATAATATTAATTATAATAGAATCATCAAAAATTTTGATAAATGTATTAGACAAAATATCTATGATTTTATTAAAAAAAATCTCTTTACACCATTTATGAAAGATTATACAATTGTTGATTTTGACATAAGAAAATCAGGTGTAAAATTTGGTAAAAAGAGTTATTTAAATTGCGAAATAACATTATTTATGGATACTGAAATACCAATAAATTCAGAAATAATTAAACCAAAGATTGAAGAAGTAATTAATCATGTCATTAGTAAATCTTTTGAGAATAATAAAATTTTTGAATTTCATAAAAGAAAAAAATAAAGATAAAATAAAAATTAAAAATTAAACGCCAAAACTATTTGGCGTTTTTTTTATGTCCATTAGCATATTTATTATAATAAAATTATCTATGGATATAAAAATATTAAAGGCTAATGAAACTGGTTATGGATTTTTAATTGAAGGGGATGCAGGGTTTATTTCACCATTGGATGAAAGAAATAAAAATATTATACGTGAATTTGAAAAAATAGATTTAAAATCTAGTACTTCAGACAAATTAATAGTATATGTCGTTCTTCAAAAATACAATGTAAAAAACCGTAACGGTAGAATATATCCAGAAGATATTCTAAGAAAACAGAATGAAATTTATCAACAAAATATAAGAGAAAGAAGAGCTGTCGGTGAATGTGTTACCAGAGACACAGAAATATTGACAAGTACTGGCTGGAAAAATATAACAGATGTTGTAGCTGGTGAGAAAATTTTTACACTTAATGTAAATAAAAATGAGATTGAATTACAGCCAATTTCATATACAATTGAAAAAAAATATAATGACGAATTAGTTCACATATATAATAAAAAATGTTCTTTAGATATGAAATTAACAAAGAACCATAAAATGATTCTTTGGGATAGGTATAATAAACCATATGAATTAACAGCTATTGAATTTTATGAGAAATTGAAAAATAAAAATTCTACATTATCTCATTCCTCTATTCATTATGGTGGTAATTGGAATGGTAAAAATGAAGAATTTTTCATTTTACCAAATACAGATATTAAAATAGATATAAAAGATTGGGCTGCATTTTTAGGTATTTTTATTGCTGAGGGGCATACTTCTGGTAGCCGTGGCGGTAAAACTATAAATAATGTTATTATAACACAGACCAAATCAGTTCAACAAGAAAAATTAATAGAGCTACTTAATAGATTACCATTTAAATATAGGGTATCAAATAATAGACAATTCATTATAACAGATAAAAATTTATATGAACATTTAAAAGTTTTAGGAAATTCTTGGGAAAAGTATATTCCAAATTATGCTAAAAATTGGAGTGTTGAAATATTAAATATATTATTTGAATGGTTGTTAATGGGTGACGGAAGAAATAGGCATAATTTGAAGGGAGAACTACTCAGAGAGTATTATACAACATCCAAAAAATTAGCTGATGATGTCTATGAAATAATATTAAAATTAGGTAGTGGTGCTTCAATTAATACTAGAATACAAACTGATAGGTACATTATTGATAATGAAGTTGAAAATGAAGTTGAGGATGAAAATGGAACTGTTTCAGTCATAAGTAAAAAAATTAAAAGAAAGATATTAGCCTCTAATTCAAAACCATTGTATATAGTATCCGAAAAAAATTCTTCAAGTATATCATTAGATAATAGGTTTATAAAAGCAGAATTAGAAAAAATTAATGATAATGTTTATTGTGTCTCTGTACCTAATAACACATGGCTTATGAGATATAACAACGCATCTGCATGGACACATAATTGTGACCACCCAGAATCAAGCGTTATTTCAGCGGATAGAATTTCACACAATATTATTGAAACATGGTGGGAGGATCATACCCTAATGGGTAAGATGGAAATCCTCATGACTAAAGGATATCAGACTTATGGTATAGTATCTACTAAAGGAGATTTAGTAGCAGATTTATTACGTCATAATATAATGATTGGTGTATCATCAAGGGGTGTTGGTAGTCTTAAAGAAGTCAAGGGTGATTTAATTGTACAAGATGACTTTGAATTGATTTGTTGGGATGTTGTTACTGCTCCAAGTACGCCAGGGTCATGGGTATTTAAAAATCGTGAAGAATCAAAACCATACGTAGAAAACAGAATTATCAAAAAGGAACGTTTGATAGAAAGTATCGATAGATTTTTAATAGATTAAAATATTTTAATCTTAAAATGATTTTTTGATAAATAAGACATATTTATTATGTAAGTGGATAATTCCCATTATTTTATTGAAAAGTATCTGCAACTGCAAATACAAATTATAATAGAAAAATAAAAAAAAATACAATGGCAGAAAAAAAAGAAATTTTAGAAGGAGCTATTTTGGATTTGAAAAAAATTCAAGAGGCTTTAAATGCCAATACCAAAGAAATACTTCGTTCCGTTGCGAAAGAAGAAATTGATGGTGTTGTGAAAGAATCACTTAAAGAAGAAAGTGATTACGAAGAAGAAGCTGTTGATGATGATGGTATGGAATCAGATGAAACTGAAACTGATGAACCAATTGAAAAAGATGGTGATGAGCCTTCTGATGAAATTGGTGATAAAGGAGATGTAACAATTGATGACGAACCTGAAGCCATGGACAGTGATGATGACACCGAGATTCCAGCCTCAGCTGAAGTTGGTCCAGAAGACCAAGAAGCAGGAATGGACGCAGATGCGTTTGGAGGGGATGAATTAGACATGACAGGTGCATCAGATGATGACGTTATTGCTATCTACAAGAAATTGAGTGGTGATGATGAAATTGAAATCGTGGGAGATGAAATTCATCTCAACATTTCTGAACCAGGTGAGTACATCGTCAAAAAGGGAGACCTTGGTATGGAGACATCTGGCGAAGAAGACATGGAAGAAATGGAAGACATGGATAATGAGGATGAAGGCCTAACATATGAAATTGATATGGATGAGGAACCTAATGAAGATGATGAAGAAGAAGAGGAAGATGAGGAAGAAGATGAGGAAGACGAATCTGAAATCAAAGAACATATGAAAGGTGCCGACCATGATGAAATGAAACCCACAAAAAAAGGTAATCCTAAAGACAACATTACAGAAACTGAAGAAGATGAATCAATGACAGAGGCTGAAGAAGATGAAGAAGATGAATCAATAACTGAAGTTGATCAGGAAGATGAAGATGTTGTTGAAGAAGCCATTCCAGTCGGAAATGCTCAATCCCGTCACAAGGGTGGTGCTGGTGCTGATATTGGGCAACCAAAAGGCGCTGGTGCTAAATTCGGTCAGGAATATGGTGCAATTAAAACAGAATCTAAAAGTTCCACAAAGTCTATTGTTTCTGAAGCCGAAGTAAAATACAAGAAATTGTTGAACGAAGCTACACAACTTAAGAACGAAAATGAAGAGTTCAGAAAGGCTCTTAAGAAGTTCAGAAGCATGTTAGTAGAAACAGTTGTATTCAATAGCAATTTAAGTTACGTAACTAAATTGTTTATGGAACACTCTACTACTAAGGATGAAAAGAAAAAAATAATTCAAAGATTTGATGAGGAAGTAACAAACCTTAAAGAATCTAAAAAATTATACAAGACTATTGCTAATGAATTGGGTACAAGAAAACCAATAAATGAAGCTTTAGGGAACAAAATAATAAAAGAGGTCACAAGTAGCACTTCAAAACAATTAAACGAAGCAAATGCATATGTTGACCCTTCAACTCAAAGAATTAAAGATTTGATTAAGAGAGTTGAAAATAAAGATAAGTATTAAAAAAAAAAACAAATAACACTATGTCACATTTATTAACATCAGGACAAGTTGGTAACATCGGATTGAACCATATGAAAGCAATCCGTAAAGAAACTCAAGCAAAATGGGATAGCTTGGGATTCTTGGAAGGCCTTAAAGGTCATGTAAAAGAAAACATTGCCCAATTATATGAGAACCAAGCATCAACGCTTTTGAATGAGTCTACAACTGCTACTTCATCAGGTTCTTTCGAAACAGTTGTATTCCCAATTGTGAGAAGAGTATTCTCTAAATTATTGGCTAACGATATCGTATCTGTTCAAGCAATGAACATGCCTATCGGTAAATTGTTCTACTTCGTACCTCAGACATCTAGCCGTGTTGACGGTGGTGGTGTTGCAGGAAATGATTATAGCACAACTTCAAGTAGTGATGTATATGGTACAACATATTCAGCACATACTGGATTGAATGGTGAACACAATGGTTCTGCTACAAATGCTGCATTACCTTATGCAGTAGTAAAAGCTACAAATAACACACCATTAACTCAATTCTATGCTAAAAATTTGTATGATATTTTCTACAATGATGGCTTGTTTGATAATTCTAAAGGTACTTTGACTATTAAAACTTCTGGTGCAGGTACTGGTGTTTCATTAAACGCTTATACATTTGATTCAACTGGTAATCTTAATGTAGCTGCTCCAGCTTCTTCTTTACCTACAAGTACTGATGGTTCATTGAGAGGTGTAATTATCGGTTTAAGTGGATTTAGTGGCGGTGCTGGTGGTTCTAATGGTACTGAAGTATTAACAGGACCAGATGGTAATAACATGGATACTGAATCTTTCTTAGCTTCATTACACTGTGTTACTTCTTCAAACATTTTGGACCAAGATAATAACGTTATTGTTGCTGCTAATAAAGAAGTTCCTTTCAGAGTAGTAACTCAACAATATGGTAAGGCTATTGTTCAAAATAAAGGTTCATTAACATCACCACAAGGTGTAATATATATTGAGATGGATCTTAGACATCCAGTTGGTACATCTGCTACTGGTGCTGCCGTTAACGGTACATCAACTTATGATGGTTATGTAGGAGCTTCTGGTTCTACAGCATCAGCATATACTAATATTTTCTCTTTTGCATGGGCTGAATATAGTTCTTTGGAACTTGAAACAGAACTTGGAGAAGTTACCTTCACACTTCAAGAAGTTGTTGTGGCTGTTGAAGAAAGAAAATTAAGAGCAACGTGGTCACCTGAATTGGCTCAAGACGTTAGTGCTTTCCATAACATTGACGCTGAAGCTGAATTGACTGCTATGTTGTCTGAACAAATTGCTGCTGAAATTGACCGTGAAATCCTTAGAGATTTACGTAAACTTGGTGCTTGGCAATTGCGTTGGGATTATAATGGTTGGAGAAAAGCTTCTTCAGCTGCTAGTCCTTATACACAAAAAGACTGGAACCAAACTCTTATCACTAAGATTAATCAACTTAGCGCACAAATTCATAAATCAACATTGCGTGGTGGTGCAAACTTCATCGTAGTATCTTCAGAAATTTCTGCAATATTCGATGATCTTGAATATTTCCACGTAAGTGATGCTAACCCTGAGCAAGACCAATATAACATGGGTATTGAAAGAATTGGAACATTGAGTGGTCGTTACCAAGTGTATCGTGACCCTTATTCTCCTGCTTACAGTGTCATTGTAGGTCATAAAGGTAAATCATTGTTGGATACTGGTTATATCTATGCGCCATATGTGCCATTGCAATTAACCCCAACTATGTACAATCCTTTCAACTTTGCTCCTGTTAAAGGTATCATGACACGTTATGCTAAGAAATCTGTTAATAACAGATTCTATGCTGGTGTTAGAGTTGATGGTGTGGTTACATTTAATGTAGCTGAATTGAGATAATCGATTCAAGAATATAAACTTAAAAGCCCTACTTATGTGGGGCTTTTTTGTTTTAAAGACAATATTTATTATTATGAAATTGTTCATAAAAAAAATATTAAAAGAAGAACTAATTAAAAAAAGTTTAAGTGATGATATGTTTATACATTTTACTACATTAGAAAATAGTAAAAATATAATTGATAAAAAATCATTAGGTAAGGATGGTTTTAGTACATGGGCGGTTTCAGCAAAATGGGGAATATATAATAAAGGTGCTGTTTTACCAAAGAATGAAAAAAGACAAGTTGCTATATTATTTAAGACGAATAAATTGCCAAAATATGGTTATGCAGAAGAGGTAGTATGGGATGGTATTGTTCCTTTTACTATGTTTAAAATAATATCTATAGATAACGCTATTAAAATACTTCAAAAATCAGAATTAAAGACAAATGTTGCGGATGATGACAAAATTAAATATACCGTTTAAATTAAAAAAAGCTGAGTAAATCTCAGCTTTTTACGTTAACTCAATTATTTATTTATATTTTTACAGAACAGTGTGGACAATATTTGTATTCTGATTTTAATTTTGCCCCACAATTGTGACAATATCTTTTAACATTAATATCCCCCACAGTATTAATTTTATTGGAAAATGGTAGTAATTTATATTCAACAGTAAAAAACGGATAATTATCAAACATTTTGTTTACAAATTGAAATTTCTGATTTGAATCACTTCCACCTTCAACACGACCAGTCTCTATTGATGATGTATAATTACTTGTAGCGTTACCAGCAAAAGCATCCATTGTGGTCATATTCAATGTACCAGATGAATTAAAGGTATTGGTAGTGTTTAATGCATTTAATGCACTATAAGAACCACTAGTAGCAATTCCATTGGTAGTAGTTACCGTAAACTTAGGTGATGCAGTAGTAAAGTTAGGGTTATTATAATAATATTGTAAATTATTATTATAATATGTACCATTGGTAAGGATTGGATTATATGTATATGTGGTATATGGTGTTGATTCATTATAAAACCTAACGACAATATCCCCATTTTCCTTTATTGCTTCCCTATTTTCTTTAGTATTTGAGACCTTATATGTCTCAAATTTAAACTTATTAGGAACGTCTATATAACGCTCTAGGAAGATTCTTTCTGCTGGCCTTAATACTATACCACCCTGTGAGATCTGCTTACCATTAAGCTCTATTTTAGCTAGAACGGTATTGTGAGTTGGATTGTGAAGTTCAATTGAGAATTCCTGACCATTTTCTAGATAATAGGTCGGATTACTTTCTTTGTGATAGATTTTTAGTCTGGATTTGTTAATACAAATCACAGCACTTGGTGCCAATGCACCATTTACATAGTTTTTTTTCATAATAATTAACTTTTAATTTTTTTGTTATTATGTACTAAAACCTTTGTCATTTAATGACTCAACAGACATTTAATTCTGGGTTCCAATACTTGAGTTAACGTAAATAAAATATAATAATAATTATTAAATAGTCAAGTAATTTTTAAAAATTATTCCATTGGAGCGGATGTTGTATTTGAAGTAGATCCTGAGGCTGTATTATTTGGTTGAATATTATCATCTAATTCATTTTCTTCTTCTGTAAAATTTTCAACAGCATTTTTAATATTATTAAATTTTGTAAGTTTACCAATTACATCATATTTAAGAATTTTATCGGATGTCATAAATTTAAATGCGATCCAAATGGTTATGGTACATAGACTTACATAGAATATCCAGAAACTTTGGTTAAATGGTTTATATAGACCAACAATTCCATAGGCTATAAACATAATAAGACATAATAATCCTATGAATCTTTTCATAGATATTTTATTACTATCGGATAATAATATTTTAAAAAATGTTTTCATTATTGGCTAATTCTCCATGTTGATTGACTTGTTATATCAAAATTTAATACATTACTTAATGTAATAATTTCTAAATTAGATTCTACTTTTATATCTACATAATAAGTATTTGGTAATAAACTCTGTGTATCTATTAAAAAGTAATTACTATTGCTAGTCATTTCTATTTGTTCATAATCAACAATAGTTAATTCATTTTGTCCTTCTGTTACGTATAGTCTATATTTTAATCCAGTTATTACTTGGGTCTGATTAACGGTATATGGTATTCTTGTTGATACAATTACTTTTCTAATATCACCACGTTTAATTTTTTCATTTGCATATATTCCAGATACGGTTACAGCTACTTGTTTTGGTAATGAATCGCTACTACCTAGATTATAGTATTTCCAACTATCCATTAATTCAAAGCTAAGTTTTATATCTGGTCTTGATATACCATTAATAAGAATATTACCCCATACATCATTTAATAGCATACCATCGCTAAATGATGTATTTGTTGGTATGAGTAAATCTATACTATAAACGCCTTTAGTTATATGATTTACGTCAGAGCTTGTATAGGCTGAAAATATGCCACCATAATTATCATATACTGTAACAGTAGGTAGTGTATCTAAATTGGTCGGATTTCCAGCCAAATTAACGTATAAATACAATTTGTTAATCTTATCTAGAAAGAAGTTATTTCTATCGTCTTGAATATAGTTTTCATATCTTGTTTCTATATATGGCTCATAAGCAGTTTGAGTATGTCTTGTAAAAAATCCTACATACTGTATTTGTGGCGTACTTGTTTGTTCAAATGCATAAGAATATGCTATACCCATTCCATAATTTGTATTACCAGTTAATATACCATTCACAAAATCAGTTACATCAACTTCCATATTTTCATTACCAGCATCGAAATGTTGTGTCGCTATGATCATTTCTGATGGTGATCCTGAAAAAGTACCACCACCATTATCCCAATATATACCACTCTGTGAATAAAACCAGTTAGATGGCAATGTAGAAACAGCCAAATCTCCATTTATTAAATTTGAACCATTTGTATAATCATAACCAACACCTTCGTCCCAGATTTGATTAACTGGGAAAACAATTAAATCAAATGATGAGCTTCTATTATATATACCATCGTATGAAGTATTTAATAATGATTTATCAAACGAACTAGTATTTGTTAATTTAAGTATATGTTTTACTTTATTTAAATCTGTAAAAGTGCCACCAGTATAGTAATTAATTAATCTAGATTCATCAAAATGAAATAACAGACGGCTATATGTATTTAGTCCATCTGAGCCACCATAGAATAATTGAGCAATTGGGTTTCTACCAGTATTGGTGTAATCATTATAAACAATAGTGTTAGTTTTATCAAAAAAGGTTCTTAATACCATTATCTTTTTATAATAAATATCACAATATTAGTTAATATTAATATTTTTGGATAACATTCTAGCTTCTAAATCATCGGATTTATTTCTAAAATCAGTGACATTTAAAGTTCCACTTGTGAGATCTGTGGGTGGTGCTTGACCATATGCATTATGTACGTGGTTTAAAAATGCTTTTTTAAATAGTTTAAGATATTCTACAAGTAAATCACCAAATGGAACTGGATGGGCTTTTTGAATTATATTTAATATTTCATCATCATTTATTTGTCCGTCTTGTTGTAAAACATTAAATTGTGGCGTACCATTAAGAGATATTAAATTTATTTTGTTTGCTATAATATTAGCGACACTACCCTTTGCTCTTGTATCTGATTTACTCTGTGCTTCAAGGTATACATTATTTTTTATGTGAAAATAACCCTGTGTGGTATTATTAAATTGAAAATTATATGGATTAGTCTGTGTTGGCGTACTTTCAACAAATTTACCAGCTCTTATTAATATTTCATTTTCTCTCAGTATAATATCTGTGTTATATCTACCTTGGATTGAAATATCATCAACTAATGGAAATACACCTTTTAATGCTGGTATTGTATCAAAATTAGATGTTGGATTTAATAGAGCAAAACTAAATGAGCTTAGGGCTGTTGAATTAATTGAGTCATAATCTAACTTATTTAACTGAGAAATTATTGGGCCGAGATATAATCTATCAGCATGTGTTTTTTTATCATTAAGAATAAAGATAAATACAGCCTCACCGACTTTTGGTGTTGATAAGAAAAATTTTGGTACCATTGGATAACACCAAGCTAATTCATCTAATGATAATCCGTCATCACCTCCTTTTTGTGCTGGTCCTTGGATAACTGCTTTTATTCTCCCCAATGAATTTGGATCATCAACGCTAGCCACAATACCAATTTGAACCCTTTTAAGAGCTTCTTCATTAGGAACTAATTTATTCTGTCCAAATATATATTTATATTCTCCACCAGCCATGTTATTCGCCTTTTAATCTTTTTAATAAAATTTTATTTGCTTTATCAAATTCATTTTCTAATTCAATCATTTTATCATAATCCCTAAGCATTTTAATTTTTATAGCCTCATGATCAGCTTCTAATTGTTTTATATGAAAGAGTATTTCATTATTAGACATTTCCTCAAAATTTACTGTCATATTAAAAAATTTAACGTATTACACCATATCCAGAACCAATAGTTGTTGTATAACCTAATGATAATACTGGTGCCCCTAAATTACCTATACCAACGGATGTAACAGAAACACCTGGTGGGATTACAACTTCTATTTTAGCATTAAGCATTAGTGCCTTTATTATTTCTTGAATTCTTATCAATTCCATTTGTTCTAATGAATTTTTTCCATCAGCAAATGCATCCCCAACAATTAATCCAGCTTCTGATTGTCTTGATATAATATTTGATGCTATTTCATCAGCACTCAACCCAGTTCTAAGTACACCACCAATTAATATAAGTGGTGGTGGAAGAGGTGTTATAGGGGTATCTGATATACTAAATGAAGAACTAACGACATTTAATACATCACTAATGGAACTAAAATCAAAATTATTTGTAGGAGTTTGCGATTGCATTCCTGTATTTACATCACTCATACTAGTTTATTTATTAATTGTATAATACTTGGCGGAACACCAACTAATGTTAATAATTGTGCTATATATAAATTATTTTTATCTAATGATTTTTTCCCCACAGATGCAGTAACCAATTTTCCAATTTCCCCTAAAGCAAATTTTAATAATACTTTAATTATTGAAGCTGAAATACCCTTTATAACATTATATAATAAATTTTTATTTTTTTCCATAAAATCAATAACATCAGTAAATGTTGCTGTTGGTCCATTTATAATTTTATAATTTAATAAAAAAAGTGATACAATTTTTGGGGATAAGATTGTATCTACAATGCATTTAATTAAATTATCAATTAATGATTGAATAAAATTTAATTTAATAGTATTTGCATCAATTGGGTTAGTTGCTAAAGAACCTAAATCATTTCCAATACTATTTAATGATGATGAAACAGCGTTTCTTGTTTCTAGAGGATTAGTAGCACTACTTACATTTGTATTCATTGTCTGTAGAGAACTAAACGGTACGCTTGTCTGTATTTGACTACTAGTAGTTACTAATGATTGTCCGTTTCTTCTCTGTAATGCATTTGCCTCCTGAGCACTGATTTGACTACTATTAAATTGAAAATAACTACTATTTATAACATCGTTTGATTTTGCTTTTGTAAGATTATTTACAACTGTTGTTATTTGAGCTTCTTTATTTAATTGTGTAAGAGATTTATTAAGAGTACTTGAGACGGTGCCAAAAATATTATCAATTAAATTAGTGATTAGTTTTGGCGCATTTAATAAATTTACACTATCAATATAATCATTATTTAAATCTGTTAATGTTTTATTATTGGTATAATACTTACTAGCATTGACAGTTATAGTATTGTTTGGATCTGTATTACTTATATCTTTAGCTGTATATTTAAAATTTAAAATATCATCGCCCATAGTTTGATGTCCCCATCCTTCTACAGTACCATTATTTTGAATGGTTTGATACAAAAATGTATTAAAATCAGTACTATCTATTAAATTTGATTTAATATTATTATATAATAATTTGCCAGCATCTGAAGTTGGGTTAACAAACATTAAATTTACAAAATCAACTTGAGATACTTTAAATTTAGCACCTACATTACCATATTTTAACCAATCTGGTATGGAAGGATTGACATTGCAACTTACAATTGATTTAAGTTGTGATTTTAAAGCAATTTTAATTTCTCTTTCAATTTCTATTAAATTTGTACTAATAATAGTTTCTATTGTCTTTTGTAATTCTTGAAATCCGACTAGAGCTTTTATTAAATCAGTTAAAAAACTAATTGAATCCCCATCATTATTTATTGATGGAAATGAGGAGTTTGCATTTAACGTAGGAAGTCCCTCAGTTAAAGATCTAGCAGCTGCAATGTTGCCAAATATTTGTTGTTTTTGATCTAAAACTCCCATAGTTATTCAAAATCAGTGTTTAAGTCATTGTCTTTTTTAAGCATTTCTCTTATACTCTTAAAATCATTTAATGAAGCTTGTCCATGACCTCTTTCTTGTACAGCAGCTTCGATATTACCTTGATTTTTAATAATTTCAGACTGAAGTTTTGCCAATTCCAACTTAATTCTAATTGCGGAATCTTTAACTTTCAATAACCCACCTTTTTCTTTAGCAATTTTTGTTAAATCATCAACATCAACTGGATTGGAATTAACCTTTAATTCATTTATACTAATTTGAGCGTCAATAATTTGCAAACAAGCATCGTTGTATGTTTCTTGACATAGACCTTCTAAACTAGCTAAATTATTAATTTTAATATCCTGTTTCTTTTTTCTAGGCATATAATATAGTTTATATATAAATACCTAAAAAAATGTTTTTTTTAGGCTTATAAATTGTTGTTTTTTAATAACTCGTATAATTCTTTAAATCTTCTCATAGCGAGTCTTATATCTTTAGTGGATAGATTTGTATAATTTCTCATTGTCTCAAGAATTGAGTTTTTATTATATTTTGAACCGCCTCGCATTGTATCAAAGGCTTTTTCCCAATTCTCTAATATTTCAATTAATGCATAGCCAACTTTTTTTTCGTTATCAGTCAACCTTTTTTTTGATACAGTATCTTCGTCCATTTCTTTTTTGATACCATCAATTAATTCAGACAAAAATGCATCCATTGAAAATTCATCTTCATCAATTACATAACTTAAATCTTTTCGTTCTTCAATATTAGATGAAATATCTTCATAAGAAGCTGTTTGTCTAGTATATTTTTCATCTTTTATTAAAAGACCTAAAATATAATGTTTACAAATTGTTCCATAATAAGAATAAGCTTTTTTACCTCTTGCATTTTCAAATTTATGAGCTTTAGTCATAAGAAAAGAAAGAGTGTCCGTATGCAAATCTTCAAACGTTTCACCCTTTCTATATAATTTATATCTTCTGATAATAGATTCTATCATTTTGTCCAATGGATCTTTGAGCCATTGATTATAAATTAAGTTTCTTTCTTTGTCATCACTTGAAGCTAAATAGTCATTAACGGCTTTCTCCTCATCTGGACCAAAATAAATTTCATTCTTTCTTTTGCGTCCCCTTTTATTAACCATTTAGACTATTGATTTATCATATGTTATTTTTCTGTCTTTGTCAAAATAATATTCTTTCTTAGCTTGACTAAGCCACCATCTAGCTTCAACTGGATTAATACTATCCTTATAGTTAGCGAATAAAGAATTTTCTCTTTGGTTTATATGTTTATAACCAAATTTTGGAATCGTCATAATTCTTACATCTTTAAACGCCATTCTTAACAAGAATTCATAAATAAACGTTAATTTAATGCTTGGCTTAAAACCGCCATATTCATCAAAATATGATTTTTTAATCACAATTCCATCAATATTAAAATTCTGATATGCCAATAATGCATTGAGATCTAAAATACCAATTTCATCTGAAAAACTAGTTGCCCATACAGCTTCATTTGTAAATCCAACAAATAAGCCTTTAGAATCTACGTCAACAATAATTGGCATAAATAAACCTACATTCGGATAGGCTTCACGATATTCTAATACATTTTTAAACCATGTATTAGCATATTCGTCATCATATTCCAATAGAGATACCCATTCTGATTTTGCATTACTGACACCAAAATTTGTCTGACTAGCAAAATCCGTTGGACCATCATTCTCTAGTATAGTAACTATATCCTTTATTTCTCCGTAATCTACTGATTTTACATAATTACTAGCTTCACTATTTGTCGGAACAACAATTAATAGTTCATCTGGTCTAACTTTTTGTCCCTCAACACTCTTTACTGAATTTAGAAATAATTGTTTTGTTATTTCATCTACTTCGTGTACTGGAAGTATGACAGAAATGTCCGTTAAATTTTTATTTTCTGTTTGTTTCATAATTTATTTTTTTTTATACTTCTATTTGAGTATCTTATTGTTATATTAAGCTTCCACTCTTTCGTTAGCTAGGATGTTATTAAATTCCCCTATTCTTTCTTGAACTAAAATATCATAGACATTGCTTGCAACAATTTTTTGTTGTTCTGCTGTATAATGACCAGTACTTTCTTTCATACTTTCCAATAGATCATTGGGAAGAGCGTCTTCAAAAAATATTTTCATATACGTTGCTATTAACTCAGGAATATTTAATGTAGTATTTGTCCATACTCCATTATTTTTAATTGCGGGATTACCATGTTCATCTTTTGTCTCCATCCAATCTGGAATTAGATTAGGAATTTTACCGATTACTGGTGTGTTACATTCCATAGCTTCAAGAGGAAATGTTCCAAATCCAGAACTATCATCTACCCAGACAGCTAGACAACAGTCTTTTAGTTCATCAGCAAATGTTTTACGTGATAGTCCTCTTAATTCCTTAAATGTAATCCATTTATAAATTGGATATTGGAGATAGAACGATTTTGCAATTTTAACAGTATCAGTCTGATTTCTACTTAAGATTGCTATAATTGGTTTTTTGGGTTTTGTGTTAGGAGAAAAGTATTGTGGTATGGATACTGGAACGACATGTGTTCTAACTGTAGGGAATAAATTTCTAACATACTGAGATTGTTTTTCAGTCGTTGTTATTACATGTGTAAATCCATAATCAATATCCCATCTTTTTCCAATTGGCAATAATTCCAACAAATAATCATAATTCTGACACATTACAATTTTTCTACATGGAAATGTTTTAATTTGATCCATTATTGTAGAAAAAATTTCTGGTATTACAATAAAATCAGCTGGACTAATATTTAAATTTTGTCCTTCGATTGCTATGTGTGGAAGGCTTGCATATTCTTCCCCAAGCCAATCAGCAATGCCCATACCATTTTCATCACCTCTAAGTTTATAATCAGCTTTTTCATGCATAATATATGCTTTATAGCCAAATTCATTTAGAAGTTTTACATGTTCATAAATATTAGCTATACCAGCGCTTGGATTTCCCTTTGTATCTAAAGTGAAAAAATAAAAATTAAAATCTTTTGTTTTTAATTTTTCAATAACTTGTTTTATTTGTTCTAATTTTTGTTGTTTTTCGTCCATATTAATTTTTTTTTAGACATTATTATTTTTTTTCTTTTATAATACCTTCTTTATATAGAGTATTAAATACTATTTTATAACCTAATGGAGTTGAATTTAATGCTCTTTCAGCACCAAGTGTATCATCACTTTCATCTTCATAATCAATAATATATTCAATAAATGTTTTAAGTAAATCATATTTTGCCGCATCAATTTCTTTATGCTGTGGGGATATTCTTTCATATGTTTCAGTGCTCACTATATTTCCGCCACCATCATATACTATTTTCATTTCTTGATCCCTTGTTGTTTTACCATCACTACCCTTATTAATTGTAAGTACGTTGTCAAAAGCTTTTAAATCTATATAATAGATTGAGTCTCCAAATTCTAGCATAATTTAAATTTCTTCGTATGTTGTTATTTTTGTAGTTAAAATTTTAGTTCTAAGATTTTCGTCTTTAATAAAATCTAAAATTGAATCCAATTCAAAATCAGCTGCTATATCTTTATTATAGCTAGCTTTTATTTTAACCGATATTTTACCATTTGGTTTATTAATTAATGCATCTGGGTTTGCTGTGATTAATATATCAGCGTTATCCCATTCTTTTTTTGAGTCATCAACGAAGTGAATATCTTGAGCCCTGCAACCCGTTTTAGATAGGAAGAAAAGGGTAGATGGTATACTTTTATTTACTTCTCTGCTAACTAATTTAACATTTATTTCCTCATCCTTCATTTCTTCTATGAAATAATTAAAATGATTCATTAGATTATCAGACATTAAATCAGCGTGTCCAAAAATTTCTAATGGTGCTTCCATGTAAATGAATTTACTCATTTCAAATTTGCTATCAAATTTGAAAAAATTCATTAATTCAAAATTAGTAACATCGCCTTCCTTTATATTAGACGGTCCTATATATTTGTCATAGACATATGTTAATTGAGAGATAAAATCTCGTAATACTTCATTTATTGATACATTTATAAACATGTATCTAAAATAATTAGATAATACTATAAGTCAAGTTTTTATTTAAAAAAATTAAATATTTTTTTAAATAATGATTTTTTTTCTTTTTTATATTCTGGTTTATATTCTGGCTTATATTCTGGTATTTTATAATTTGCTAATATTTTACTAATTATTTGATTTCTTACTATTTGAGATTCATCGAATTCTATAAAACCAATCTCAGATATATTGCTATGTTTTTGAATTGCGTCATATAGACCACTATGTTTAACATTCTTAAACCTATCGGATTGATCTAAATCTCCAGAAATAATAAATTTACTATTGTTACCAATTCTAGTTAATAAATTTTTCATTTGGACTGGTGTCATATTCTGAGCTTCTTCCATTATTAAAATTGTATTATCAATAGATTTACCTCTTATATAAGCAAGTGGTTGTATTTCTAGATATTCTAATTCTTCTAATCTAAGTCTATTTGATCTTCCAATTAATTTGTCAAAAATATCTAATGAAGAAGCAATAAATGGCTCCATTTTTTCTCTCATATTGCCTGGTAAAAAACCATGATGTTCATCCGATTCTACGGCTGGTTTTGATAAAATTATTTTAGAAAATGGAGTATTTGTGGCTTTTAATAGCTCTAATGCTCTAGCTATCGTTATATACGATTTACCAACCCCTGCTGGGCCTGAAGCAATTACAATATCTTTCTCATTGATTAGATTTATAAGGTCTTTTTGGGGCTTATTTTTACATTTAAATGGCTCGTAGAAGTGAATGATTTCGTTTATATCTGGTTTGTTCTTTATTTCTGTTTGGGTCTCTGATGATGCTGATAATTCGTTAGTTTTTCTAGTTCTTGTTTTTCTTTCTCCTGTCTTTTTATTCATGCAGTCTTTTTGTATAAATATCAAAATATTGTATTAACTTCATTAATATTATAGATGTTATTATTTTCATAATGATTAATCCAATAATTAATCATTTCGTCTAACATAGTTTCAAATGTATATTTTGGTTTCCAATTTACATTTTTTTTTAATTTAGTTGCATCACCCTTTAAAACATTTAATTCCTCTGGTCTTAAGTGTTTTTCCTCTATTTTAACATAATCTTGATAATTCATTTCTAATTTTGAAAATGTGTACTCACAAAGGTCTTTAACTGAATGTGATATTCCAGTTGCGCAAACATAGTCATCTGGTGTATCAGTTTGTAACATCATCCACATGGCCTCGACATAATCTTTTGCATGTCCCCAATCTCTTGTGGCATCTAAATTACCAAGATATAAAAAATCTTGTAAACCTAACTTTATTTTAACGGCTGATTTGACAACTTTATTTGTCACAAAATTAGTTCCTCTTCTTGGGGATTCATGATTAAATAAAATACCATTCCATATTTTCATCCCATATGAATTACGATAATTTTTACAAATATTATACGAAAAAACTTTAGAACAACCATATGGAGAAACAGGATTCATTTTTGTTGTTTCTCTTTGATATCCGTCTTCATCAATTGTATTACCAAACATTTCAGAAGAACTAGCTTGATAAAATTTTGATTTTGGTGAAACAATTCTAATTGCTTCTAATAAATTAAGTGTTCCTATGGCAACAACATTTGCGGTATAAATTGGTTGATCAAAGCTAATTCTAACATGTGATTGTGCTGCTAAATTATAAACCTCATCTGGTTGAATATGGGATAATATTCGAACAAGTGATGACATATCTGTTAAGTCAGCATATTCTAATTTTATTAAATTTTTAGATCTTAAGTGTTCAATTCTTGTTGACTGTGTTTCAGATACAGAATTTCTTTTAATAGTTCCCCATACTTCATAATTTTTTGAGAGTAATAATTCGGCAAGATAGCTACCATCTTGACCATTTATTCCAGTTATTAATGCTTTTTTATTTTTCATAACTTAAATTATTTTAAATTTTGTAAGAATGGTATTCACATTTAGTTACTAATAATTTATTCATATTTTTTTATAATTTGAAATTACATCGCTACATATACCAGCACAGTGATCTATTTTTTCATTATTAATTTCTGGCATTACTGCAATACTATTAATTATAGGTTGTTTATTAGGATATGCCCAAATATAACCTCTAGATGTAAGAGTTACAGTATCATTTTCATGCCAAAAATAATTAAATTTGTACTCTAATTTGTTGAAAAATTCAATAGCTTCAATATTTTTGCAATGTATCCAAAGTTTTGTCATTCTATCTATAAACCACTTTAAGTTTTCACCATATTGTGGTTTATCATGACCTAAAAATAAAATACCATTTATATACCAAACATCAATTTCAGCTTCAAATCCATCATTTATTGCTTTATCAATATAAGTTGGTTCGTTTTCATAAGATTCAAATTTTCCATTTATATTCCCCCTATGTGCTATTAATATCATATAAATTTTTTTTCAGAAAAAGCGTTTAATATTAATGGCATAGCTGTTTGACTTAAATGCATATGTGAACCTTCCCAATTATCTAAATAATATGGATTAGTTATTTTATTTTCATCAATCATTTTATAAAATATTGTGACAAATTTAATATTATTTTTTACGCATAATTCTTCTAAATATTTATTAAATTCTTCCGTTACTATATTTCTTTCTAAACATGTACCAAAAGATGGACCTCCTGTATATTTTTTTGATTCATGCCAAGAAGCAATTGGCCCCCAAGCAATAACATCAATGTTTAAATTTTTATAATATAATAAAGTCGAAAAATATCTGTCAACACATTCTTTAACAATTTCAGATATTGATTTTTTTTGTAATTCCACTTGTTTTAAAAGATGAGCCCTAATATCAACCTCACCAAAACAAAATAAAACAGAATCATTTTTAATATCTACTTTAAGACGAATTATTTCATTAATTATTGGTTTTTTATTATCTAATTGATATGCTGTAGCAGCTCCAATTCTATAAGTCTTAAAAAAAGGTGTTTTATCATCGGAAATTTGTGGCCATATTGGTTGCATTTCTTCTTTACCACAAAATACTGAAGCGTGACTATCCCCTATGCAATGTATCATAATATTATTTTTTTTAAATTAGATATAAAGGCTAATTCTTTTTCTTCTGAATCCATACCGCCTATATTCCATTTATTATTATTACCATATATTGTATTATACATGGTATGTATGCCAAACCCATTTTTAATAAACATAAATCTTTTATTGTATTTATTTTTAAAATCTGAAATAGGAATTTCGTCATAGATACTGCCATATAAATTAAATATATTTTTCCATGTATTTGTTTTTATTAAAAATAAATTATTGGTAAAATATGGCGAATTTATTTCAAAAATACTATATTGATTTTTATTTAAAAGTTTTTGATAATTATCTAAAATAAAATCATTTATATTTGTTTGAGCATTATAAGATATTCTCATAGGATGCATACCTTTAATATTAGTTTTTAATTCACTTAGACCTTTATAATAATCATTAGGTATCCATTCCTTAGCATAAATAGTATATTTATTGAGTGGAGAATAGTCAACATTAAATAAACCATTTGGCATTTCTTGAGATAAAAAATATTTTTTTATTTTTTCCCCTTCTTCATTAGACAAAAATTCATTTATAAATTCATCACAAGATGGAAGCGTGGTCGATAATAATGGGCTCAATAATAAATTATTTTCATCATTTAATATACCACAATTTTCAATCATATAATCCCAAATATGATTATTAATTATACAATCTTCATCTAATTTAATAGAGTATTCAGAATCTAATTCTAAAACATATTTTAATTTCTCCGTATAATTAAACCCATTATTAAACGTAAGAATAACAGTATTTAAATCTTCATCAATATATTTTTCAAAAAAATCAATTTTATCTTGTGTAGTTAATATATTTAATTTTATATTTTTCTTATTTTCAGTCTTTATTTTTTTTAAAAAATGAAATATAAGTGGATAGATTTCTAATCTAGAATTAGAAAAATAATTTATATTTATCATAATAATAAATTTTCTTTCATCTTATTTATATCCATTGATTGATTTTTGGGCACATGACTCGGGGCAAACGTTTTCACTACTGATTTAGTTTTAGATGCTAATTCATACATCGTTTTAATTTCGGTACCCACATTATATAAACCAAATAAATTTTTTTGTATCATTTTAATTATAAGCTCAGCTATAACATTAACATAATCAAAATTACCAATTTGATTTATCCAAGCTCCTTCATATGGAAAAGGATATGGTTTATGTGTACATCTGCATAATAAATAATTACTGGATTCTAATTGAACTAACCCATCACTTAATAGTTTGGTATAGCCATACCAAGTATTACAATGAACTGGAATATCATTCTCTGATGCATTTGATATCGAACCAGCATAAAGATAATCACTAGAAATGTGTACTAATTTAATATTATAGTTATTACAAAAATCTATTAATTTTTTTACAAAGACATAATTTGTTTCCCAATGATTTTGTTTATCGTTTGAATATGTATCCGTATTTGCTATGCAATTAATAATAACATTATGTATCGGATTTAAACTATTATCTTTAGGAATGTATTGATATATATTATTTATATCTAAATTATCTTTTTTTCTAGATATATAATCCCAATTAGTCTGCTTTACTATTTCAGCACCTAATAATCCATCACCTAAAACTAATACTTTTAATTTATCCATTTTTCTTTAAAAATATTTTCTATATAATTAAAAATTTCTTCATCATAATGTGGCGCAGCTCCTAAAAAAAATACATTATCTAATACCTGATTAGCATTTGGATATTTTGTTAAATCATCTAAATGTCTATAAGCTGGATGCATGAGAATATTTCCCGCAAAATAATTTCTTGTTTGTATTTTATTTTCCTCTAAAAATGTTACTAATTTATTTTTCATTTCTTTATTATCACAAATAAAGGGGGTACCAAACCAACAAACATCAGCATTAGTAAGTGTTGTGACACCTTTTAAATTATTTACGTTTTCTAGTAAAATAGATTCAATTCTACATTTACTGTTTTTTCTTTTTATTTCTATTTCATCAAATTTTGTTAGTTGAACTAATCCTATAGAACCTTGTAAATCCATCGGCTTAAGGTTATATCCCATAGTTGTAAAAACATATTTATGATCAATAATTCCATCATATGAATCAAGCCATTTATCAAATCTATTACCGCAAGTACCGCAGGATAAAAGATTTGATGACCCGACACAATAACAATCTCTACCCCACCATGAAAAACTAATAAATAATTTATTTAGTTCATTTATGTCAGTACATACCATACCACCCTCACCAGTTGAAATGTGATGAGCTGGATAAAAAGATGAGGACCACGCAACATAATAATTACTTAAATGTTTACCATTCCATTTAGTACCTAAACTATCACAACTATCACCAATTAATTTAATATTATATTTTTCGCATAAACTAGTTAAAAAATCCATGTCTGGTGGATTACCTAATACTGGTGATACAAAAATTGCTTTAGTCTTAGATGTTATTTTTTCTTCTATTTTAGTTATATCAAAATTAAGTGTATTATATTCTATATCTATAAAAACTGGTTTTAGATTATTCTGTACTAATGTGGAAATAGTGGTTGGAAATCCTACTGGTGATACAATTACCTCATCATCATCTTCCCAATTAAAATATTTTTTAAGCCCAGCTATGAGTATTAAATTAGCTGAACTTCCAGAATTTACCATGTGAGCAAACTTAACAGAAAACATTTTAGCAAAAGTGGATTCAAATTTATGGACATTTTCACCAGCGACTACCCATTTACCAGTAATAAAAGTATTTATGGCCGCAATTATTTCAGCTTCATCCCAATATGGCCCTGAGTATAATACTTGACTTTTACCTGCAATAAATGATTGATTATACAAATATTTTGGTTTATTGTTTTTAATATAATCTTTTAAATTTGATAATATTTGTTCAATATTCATTTAATTTTATTTTTTATAATGTAGGCATTTTTTTTATAAAGGCAAGCTTATTTTATTAATCTGGTATGAGATCTATAATAATATCCTCTTCTGAAATTTTATCTATATAATTTTTTTCATCATATTCTTTTAGATGTCTAGTGTATTGAGATACAGTGCTTTGATGTAAAATTCTAGGTTTAACATTAGAATTCATGCCAATATACATTTCAGCATTATGCCTTAAAGTCAATATAATTGGTGAATTTGATTTATTTAGGGATTCTATTTTAGGAAGAGTTTTTAAATAATCAGAATTAGCCCACCAAAAATTACCAGAATAATGTGGTACTGGATGAGTTCTCCAGTCAACACCACAAATATCATATCCATTATCTAATGCTTCAACACATTTATTAAATTTAATAATATTGAAATAACTTAAATATTTTCTCCAACTCTGTTTGTAAATAGTGTTATTAGTAACACCTAATCCATTTAAATAAAAAATTTTAATATTTTCTTTTGTTTCTTGAATAACATTTTCAATAAATTGAAGTGTTGGAAATTCAAATTCATGTATTTGACCTAATTTATGAATTTTAATTTTATCAGATTGATATGGTATTTCAAAAATACCATCTCCAACAATGCATATATTTAATTCATCACAAAATAATAATAAATCGGATATTATAATTTTTTCGAGTAATTCTGAGCCTATTTTTTGATACTCGCCCATTGTTGCTATATGCATAAATATTTTAATCAAAATATTTGTCTTCCTTTACTGATGGTATTTTAATAACTAAAGTAGTAACGTCTGTTAAACAATAAAAATCCGTCCAATTATTTGGCTCAATTATTATTATATCATCTTTTAAATATTTGTTTTTATTCATTTCAACTTCGCCATCTATTATTATCGTATATTCAGTTGCTATTTTATGTACGTGGCTTTTTTCTGAATTTCCAGCTTTATAACGTTTAACAGCAATTTCAAAATTATCTGTTAATAATAATGACGGATTAAAATTACCAATAAACCAACCGTTAATAAAATTTTTTAAGTTATCTTTTTTCATACCATATATGTTTTTCTTATAAATTCTTTTACTGGACAGTTTTTTTGATAATTAACTCTTTTTATACTATAATAACCTTCTTCATATTTTTGTTTTACTTGGGGTATTGTAATAATCCAATTTTTAGCTTTATTAGATGGATCATATGTACCAAAATGTTTAGGAAATTCCCATGGTTCTCCGCTTAATAAAGCCATATATGGTGGAAAGATATTAATCATGTCTTGATTAGGATAAATTTCAAGACATTTATCAATATGTTCTTTAGCCAATAACATTGCATTATTTGTTAACACCGCACATTCCCAATTAGCGGACATTGGGGATTCAATATTTAAAGTTTTATACATATCTTTAGGGTCCCATCTACCGTATGGTTGTTGAAGTGGGAATCCTATAATTTTTTTACTACTATCTTTGCCAATATATGTCTCCTCCCAATTTTCAGTATTTAAAAATTGTAAATAATTTACATTTTTTTGAAAGTTAAATTTATTGATAAAATATTGATTGGCTGATACCAAACAAAAATGATTGAAACTATTTATCTCTTCAATTGTTAATTTTTTTAATAATGCCTCAAACGCACCAAAAATAAAACTAGAGTAATTAAGTGGACCTAATCTATGTCTTATTTTTACTTTATCATGATTTAGAGTCGGATGATTTATATAAAAATCACAATTATCATGAAAATAATTAATGTTTTTTATCATGTCATCTATATCATCGTTAGTCTGTATATTATTATGAGCAAATATAACAAAGGCGCATCTATTATTCATTATTACTTAAATTTATTAAATTTTGTATTTTTTTTTCAATTTCCAATTTTATTAAATCATCTATATTTTTAGATAATTTACATTTTAATTCAACGAACTTTGGATTTGATAAAACATAATGCCCAGATATGTTGATTAGTTCATCTTTATTTTTATTAGGATTAAAATTTTTATCAACCCATTTAACCCATTTTTTTGATTCTAGACATATATTATAAAATTCATCATATAATTCCGTAAAATTTTCCTTTATTTCCTGAAGAATTATTTTAGTCTCTATCTGACCAAATTCTGGTGCTATATTTATACTATCTAATCCATTATTGAATTTTAATCTGAGTAGTTCATCAGTTATATAATCACCATTATGTTCTTTAGATATTAAAGAATAATTGTTAACAACATCAATCATTTTTTTTAATCTATTTTGATTGAACTGACCAGTATTTTTATTACCGCTTAAAGCAGTACCAGACTGTATAACAGCGTATTTTATTTTAGAATAAACATCATGATTTAATATTTTTTTTAAATCGCTTAACAATTGATTTAATTCTTCTGGAGTAGTTGCCCTAATAGCTTCTTCAGTTCCAACTTCATAACATACATTTGGATTAATATTATATCCTAAATTTATAAATTCTATTGTAGCTTTTAACCCGTCTTCATAATCATTATATTTTTTCCATACATCAACATGTATAACATCAAACATATTAGGTTTACAATCCTCTTTAAAAGATTCTATACCATCTTCAAATATATCACCCTGATTCGGCCCAGCGTGATCTCTAACTAAGATAACATTTTTAGATTTATTTCTTACATATTCACAAAAATCTTTTGTCGTCCAATTATTTACATAACCACCAGTATTTTCGATTTGTCTTCGTGAGGCTATTAATCCTAATTTAATATTATACTCATTTGAATATTTTATTACGGTATCAACGATGTTTTTACTCATTGGTCCTATAAATATTTTAGTCTGTTTCATATTAATAATATATTAATTATTCAACGCTTTGTAAAGATTAAAAAGCCCAAAATAATATAAGAATTCACCCATTTTATAATCATGAAGTGGTGACATATTTAACCAAATAATAGCGGTTAATACTTTGACTTTTTTTAAATCCAACTCATTTTCCTTAATCCATTCATGTAATATTTCACGACAATTAGTTAATTTATCACTTCTTAATATATCACATTTAATTATTGACATATTATTATTATTATTTTCTTTAGTAATTGAAAATAATCCTTTGTTTACAATATCATGATTAAATAATAAGTTATGATTTAATTTAGCCAAATCATAATAAATATCACCATTTTTAAGATCACCAGCAAAATCTTGTCTCCAGTCTAATAATGTAAAATCATTATTTTCATTTAATATAATATTATCTAATATATAATCACCATGAAACTGATACTCTTGATTAGAGCATAACCAATCTTTATCTATACTATTTATCATTGATAATAATGACGGTATACTAATATTGTTTATTAAACATTCATTATCAACAATTTTATGTTCTTTATAAAACATATCTAATCGTTTTAATGTTTTTGTAAAATAAAAATCATTACATTTTTTTTTAAATTCATCAGAGTTATCATATTTAATCCATAATTTTTCTTTACTAAATTTTAAAAAATTATGAAATACGGGTTCAGATATTATTGATGATAATAATTCCCCCTTGGCTAATTTATATTTATAGAAATTATCAGTAAATCCTATTATTTTAGGCACTAGTCCTTCTAATTCTTTAGCTCTTTTAACCCTATTTAAGCATATGGTTTTATCATAAAAAAATTTAATAACAAAATTTTCAAATATAAAAATTGACTCGTCTACTTTATCTAATAATTCAAATTTATCACTTATTAATTCTCTTGAATGTTTTAAATCTGAGGCATTACCTATATCTAACCAATTATTATATTCGTAAGTTTCCCATTTATTGATAAACATTTTATTTATAGCATGGCAATCACTAAGACTAGAATTATTTGGATTACTGATATATTCTTTTTCTAAAGCAGACCAAAATTTTTGATAGTCATTTATCCCAGCTAATCCTATATATACAAAATTAGAATTCATATCCCCTTTATCATAAATCATATTATTGTGATTGAATGATACTGTTCTATATTGTGATGTATTTTCTTTATAACAAACGCCCAACCAATTAACTAAGGGTTTTTTTATTAAATCTTTTTTATCTATAATGGTATCCGAAGCGTGAAAAATAAATGGACATTGTAATTCATTTTTAGCTTTTAACAAAGAATATCCTAAGCTTGATCCCTCACCATCATATTTATCAACTTCAATAAATTTAAATTTTCTATTTGGATAAGCTAAACTTAAAAAATCTCTTATTTGATTTCCAAAATAACCTAAGGTAATAACCAATTCAACATCCAAAGGATAATGCTCAACTATATATGAAATAGCTGGCTTCTTTCCAACTCTAACTAATGCTTTGTTGGTATATTTTGTCAAATCACCTAATCTAGTACCAATACCACTGGTTGTTATTAAAACTTTATACTCTTCCATATTTATCTTCTATTCTAATTACATCATATAAAAAATTGGTCGAACTTTCTAAATATAGACTATCTATCATTGCTTCCATTCTATGAATGACAAATGGTTCTATTGTATAGTGTTCACCCTCTTTAAGGATCATTTCAGTCAATAAATCTTTAGTCAAGCCAACATAAAATTTTAACTGACCCTTAATTACATAAAAAGTTTCATGTTTTTTTTCATGATATTGTAAGCTACAGCTGTTACCAGCTTTCATGAATAATTCTTTAACCACATAATTATCATTAACTTCAATCCATCTTTCAAAACCCCATGGCTTATCTATTTTTATTACTTCTTTCATAAATCTTTAATTGAACTAATACCCTCATTTCTGTCAAGGTTTATTGATACTGCTGTATCATATGTTTTATTTTTTTTTCTATCGTTAATTAGGACTCTAATACCACCACCAATTCCCATAATTAACTGATCATAAAATATTCCTAACTCTAATAATTGTTTTTCTGTTGCGGCTCTACCACTTTCTTTTCTTCCAGTGGTTAGAATAATATTATAACCTTTTTTATCCCATTCCGCTAATTTTTCAAGTGTCCCGTTTAATAATTTTGGAGTATGTACGTATTGTTTTGAAATATTTTCAGAATGTTCAACTAATGTCCCATCAATATCAAGAAAAATTGTTTTAGGTCTAGTATCCATAAATAAAGTTTTATTAATCCCAATGAAAAGTACCAATAGATACATTGGTATTATTTATTATTTTATTTTTAATATTTTCATCAATCCAATGAAGGCGAATAATTCTTTCATCTAAATCATTTAATATTTTTGTGTAGTTTAAATAATTTTCTTCGTTTAATATTGTCATCATATATTCGTAATTACCGCCTAATTCATCTAATTGTTTTTGAAAATTATAATCTTTTTTTAAAATTTCATCAATACATAGAAATTTTTTGTTATTGTGTTTAAATAAATAAGTAGAATATAATTGATAATCAAAAAATAATTTATCTTTTAATATTAAAGTAACATCGTTTTTATGTAAGTCCTTTAATTCTTGTAATAATTTTTCAACATATTCTAGTTCATAAAACCAATAACTTTTGACAAAAAACCATTTATTATTGGTATAGTTTAATAAATCATTACATGATTGATTAACATCTTTTTGAATATTTTGATATATATTATTGCAATAGAGTATTGGTTTATTTTTTAATGTATAAAATATATCTGAAAATTTGAATTCTTTAAGACATAAATTTTCGCTATCAATAACAATATAATCAGTATCAACACATTTATAAGCAAATAATTTTTTAATTGATTGTAATGGATATTTTTGGGCAAAAAAACTTAAATTATCCGAAAACCTTTTTTGATCAACACTCATTAATAAATCATTTAATTTAAAAAAATTAATATTTAAATTTGTAAATTGATTTTTTAGCCCAATAAAATTATTGTAGTCATTAGAACTAACAATAAAATTGATTTTTACATCATTTTTATCCAAACAAAATTTATCAAATGATTTTAAAAAATTAATATTATATTCGTAATGTCTATTATATGTTGGTATTACTAAATTCATTTAATCATGTTTATTTTCTAGATAAATTTTTAAATCTTCTGGTGTCCCAAGTCCCCACATTTTTTCTATATTATAGGTTCTAAATTTTAATCCGTCTTTGATTGCTTCATTATATACTGGGGCAACATAAAATTCATTATTTACTCTTATTTCATTTTTTATCATTTTCTCAGCATATTTTACATACTCTGAGCCTTTATTCCAATAATATAAACCAACTGTAGCTATATTGCTTATTGGTTTTTTTTCGGCTATTTCACTTATATAATCTTGATGATCTAATTTAACAAATGACCATTTAGGATGTGTGGATTCAAATGTAACAACCGTTCCATCTGATTTATTATTAATGATTGAATAATAAAAATTATTACTATTCCATTCAATATATTGATCCGAATTTGCTATTAATAAATGTTTATCATTATTTATATAATCTTTTGCTAAAAGTGTTGTACATGCAGCACCTTGTGTTAAACCGTCAACTTGTACAATTTGACAATTTGGGGTTATGAGGTTCAAAACAAATTTAAGATTATATTTTTCATAATGTTCTTTTTGAACAATATAAATGTAATTAGCCTTTATATTCAAATTTTCAATAACAACTTGAATCATCGGTTTTTGACGCACTTCTATTAATGGTTTAGGAAATGTATATCCAGCTAATGCAAATCTTGAACCAGCACCAGCCATTGGGATCAAAACATTAAAATCATCGGATATCCATTTTTTATTTTCATTTTTTTTATCACTTATTTCATCTAATTGTTTTTTCAATTTTTCGTATGTCACATCTTCGGGTGAATCCACGGGACATAATATCCCACCAGAACTTATTGCCGCTTCTCTGCCATGTAAACTATCCTCAACAATTAATGTTTCGCTTGGTTTAGCACCAGCATGTATCATACATTTTAAATAAATTTCTGGATGTGGTTTTGGATGAGTAACGTCATCATTGGATAAATAATAATCAACATATTCAATTAATCCAGTTTTATATAGCATTAATTTTAAAGATTCTCTAATAGAATTAGATGCTACATATATTTTATAACCATTTTCTTTTAAAGATTTTAAAACATTTATTAATCTAGTGTTTTCCGATAATTTTTCTTTTATAACATCTTTAGTAAATTCTTGTTTTCTTTGCCAAACTATTTCATGAAATTCTTTAGGTAATCCTTTATTACTGGTTAATTTTTCTAATTTAATTTTTGTAGGTAGTCCATCATAAATAGATAAATGTTCTTCTCTTGTTATAATGTAATTTTTATTAATAGAACTTAATGATTTATTTAAAGCCTCATAATGTATTTCTTTAGCATCAACTAAAACACCATCCAAATCAAAAATTATTAATTTTATATTTTTTTCCATACTATTTTATATTTTTAATTATGTTATCCAATAGACTAATAATATAATCAAAATCTAACACATTAGCCTGATTGGTTGTAGATATGGGTTCTTTAAAATAATCATTATACTTATTATCATCATTATCAAGTTCTATTATTTTTTCAATTAATTTATCTTCACTATCAAAATCATAATAATTTAAAAATGTATTAGGATTGAATTCATTCGATACCATCTTACTCCCCCAATATATTGGAATAGTGCCACTAATAAATGGTTCAATTAATTTTTCCGATATTAATCCACCCATGTCAACCAAATATCCGTTATTTAAAATAGCATTAGGCCAGCATTGGTAACCGCCTCTGTAATTATTTTCAAATGCTATATTAAATTTATATTTTTTTATAAATTCAATTTTAGGCTTAGAAGAATTAAAAGATGAATTATCATATGGGACGTTAAAATGACCATATGGTAAAACATTAGTATCTACTTGTTTATATTTACTTAATTTATGAAAAAAATCTCCACGTTTACCATTTAAACTTTTACTGACAAAACAACAAAAATGTGTTTTTATTGGTATTTTTCTATTATTTTGTTTAAAAAATGATAAGTCTGATATTAGTCCAGTTCTTATAAATTCATGAATATACATATAGTATGACGGAAATCTTGTATGATTTGGTATATCAATATAAAAATTAGACAAGAAATGATTAGCTATGGTATCAAGATCATCTAAATTAGGAAAATATGGTTCATTACAATAATAAATTGTATAAGCATTAGGAAATGGTTTGTGTCCTGTTCCCATAGTAATTACTAAATTAGGATTAATATCATCTAAAATGACATTATGATTTTGTCTTAAAAGCCATAACCATATGTTATCGTTTTTATTAAAATCACCCCAAAATTCATGAAAGTATAATCTAATATCCATTATATTATTTTATAAGGTGCATATTGAACATAATATGAATATAGTTTTACTAAATCCATTATTCCATCATTTAATCCGTATTCTAATTTAAATCCCATTTTTTTTATTTTTTTAAACGATATTTCAAAATTTCGTTTATCTAAATCAGGTAAATTAGAAGTAACTAATTCAAATTTGATATATTTTGCAATGTTATCCGCAATATCTTTTTTAGATAAATTCATTATTTCATCACCAACATTATAGACATTACCTCTCATTATAGATGAATTATTCATAGCAAAAATATATGCTCTAATAGCATCTTTTATATGAATAAAAGTACGTTTAGTATCTCCAGCAAATAAAATTAAACTTCTATCTGTTATTGCTTTATATGTAAAATCATTAACCATTAAATCATTTCTCATTTTTGGTGATATCCCAAAAACAGTTGCAAATCTTAGTGAAATGCTATTTTCCCTTTCTTGAATAATATTTTCAGAAATATACTTTGTTTTACCATAAATGCTTACAGGTGATATTACGGAATTTTCGGTACATATAGTTTCCGAATAACCATACATAGATGTAGTAGAAGCATTAATTAATAATTGTTCTTTGGACATAAAGCTCACTAAATTTCTGACTGAGTCAACATTTATACTTTCAGCTGAATGTGGATTTGTAGCACAAGCTGGCATTCCACTAATCCCCGCTAAATGATAAATTATTTCAAAATTTTTAACATCCTTCTTATTTAAATTTCTAATATCTACTTTATTAATACTTAAATTTTTATCCGAAATTAAATGTAATAAAGTATCATATCCATACATAAAATTATCTAATACAGTAACTTTATGCCCTAATTTTAATAATTCTTCTGTCAATAAAACCCCTTTATAACCAGCACCTCCTGTAACTAATATATTCATAGTTTATTTTTTAATTTTCCAAACAATCAAAGAATGGCCTTCTATAAAATAACTTCCAGAATAAGTTCTTTGTTTTGTTATTATTTCTATTTTATTTTCTGTTTCTAATTTTTCTAAATATGGTAAAAATCCCTTTAAATAATTCCTTTTTCTAAAATATTTTTTTGATAAAGTATCTATTAAATTATTATCTAATAATTCATCGATTGGTTCCATATGAATACAGATCTCTGGATTTTTAAATAATAAAAAATCAACAAATTCTTTAAAGTTTTCCCCAATTTGTTCTAACGCTGCAATTGTATATATACCACTATTTTTTGGTATGTCAATATTATAATCTGGTTTAAAAAAATTAAAATTAATCCCATTAATATTTAAATCTAATAAAGAATTGATTTCGTTGATTATATTTTGCGAACTAATTGTCCAATCACAACCATTTAATTTGACATTTTTATTGAATTCATTTAATCTTATTAAATGATAAGCTGGCCCACACCCAAATTCAAATATATTCTCCACATTTTGTAAATAATGTTGGAGTACGGCATCTACTAAACAAATATGTATTTTATAATCAAAATTATCAACTAATGGCATAAAGCATTTTCCCATTCAGATATTCTATGTTCACCAGATTTAATAATGTCATTCGTTAATACGTTTATTACATTTAATATATAATCATTTCTTTCCTCATAAGTTAATGGCCTATATTTTAAATCAAATTTTTCAATTTTATTTTTTAATGTTTCATTAATATTAAACCCTAAAATTTTTTCCAAATCTTTTGGTGTAATTTTATGTATTGTTTGTTCCATTGTATATTTTTTTTTGCCATTTTATTGTTTTTTCTATCCCATCTTTTAATGAAATAAAATTTTCTTTTTTAAATTCACTTAAATATCTATTTAAACTAATATTAACAAACTTAGGGTTACCTAAAATTTCTTGTGATACATTTGGTATAATAACTTTTTTATTAAGTTCAAAACCAATTAATCTGGCTAATTCTAATATTGTTGTTATCGACTTACCACCAACATTATACAATATTTCTTTTCCAAATAATAAAATATTCCAAAACATTTCGATAATATCAGTTATATAACCATAAGTTCTAATAGCATCACCAGAATCCATTAGTCTAATAGAATTTTCAGTCAATCCTTTTTGGATTAATGAATTTAATACCCTACCATCATTTTTTTTTGTACCAGGCCCATAAGCTAAGCTAAGTCTAATAATTTTAATATCAAATCCTTTATCGATATATGAATAACATATAGCTTCTCCACATCGTTTACCTTCAATATAGCATGAGCGTGGATGATTTGTATTTGTTATACCTATTTGTTCTTCAGTAATATTTTCATAATCTAAACCACTATATAATTCACTAGTACTAACAAATAAAAATTTACCATTAGGATTAAGATACTTAAATAAGTTGATGATAGTTGTAGTATTTAAATGTATTGTTTTAATTTTATCATCCATAAATTTAGTTGGTTGCCCATAACCAGCGGCATGTATAATACAATCAAACATATTCATATCTTGAAATGTATTTATATTAGTAATATCCCCTTGTAATATATTACATCCACTAAATATTCTTGAAATATTATCATCTAATGAGTTATTTATCCAAGCATAAATGCTAATATTATATTTTTCTTTAATTTCCTTTAAAGAAGCTATAAGAAAAATACCTATTAAACCAGAAGCACCAGTTATAAGTATTTTTTTATCTCTAAGTAATTCAAAATTTATATTAGAGACTATATTTTTTGCTTCCTCCTCAATTATATAAGACATTGTTCTATTTTATTTTTAAGTCCTTTTATATCTAACCCTAAATGCTCATCGTGTTCTAATTTAGTGCCATAGTTTTTTAAGAATTTATGTGGAACACCAATATTAAATAATTTGTAATTTTTGCCTTCTAATGTTTTAGTTATTTTATAATTTATACTTCCCTCATAAAATGGTTCTATTACTATTATGGGTTTATCGTATAAATAATTATTTAATAATAAATCACTATCAAAGGGATTAATACTGGTATAATATAAGATCGTAATGTCTAAATTTCTTGTCGCTTCAATGACATTGGATAACATATTACCAATACATACAATAACCCCATTAAAACCAATTTTAATAATATTTCCTTTCCCATAAGTTACGTTATTTGAAACATTATTTTCGAATTCACTAAGCCTATAATATGTCGGTGTATTATTATTATAACCAATATTAAATAATTGATCAAATTCATTACTAGTCCCAGGCACAATAATTTCCATATTTGGAATTGTTAGTAATAATGAAACATCTGCTGGGCAATGATGTGTTGGCCCTAAAGCAGCATAATCATATGATGCGCCAACAGTAATAAAATTTCCACCTAATTCTTGATATCCAAAATCTATTTTAAGTTGTTCTAAAGCTCTTTCTACTATAAATGGTGCAATAGTATGAACTATTGGTATAAGACCCGTAATGGCCATGCCAGAGGCTAAACTAATTGTACTTTGCTCTAGTATACCTATATTATAAACTCTGTCTGAATAATTTTGAAACGCATTTCTAAAACCAAATACACCAATGTCCCCTAATAATAAAATTGTTTTATCATTATTAAACAATACTTTTTCAACAGAATTTATTAATTGTTTTCTCATTGTTTTATTATTATACATTGTGACGTTCCAATAATATTAGGTTTTTCTAATTTATTTTTAAAAAATTCATCAACAGCCAATGAAACACCTTCAGTTTGATTATTTCCTGTATAATCATGTATAATAAAAATACCATGACTACTCATTTTATCATAAAAATAATTAAGACAATTAAAAGTTGATTGATACGTATCAACATCTAAATGAACAAAAGAAAATTTTTTATCATTTAATATATTTCCAGTTTCTTCTGGAAAATAACCCTTAGATATTATAACACTATCATTATTTTTAAATCTTTCTATTGTACTATTATAATCATAAAATAAAAAACCGTTTTTTAAATAATCACCATCCTTTTCCCCGCAATCTTTTAATCCTTCAAATGTATCAAATAGGTATAATTTCTTATTTTCATCTTTAAAATATTCTAATATTTTAGCACTGTCCCCAGAATAAACACCTACTTCAGCAATATCACCAATTATATTTCTTGTTTCAATTACATAATTTACCAAATTAAAAACTTCTTGAAATGTCTGACCAAGATTATTAGATGATTGTATTAGTAAATTTATTTTATCTAAATAAATTGTATTAATAAGTTTTTTATATTCTTCATCATTTGGGATTTTATGATGCCATTCTGGATTATTTTCAATTATTGATATTCCCTTACCCTTTACGGTGTTAGCCAAAATAAAAATTGGTTTATCTGAATTTGTTTCTAAAGCTTTTATTATTTCATTTTCATTATGCCCATCAATTTCTATCGTATGCCAATTAAACGCATTAAATTTATTTATTACACTATCCAATTTTAACGCTCTATCATTTGAATGGTTATAATCCATAATACAATAAAGATTATTTAGATTATGATTAGAGGCTAATAAAGCTGATTCCCAAATTGTTCCTTCATTTGATTCACCATCTCCTATAACTACAAAAACTTTATTATTAGTTTTTTGTATTTTTTCACCCATAGCAATACCAACAGCGATTGGTAATCCATGACCTAGAGAACCAGTTGAGGCTTCAATATGTTTTAATTTATTACTTGGGTGACCGCCTATACTACTATTATATTTGCAAAAATCATCAAGATTATATTCTAATAAATTGAAATGCTCTAATATAACATACAATCCAAGAGATGCATGTCCTTTGCTCAAAATGAATCTGTCTTCATTTTTTAATATTTTACCATATAGAACATACAATATGTCCAAGACTGAAAGAGAACTTGGTATATGACCTTCTTTTGATGTATAAGAAAGATCTATTATTCGTTTAATCAATTTATCAGAACCCATAATCTCTGTCTATGTTACATGTTATAGATTCCATGTTATCTGGATTTATTATTTTAGGAATAGCAGCATATGTTTTAACCCCAAATTGTTTAACTATTTCCGTAAATGAACCATCAGCAGTATATAAAGCATTTTTATTTAATTCAAGCATTTTCTGGGCAAACCATGGTCTTATTGATATGGCATGAGTACAATGAAGAACAAATAAATTATTATTGGATATTTCACACAAATTAGGAGAAAAGTTAGGCTTAATATTACCTCCGCCATCCCAACCTAAGTAAAACATTCCCCAGTCTTGGGGTAATTGTTTCATATATTTTTCTAATTCATTTAAATTATCAGTAAAAATTGAATCGTCTTCTAATATCAACACTTTATCATATAGATTTTCATTAACTATTTTTTTATATAAATTGTAATGACTAAGTGTACAACCTAATTGACCCCTTGTCTGTTTGGAGCCCATTTGAATATATGGGGTTTTATCCAACGTAGCACCATTTACACCATAAAAAAATTCATAATCAATACCATTTAAACGTTCTTTCATTCTTTCTATTCTGAAAGAACCCTCTATTGTTATAACATAAATTTTATCAAAACATTTGTTTAATATATGCATTCTTTAATTTTTTATATTATTTAATATTTTTATTTTTTCTTCATTAGGCTCGTTAAAAACTTTATCTTTGTTTAATTTAATAAGTTGTACGGTTGAGTATGAATTCATATTAAATTCATATTTATTTCTTACTTGTTTTGACCATAAAACATCTTCTCCCTGACCCCAAGATAAATTTTCATCCAATGGAAATTCTAACATAACTTCTTTTTTGGCAATCCAATATGTGCCAGATATGTACATATATTTAGATAAATGAATCATGTTATATGGTATTAAACAATCTCTTTCTATTATTGAATCCATGAAATTATTATTATGCGGCCAAATACACCAATCCCTAAAGCGGTTACCATAAAAATCAATTATTTTATCCATTCTTACTTTAAAGTCTGAACCGCTTTTGATTTGACCCTCATACCATTTATCATTGAATTTTACATAATCATGTAAATAGACTATATTATCATAATTCGCAGTATTTGTAATTATATTTTTTTTCTTGGTAATCCACATTGGTTTTGATCTTTCATTAAATTTTACAATGTGTGTTTTTTTTCTATTTAAATTACAATCACCGACTATTATAATCTCATAATTTGGTATATTTTGATTTTCAATTGAATCAATAATTTGATTAATATTTATTTCATTATTACCACCAGTAATTATTCCAAATGTAAAATTCATATTATTTGAATATATTAGTGTTTTTGTAAATCCAATCTTCAGCTATTAAAAATTCTTTTGTCTTAATAAAATTTTCTTTAATAGCTGGTAACATTTTATTATATTTATCAAAAGATAATAAATTTATTTTACAAAGTAAATCTTTAATATCTTCAAAAATTATCATACCGTCTAAGTTAAAAAAATTACCAATAGAAGGACACCCCCAGTAAATTGGTACAGTTCCAGTGACAAATGAATCTATTAATTTTTCAGTAAAATAATAATCAGAGCGACTATTTTCAATTATTAATGAAAAGGCATAATCTTTTAATGAAGTTAATTTATAATCAATAGAATTATACCCTCTACCAAAGACATCTAAATCAAATTTTTTTTCTTTCAATTCTGAAATAGCTATATGCCTTAATTTATGACCATTTGTCTGAGATTTATTTGAAGCAACAATAGATAATAACTTTGATTTATCGTAAATTTTATGATCTTTTTCTTTAATCCAACAACCACAGTGCGGATAAAATTCAATATTATCAAAATTATTAATCAATGCTTTATCATATGTTAAAATTAAATCGAATTTATTGTGATTTTTACTGATCCAGTCATATATATTAAAATTTATCGCCTTAGGTTCCATTAACATACCTATTTTCTTGCAATTTTTTATTTTATCAACATTATACATTGAATTATCAGTAAAGAATATTATTTCATCATTATTGGGTGGTATGTTTCGCACCCATTCAATATATTTTGATTCTTGATAATCAGTACTATATTTTGCGTGAGCAAAATTAGTATCGATAATTTTAACTTTTCTTAAAGACATATTTTATTTCTTTATGCGGACCATTTATGTTTGAAAAATCCAATAAATTTATATCGATAATTTCATTTGATAAAAATTTATTATTTAATTCATTTTCAGAAATACCGAATTCTAGCCCATGTCTATTTTTAAATACATTATTAACCAAATTGACAGGAACGCTGACTAATTTTGAGTCAATAAAACATTTAATTATCTTGGGTATAAAATTTGAATTAACAAATTTTTGTAAACTATGTTCTAGTGTATTTGGATTAATAAAATCAATTTCAACTAGCAAATTTTTAATTAATTGAGTATTAAAAATATGACCATCGGTTGATAACGGATATTTAAAATCCCCAATTTGTTGTTTGGTATAATCAAAAATTATATACTTATTATCGATTTCATGATCATTTAAAGTATAATGTAAATTTGCGGGGTGAGAATAAACACAATTTTGACCTAATCTTAAAGAAAATATAACAGAATCTTCAATTACTGATTTTATAATATCTATTTTTTTTTCTATAATTGGTCTGAATAGAATTGCGTCATCGACCATGAATGTAGTGGCCTCATAATTATCATTTATTAATGATAATAAATTATTTCTAAAATTACGTTCTAATTTAAAATTTATTGCTGGTTGTATTAATTTTAATTTTTCATATCCACTTCTGTATTCCTCATTAAAAGTGTAAAGAACAGCTATATTATCAAATAAATCTCCTGAATTTATCTTTAACGAATCTAACAATAAGTTTAACTGACAAGCCCTATTTTTTGAAAATATAATTAATTGATTTTTCATTCATTAATAAAAAAATTTCTATAATCAACAATCTTATTTTGGATATCACTAAAACCCCTTCTTTGTATTGCAATATTTGGTGTTACGCAATAAGCATTAAAACTCTTTTGTATAATAGTATAATATGCGTCAACTTGTTTTGCCATCTTTGGTAAAAGTTGTAATATTTGTTCAAAAACAGTATTTTTTATTCCGACACAATGTAAAGCAACTGTACTATCAATTTTTAATATTTTATCATTTATTTTTATAGGCTTAGGCCCATATATATGATTACCACCAAAATAAATCATATCCCAATCTTTAGGTAATTTATTCATATAGTCATCTAAATAATTAATTTCATTTGTAAAAATGACATCATCTTCAAATATTAAAACATTTGAAACTTTATCATCCAAACATTTTTTAATTAAATTAATATGTGTTAATAAGATACCAGCTTCACCATTAAGAATTTTTAAATTCTGTTTTAACTCATTGCCATCAACACCACTAAAACGCTCAACATTCTCAATTTTAAATTTATTAAATTCATTCTTCGCCTCTAACCATCTATCAGGTCTTTTATCCAAATTTATACAATATAATTTATCAAAATATTTGTTAAAACTCATTTCACTTTTTTTGTTTCTTTGTTATCATATTTTTTTTCCAATTCTTCTTGTACAAAATCTTTTAATAAATCCTCACCATTAATTAAAACTTTAGCTTTAAATTTGATAACATAATAACCATCAAATTCAACTATTTTATCAAAAAAAATGTTATCATATGTATATAATAAAAAATCATCAGCTCCAATTGTATTATTTGTCATAAAACCAACCTCATCAAACTCCAAAAAATTATGATTAGAGGGGCCATTATTTATAATCTTTTTAATTTGATTAATAAAAACATTTGTTTGAGGATTATACATATCAGAATATTTTGATACGTAGAATTCTAAAAGTTTATTTTTGTCATCAATAGTTCTTATATTTAATTTTTTTGTAAAATTTTCAATATAAAATTTTGGAATAAAATTCCTATTTATTTTTAACGAAACATCTCCCTTTATTTTTGCGTCATAATCTTTTAAGGTTATTTCAGTTTCAATGGCATCAGTAAGATTAAGAGTACTGCGAATATTATTAAATGATAATTCTAAATCATAATTATCATAATCATCAACCTTTATATTTTTAATATATTTTTTTTTATCTACAGTTTCTATATTAATCATTTCAGGTGGATTATCATCGTCATCATTTAAATAACTAAATGTAGGTTTGTATTTGGACATTTCTTTATATATCTTATACGTCCTCCATCTCAAATTTTTTACTTCTTGTGTCAATTCACCATGTAATAAAGAATCGAGTAAAGTTCCTTGTAAATGTCTCTGTACTTGTTTAGTATCATCCTCAAGACTCTTTTTATCCTGACTCAATAAATTTTTTTCGACATTTGATAATGATATACCTAATGACGCTACTTTATTTTTAAACCAATCTTTTAATATCCCCATATTATAATAAACTTTTATAAATTTCAATTATATCACTAGCAACAGAATCAGAACCAAACTTTTTGACATCCTCAGGTACATCATGTAATGTTTTTGATTTAATATTACCAAACTCATCGACATTATAGATCCAACCCTTTTTTCCACATAACCATCCCTCAATTGTTGTGCGGCCTAATAAAATACCTGCCGTATAATCACATTGTTGTACATACTTTTCAATATTATATGTTGGTTCAAAATATTTAACATGTGATTCATTCTGTATCATATTCTCTAAATATGTATCATTTTTTTTACCAACAATCCAAAGTTCTTCATTATTATCTCGTGTAGTATTAATTAAATCCTGTATTGTATTTTTACGTAAATAATCTATTGTACCAACAAATAAACAAATTTTTTTAGACCTTTTAATTGTATTATTGATTATTTTAAATTTATTTATATCTATTGGATTGTAAATAACATCAATTTTATCTGGTGATATATTAAAATTTGTAATTAAATATTCTTTAATTTCAGGTCTAATTGCAATATATTTTTTTATATTATCAGAAATAACTGGTTGTTCTAATGCAATTACTTCAGAATGTATTGTTGAAATAAATGGAATATCTGGATATATTTTTAATAAAAATTCGGTGATTGGTTTGTGGTTAGAATGTATTATATCAAATCTTTCATCGGATATTTTATATAAGGTATTTTCTTTTGATGTTACAAGTCCTTCAGGAGTGTTTAATTGCCATTTACCATCACCTAATTTAAAATTAGGCGGTTCTTTCATATCACAGACTTTAATGCTGTACTGTTTAGCAAGACTCACAAGAGGATTACCTAACGTAGAACAGATGGTTACATCACAATTATTTTTAGTAAGAGCCTTTGCTAATTCAAAAACATGTAATTCAGAACCAGTAAAATTTGAAAAACTTAAACAACCAATTAATATTTTTAATTTTTTATGTTTAAAGTTTGTTCTTTTAATTGTTATTGGTAACTTATCGGAATATTTTTTTATAAATAATTGTCTGTTATCTTCCCATTCATCATTTGTCATACCAATAGACATATGATTGACCCTTATATTAGTTATTATACCTAACTTACAACCATTTAAAAAATTTTGAAAACAAAAGCTAATATCATAAAAATGAAACCCAGTAAATTCTTCATCAAAATTATTTTTAATTTTTTTTCTATTAACACAAAAAAATAAACCGTCCACAATTATTACATCTTCAACATCATTTGCTATGTCTTCTGAATAAGCCGAAAGCCAAGTTTTACCTTGGCTCGTATGTTTTACCCTACCATACATTTTATTCCTATCATCCCACCAACGACCGCTACTAGGCATATTTTTCGTACCAGCAACACCTATAATACCATAATCCGAATTTTTTTCAAAAGTTTTTAATAATTTTTTACCCCAACTAGTTGTTTCAATCTCAACATCATCATGCATAAAAACAATAATATCATTCTTGGCCTGAGATAAACCACGATTATATGGTTTCGTTAATCCCTCTCCATGATTTATTATTTCAATAATTTCAATATCTTTACCAAGACCAGATGTCTTAATTATATGCTCTTTATGTTTTGGTTTTGTCTCTCTAGTACAATATACTACTGTTATCATTTATTAAATCTTTTATACGCATTATTTGTTATCTCAATCAATTCTACTTGGCCAATAAATTCTTTTAAATTTTTAGCATTTGTATAGCTCATAGCTGAGCGTAAATAATGTTCAAAATTTTCACACCATTGACCAAGAGTGTACTCCACTTTTCTATATCGTATTACACCTTCGCTAGTTTTAATATTCTTAGAACCCCATTTCTTTTGAACTTCTTTAGTACTCATTCCACGAAACTTCTTATAAACAGGAACACCGAATTTATAAGCTTTATTAGCAATTATTTGTGGAACTCTTATTTTTTTCCATAAATAATTAGAACCAGCAGATTCAAGTGCTTTATTAAAAATGCTACCAAGCATTACATAATCAGCGCCTAATGCTAAAGCTTTTATAACATCACTATATGTCTGCATTCCACCATCAGCAACAATATAAGCTGGATTCTTTAATGACAGTGATACCTCATAACATTCTTTAATTAGGGATGCCATTGGATATCCAACACCCGTATTTTGAGTTGTGAGGCAATTATGAACAATATTATTGTTAACTTGATAGGAATGATTTTTATCAACTGTTATATCATGTAACATATTATATGACTCAGTATTTATAAACTCAATAGTTTCAATTTCTTTTAATTTATATTTTTTTAATTTTTTCATATATATTTTTTAAATTATTTAAAAAATCTAATGATTTAACATGTTTATCATTAACTCTAATTAGAGTAAATCCATTAGACTTAGCTATTTCATTTTTTAATTTATCATTGATTTTAGTTTCATCGGATGAATGCCAATATTCGCCATCTAATTCAATTAAAATATTTTTACCCAATTTGTAATCAAAAATTTTACCATCAAGCTCAAAAGAACCTAAAACCGATTTATCGAAATAAAATTTTAATAAATTAAGAAAATCAATTTCAATTTGACTGTGTTTAATGAATTTAACCTTTTTTAACTCTGTAGATGTCAGATTTTCCTTTAGAAACCAACCAAGATAATTTTTATTAAGTTTTAAATCTATAACAGTAATTATTTGGTTAAAAGTTACTTTATCCGACCTATTTAAAAGTTCTTTAATTAAAAATAATTTAGACCGTAAATTTTCAACAATATTATCATTTGGAACCAATGGTTTATTTAGCCATTTAGTTTGAGATTTTAAGCATGTCCGTTTAAAAATTTCTTTATTTTCAATTAAACCAACTTTTAACCAATAATCCTTTAATGTTCTAAAATCAATTGATAAATCTTTCGATAAAACACTAATTGGTTTTTCTAAATTAATAAATTCATCATATGTTTTTTTTAATTCATCAAATGTTATACCTGTTTTTTTTAATAAACTAGAAATTTTATTATATTTTTCTTTAGATTTTTTAATTTTTAAGAGTGTTAAATCTGTCTGAGTAATATAATTTTTATGGTCAGAAAAATACTTTAAATATTTACCTTTATGAAATGTGGTTTTATTACCGCATCCGCAAGCGCAAAGACCCTCACTATTTTTTAGATAATATTTACGATAATATTCCTCATTAGACATACCATGGTGTGTTTTTAAATGACTAGTAAAAGATAAAAAATTTTTATTGTCGGTATCTTTATTAAAAAATTCCTGGCATTCTAGACAAATATTTTTTTTATTAAAAAGTTTCTTCAACATAATGGGTTTTATCATAAATATGTCGAACCTATTAAAAGGTTAATCATTCTCATCATATTCCAATAAAAAAAATTCGTTAGTTAGATTTTCGGCTTTAATCCATTCAGCATAATTATGAATATTATCATCGTCAACTAAATCTTTATAAATCTTATTTAATACATAAAATTCGTGTGTTTTAGTTGATATCGTGTTGTTAATTTTTATAAGTTCTTCACGACTGGGATATGCAATTGTGCTAATTACTTCTTTATATTCACCAGTGTGGGTTAAAACATAATCGCCTATTTCGACATTTTGAATTGGTTTATCCCCCGACTTAGTTGAAACAATAGAATTTTCTAAAATGCATCCTCCGCCATTGCCTATACCAACTCTAATATAATTAGCACCAGCATCAGATAATAAAGCAAATGTTTCAGGATTAGCAATGTTGCCGACCATTAACTTTAAATTAGGATATTTTTCTTTTATTGTTTTAACCAATTCTAAAACATTTTTCATATGACCATTTGCTATATCAATTAAGTAACTGTTATCAGGCTTTATATTATTTTGTTGAACTAATTCAGCCATTTCTGAGATAGAAAAAGACTTAAACCCTCTTTCAGCATAAATTCCTCTGGGAAAACAAACTCTAATTTTGTTTTTAAAAAATACATCACTATTATTATTATCAATAACAGTATCCATTGGAGCAGTCATTAATGGAAGATAATCTTTAGCAAATGGATTAACCATTGATCTAGAGGTTATTGAAGTGATTTTTTGTGGAACAATTAATAAATCGTTAAAATCTAATTTCATAAATTAATTTAAATTAATGTAAACCTGTACTACCAAAGCCGCCAGACGAACGCTGTGTATTATCTGAAATTTTATCTACTTGTGACAAATTAACAACATTCTCGCCAATGACAGATGCAAACACAGCTTGTGCAATTCTATCACCATGTTTAACACAAAATGGTATTTCACCATGATTAATAAGGATTATTTTTATTTCACCCCTGTAATCAGCATCAATTGTCCCAGGCGTGTTTAGTACTGTTATACCATTTTTTGCAGCTAAACCACTTCTAGGACGTATTTGTATTTCAAAATTTTCAGGTATTTCAAAATATAATCCTGTTGGTATAATTTCTCTTTTACCCTTACCTATCCAGACATCTTTTTCAAGATTTGCTCTTAAATCAAATCCAGAAGAACCAGCAGTTGCATACTCTGGATTTGGATTATTTGATTTATTCTCAAAATTTAAAGCAATTTTATAATTTTCAACATGATTAACTTGGGCAAATTCAGCATTAAAATCTTCAATACTATAATTACTATTAGAATCAATTAATTTAAAAATCTTTTCCCTCATTTTATCTAGATTGGTTTTCATTATATTTTTGTTTTAAATGTTTAATTGTGAATAATGAAGCTGTTTTTAATAAATCCCCAAGCATTGTATTGTGGTATTCGGCCATTTTATCATCAACTTTATCAAAGTTTAAAATCGCTGAATATTCTTCATCAGTAAATTGTATACCATGCTGAGTCGCATAATAAATTGAACGTTCGCTGACACGCATTGACACAGAATTTTCATTAAATTCATACATCTTACCCTGTTTTTCAATATGCCATTCTGATGTACAAGGCTTATACATTTTAGCCTTTCCTATTTGATGTAAAAAACATACTTTAATAAGAGATTTTTGATCAACCCTCATTTCTTCGGGTAATGAATTGTTAAAATTAATAGCAAATTTTGTTACGTTTAACAAGTAATCAACTAAACCACCTTCAAAAGCATTATGAAGATTTTTCATTGTAGATGCGGGTGCTTTAATAAAGTCCTCACCCAAAAATTTGATGAGATCTTCATTCATAAACCCATTATCAGTAGCTGTTTGAAAATACTTCTTAGTATTTTTAACTATTTGTTCAGATTTTAAGGACATAATATATTTTTTAACAAACTTACATAAAAAATCCTGAATCTGCAACTAAAAAATAAATTATTTATTGCCTATTAGTTTATGATATAAATTTCTTCGGTCTTCAGTAACCTTATCTAATGAATATGTATTTTTTACCGTATTATATAAATTTTCGCCCAATTGTTTAATTAATTCTGGCTGTTTAATTAGTTTAATAATAAATTTAGACCAATCTTTATGGTTTTTATTGCTATTTATTAAAATTCCATTTCCATTTTCATCCCAACCACCACCAAATTGATACGCATTCTTAATATCTATTTGATAAGGACCATATTCCTGTGCTATTAATGCTTTTTTATGAAATCCAGATTCAATAACTTTAAGCTGACTTTTAACTCTATTAAATATGTTTTCTTCAATTGGTGCTAATGATATATCAAACAAATTGTAATTAGTGGCATATGTACTTATTGGTTTTGTCCATACTCTTCTATACGGTTCATTCATTAAATTTGGATACTCCTCATTTTTAAATTTCAATAAAAATTCTTTATATTCAGGACTAACTATATTATAATCATCAGTGAATATTTTCTCATACTCAAACCATACACTTTCACGTGGTAGAATTGGTCTTTGTTTTTGTTCTCCTGTCTTTTCATCAATTATTGTCATGGTTCCTCTTAGGTCAAAACCACATACAACAAATTGTATTTTATCCAATAATCCTTCACTAGCTACTCTACCAGCTACGCCTTTTAAAACTTCTAGATCTTTAAGGTGACTATTACCAACCCACATTGCTTTACCGTTTCTTCTAACATAAATAATATGATTCTGAACCTCAACACAATATACATTACCTTTATAATATCTATTATATTGTTCTGAAGATTTTACTAATGGTGTTGATTTATTGTGTTTACTAATACTTGGTTTTTTTCCAAAATTAATTTGAAGACTATCGTATTGATTTATAATCGGTCTTCCTTTAATACTGGATGTTCTTTTTCCCCTATTTGTTATAGTGGCTGTTATACCAATTTTTAACGCTAATTCTTGTAAATTATCCGCTAATTTTTTAGAACTAGTAAAGGCTCTTTTTCTTTGGTATTTATTAGATTCTACCGTTCCGTCACCTTTTATGAACCACTCTAAAAATATTTCCAATTGACGACTAGATAATGATAAAATATCGTTGGGTATAAATTTTTCAAACGCTTGGCCAAAATAAGATAAATAATCCCATAGTTGTTTATCAAAAACTCTAAGTTGTTTTTTATCTTTGGTGTATTTTGGGTTAAACCCTAATTCTGTTAAAGTATCAAACATTTCAGATAAATAATTATTATCCTTAGTTTGTGCAACACCAACTTGATATAAACCTCTTGATTTACTAGTCCACCCTTCAGCCATCCAAAAACCAAAAAACTTTAACCATTTATCCATATCTAAATGTAGATCCGAACCATATTTATCAACTAAATAATTAGTTGGTTTATATTTCTTAGCTATTAAAGAATCAATATATGATTCTTCTTGCTCAGTCTCAAAATTTAATTTTGGTAAAACAAAGTATTTCATTTCTTCGCCTTTCCAAATACCATCTATCTTAACATGAAAATTTTTGCCATGTATTTTTTCGGATTGTATCAACCGTAAATCTAATTTTTTATGTGTTAGATTTTTAGCTTCTGATACATACATGTTATGGTTTGGTGTTACTTCGTACTCAACTAACTCGTTTTTAGCACAATTTAATTGTCCATCAAATGGTTCACAAATATAGCCAGTTGGTTTATTGTATTCAATTTCATTTGTTTCTGGGTTTAGTGTCGCTACTTCTTCGGTTTGATTTAGCTTATCAAATCGTTTCCACCCTTCATTTGTCAATATTTCTGTATCTGGTGTCATACAACTACCACCTAACCAACCAATTCTAATTCGGTCATTTTTTTCTGGATTATATGTAAATTGTTTTTCGGTTGGATCAATTGCATTTGGCAATACAAATACATTTTTATTATGTTTAGCAATTTCTTCAGCAAAAATTTTTGTAGTAGTAGTTACATTTTTTGCAAGTTTAATATTGTTTAATATCATTTTGTCTAAACCAGTGTTCTTTATTAAGAGATAAGCTGGGTGATGAGGGCCAGGTGACCAATAATCATCCAAATCCATAATACTAACAATACCTAAATTATCTAATCTTTTAATTAAACTTTCCATTTGTTCATACGGACCCAGTGTTCTGTGATAGTGAATAATATCATATTGTTTTAACCATTCATCATTATCCAAATGTGGTTCATAATCTATATCAATTTGAAATTCATCAGGATAATTTTTTTCTAAATGAATATGTGGTTTTGTTGATCTAAAAAAGCTTAGTCAGCTCACCCCAGTTCTGTCACTAGCTACCACTAATAGCTTAATTTTTTGACGAACTGGGGTGAGATTAATCATGTTTTGTGTCATATTTTTTTATTATATTTTTTATTATTTCGGGATCTTTTTTATAATCCGATTCCCAAATTGTTTCGCAAGTATAATTATACTTTTTTGCTAAGTCAAGTTTATTCTTATCATAGTTCCAAATTTCTTCCGCTGTTTTATTTTTTTTACTATTAAAATAATTAGGACTATATTTTTTAGGGTTACAATGCCAATAATCTCCATTGTATTCTATCAGTAAATTAAATTTTGGTATATAGATATCAAATACTTTTGTTTTTATTTTAAAATTTTCTATAACGATTATTCCTAGATTTTGAATTTCATCAACTATTTTAAGTTCGGCTTTAGATCTAATATAACCCTTTAATTTACCATTCATTATCCTTGATTTCATCAAGTTACTTAATTTGATTCTGGTTGATTCCATTTTACCGCTAGCCCACCTTTCTTTTGCCAACTTGCTATATAGTTTCCTATATTCAGGCTTTTTACTATGGTTACTTGTACAAATACCAATTTTTTTATTTGATATTTGTTTTTTGGTTTTTTCCATATGTTTTTTTCCATAAAATGAATTACTGCTACCGATTTGTTTTTTTAATGAACATTTTTTACAAATGTTTTTTCTTTTTAAATTTCTATTTAATAACGATTTTTCATTAACACAAAATTTTATTTTTTCGTTGCAGGATTTACATACATAATTACCACACCACATGTTTTCTTCTTCCCAAAAATTAGAATAAAATTCTTTAGATATACGTCTATTCCTTATTATTTTTAATTTATTTAATATTTTTAAAATTGTATGTTTTGGGATATTTAAGTTTTTACTAATTATTGTTGAGCCAATTCCAGAAATATATTGGTCTTTAATTAGTTGAATCAATTTATCATCTAAAATAATTTTATTCCCCATTAAATAAAAATTATAAAATTAATATAATAATTAAAATATTAATGTAAATAAAAGGGGGCTTTTATAAGCCCCAATTTTTAAAATATTTTTAAAAAAAATTAAACAGTTTTTTTAAGTTTACCTTCTTTAATTAGCATGTTAATTGTTTTTTTAACTGCGTCTTCAGTAATTCTTTTGTTATGATTTTGCACAAAAAATTCTAATAATTTTTCATTAACCATATCGCTAACCATTTCATTTAATTCTTCTTTACTAACCGTAATATAATTTGAATTAGAATTATACGATTCGACTATTTGTTTTTTAGATGTTTTTGGAATTCTTGGTAATCCCATTGGTTTATCTGCTAATTCAGAAACATCATCTATTGTAAATGTATGATTTGGATTAACCATTTGTGGTATTGGGTTTTCAAGCATAACTTTTTTTATAGCTTCTGGTAGTTTAGAATTTTTTACACTCTCAGCGGTATAACCTACATGATTCATTTGTGATTTTGGTCTTGTAACACCCTCTGCTTTTAATTCAGCAACACCTTCTTCTGTTAAAGCTCTTGCATCAATGTGTCCAGTTTCAAAATCGCCAGTCTCAACTTTATTCATTATTTTTTTAGATGCGCCCAAAATTGCTTTTAGTCTATTTACATCTACTGGTTGTGGTATTTCCATATTTATTTTTTTTTATTTTTTAGGACCAGTTGTGGCACTTGTATCAATAGGCTTTCTTTTTTCATATTTAGGCTTATTGGTTGGTACCAAAGTTGGTCTTTTAGTATTATATAATTCTTCTCTTTCTTTATCTGTTAATTCTCTAGAAGCACCTGTTTTACTAGTATATGACTGTTGAGTCTTAGGATATTTAACTCTATCAAATTTAACAAATCTATCAACATGACCATTTGGAGGACCCATTGGACTAGTTTCTTTTTCTTGTCCACTTGGATTTTCGTTATACATTGGTATGGTATTACTATAATCGGATGCTGGTTTATAAAATTTCATCTTAGTTGGTCGCCAAGACATTATTCTATCTAGTCTCAGTGTTTTCCACGCACCTTCTACAGTTGTTTTAGAATCACCGCCAATTTGAAAAACTCTTATGGCTCTATTCCCAGCCTTAGTATGACCCAGATTATATACACCTATAGTTCTATTACTAACGTTATTACCACTTTCTGATTCATCATAAGTAATTTTTACAAAATATTTTCCCTCAAGTGCCTTAATAACATCATCATCAGACACACTTTCATTTAAAAGTTTTGCTTCTAATATAAGTTCTTCAAATAAATTGTAAAGTTTCATTAAATAATAACTTGTCCAGAATTTTTTGAGGTATCTGGTGCTAAATAATAGCTATTTGGACCATATCCCCAAGTTGATAAATTATTTGCAAAAGCTGGATTACGTCCAGATCCCTGTCCATTTCTATTTGATGGATTACCATTTTGGTCCCAGTCTGAACCTACTCCATCATAATTGAATATATCTAGAAATTGTCCACTTCCTTTTCCATTATGCGGTGTTAATGAATCGGATATAGCTCTAGTATGCGTAGCGGTATATTCATTCGCTGGTTGATTCCCATTATAAAGATTAATAGGGATTAAGGTATTTCTTTGAGCAATTGCAGCTACTTCAAGTGCTGATTGTCCTCCATCTGGTAAATGTGGTGTTGGCATAATTAAATTGTTTTTTTATTTTTATTCATGTACTCTATTAAATATCTTATTTCAGAAATTTCTTTTTTAATAGATTCATTATAAACTTCTTTATTATTCATTATTTTTCTGCTAATATTACCTTTATTCATTTTTGGTAAACCACCTACTGCTGTAGGATTAGCATTATCTTTGTCTTTTTCATGAGGCTTTATAAATTGATTTTTTCTCCCAGCATTCATACCAGTCTGTTTAACATTATGAATAGCGTCACGATCTTTTTTTAAAGTCTCTTCAATCCATTTTAATACGTTATCACCCCCTTTAGCATTAAATTCATTTAAATCTTCTTTCTTAGCCTTATTCATTCTTGTCTTACTCATTTTAAGATTATGATAAGAAATACTAGGACCCAAAAAATTTTGGAGGTGTTCGGGTACTGGATATACTTTATCTATAAGTTGTGAATTAGGCATTCTTTTTTATTTTAGTTAATACTATTTTTTTAATTTTTTCTAATTGATCTTTTGACAAATCAGCATCTTCAATCTTATCTATTATTTTATCAACAGCATCATATATTTTTGGTAAAATTTCATCATATTTTGATTTTTTAACCAAATCTTCTTCAGTCATTTTTTCCAATTCTTTCTTCTTTATCACTTTTTTATTTTCACTCATTGTTTGACCCCTACCAGCTGCACTACGATAACTATAAACGGCAAACCAAGGAATATTTTGTGTATATCTTGTAACTCTGTCAGTTGTTGTGGATACTCCTTTTTCATAATCAGAATCATCATTCCAAGGTTTGGCAGTTGGTCCTGTTTCAATTTCGCTATTATTAACAGCATTTCTATCACCGCTAATAATAGAACCATCAGAATCAACAAATTCTTCAATTTCACTTTTTTTCTTTATGGGCATAAATAATTCTTTTATTATAAATATATTAGAAACGGTGAATATTTATTAATAAACCCTTAAAAATTCATTTTATAATTAAATTGGGTATTAACTAGTAATGGGAAATATTAAAAATTTTAATTTCAATAAATTAGACGTATTATTATCCAATAGTGATTATTGGGATTTTTATTTAGCAAATGACGAGTCTTCTTTACATAAGGCTGAAGACTGTTTGGTATCATATTTTGACTTTAATAATCCAGCCATTTTTAATAGTGGCACATCATTAAATTTAATTTCAAGTTTAGCAACTTGGACGGGTGCGACAAATACTGGTTATACTTTTAATACAATTGGCCTAACTGGTATTGATAATGGTCTTGTTACATTTGATAAACATAGTGGTGATACGGCTAATTTAGCATTATTATCAGCATTAACTGGAACTTCTTTACTCATTCCATCAGGTGATTCAAGACTACATTTAAATAGTGTTACGGGTACAACTAATCAATTTATCTATCCAATTAATTTAAATTCTGATTTTTCAGGACAATATGCACAATTTAATGGTGGATTTTATCAAGGTTATTATCAAATAGATGGTTCGACATATAAAGTTTTACCAACACGTGTACCACAGGCTTGGGTAGCTGAATTTTGGTTAAAAAAAGATGATACAATTACTAGTGCTTATACTGGTACTAGATTAAATGATATATACCCAAATAATAAAGGATTTTTCTTTTATATGGGTACTAGAGCAGAAAATAAATTCTGGAATGCTTTTGAAGGGGCTGATACTGGTTGTACAAGTGGCTGTACTGTAAATAGTGGCTGTACCGATACATTAAGTCCATGGTGTACAGTTTTAAAAGAAAGTAATTTATTAATTGGAACTGATGGATTTAATAATTCTGGTGATACGATTACACTGTATCCAAACCAAGTTGATACAGTAACATATACAAATCAATTTCTTTTATACGGACAAGTAAACAATTCAAAAACAACAAGTTATTGTTCAAATTGTGGTGGACCAAGTGGATTTGCTACAGAAATAGCTTGCTTTAACGATGGTATTCCAGTTACAATAACAACACCAAAAACAGTTCAGACTAATTTTACAAATCCATTTTTAATATACGGACAAGTAAACAATTCAAAAACAACAAGTTATTGTTCAAATTGTGGTGGACCAAGTGGATTTGGTACACAGGTAGCTTGCGGATTTAGTGGTTTTGATACATCAATACAATTTGACAATTTACCATATACAGCAGATACATATGACAACGCAATTGGATTTAGAATTAGAGATGATGGTAGCATAGGCTATAGATTATTGACAATTACAGGATATTGTTCTGGTACAACAACAATTAGTGGATATACCGTTGAGGAGGGATATTCGCCAAGTGGAATGGTTCAGAGTAATGTCTGGACAAATATTATTATAAGATATTCTATGTATGATACATATGAATATTGTGATATAGAACAAAATAAACCAGCTAGATTAGGGCGACTTAGTTTTTATGTAAATGGTAAACTTAAATATTTCATCGATAATTTTAAAGAATTTATAGCCAGAAGATTAAATGATTATTCTATAAAACAAGTAGGTGTACCATTTAATATTAGTCTTGGTGGCGGTTCACAGGGTCTTATTGAAACACAGACATTTGACGGGAGAGATACGGCTGACTTAGGTTTAAATATTGAACAGAATTTTGCTGGTTCATTTATCGGTGATATATCTCAATTTAAATTTAATTTATGTGATTTATATTTTGATGATATAACAAATATTTATAATAGTGAAGTAGTTAGATATACACCAACAATTGGTTTATTGAGCCAAGAAAATGGTTATTTGTTACTTCAAGAAAATTTATATTCAATTTTAATTTAAAAATAAATGCCACCATATAGTAATATACCAATTAGCCAATTACCAATTAATATAAATCCAAATTTGGGTGATGTTATTCCTATTGTGAATAATGGTCAGACAAAAAAAATAACAATAAGTGGCTTAACAGCATTTTTAAACAATGATGATGTTTTCCCATATGTAACAGGTGGTACTTATAATAATAATAATGGTACAGCTACATTTACTAATTCAACAGGTGGAACTTTTGATGTTATTGGTTTTACAACTGGAAAAGATGTTATAACTGGCGGTACTTATAACAATAATACTGGTATAACTTCATTAGTTAATAAAACTGGTGGTACAATTAATGTTTCAGGATATCCTAAAAATGTAAAACATTGGTTATATAATGAGACAAAATTAGTTGATACGGAAGAAACTTTGGTAATTTCTGGTAATTATGTTTTAAATAATTCAGATTTATTTGTATCATCTGGAAATAATCAATTTTATATTGGAGATATTGAATTTAATGATAGGGGTCAGATATTTATTGGTGGTAATTTATTAATTCTTAATAGTAATATAGTTAATAATGGCGAAATAAATGTAGCTGGTGCTATAATATTATCAGGAAATTCAACAATAACGGGAACAGGTATTATAATTTAAAAAATATGCAATATATACAATTTCAACCTCAAAATGCAACACAAGTTCCAGCAGCCCCATCTGGTGCTGTTAATTTTTTTGTGGATGCTTCTGATAATAATATTAAAGTAAAAGATTTAAGCGGTAATACCATTAGTAGTGGTAATCAACTTATAACTCTTACAAAATCTGAAATGGATGAATTATTATCTATATCAGGTCTAACAAATGGTAATTTTTATCAAATTACAGGTGTACATCCTACATTATATGGTGGAACAAATATTATTCTACAAGCAACATCTAAAAATACTCTCAGTAGATCAGGATGGGGTTTATTTTATAATCCTAATTATTCTCTATATAGTGTATGGGATAATAAAGATAGAATTAATATAGGTTCAACTACTGGATTTTTTGAATTCAATGAGAATATACATGGAGATCAAGGACAAACTGGTTATCTTGTAGAAATACCTGGTCAAAGTACCCTAACATTTATTAATACTGGTGGAAATTGGTCAACAACAACAAATATATATGGTGATAGTAGTGGTTCATATGCGGCATATTCTAGCTATATTTCACAAGCTTCGTATAGTGTTGGACAAAAAGTAATTTGGGGTGGAATTGTTTGGGAAAATTTGACTGGTGGTGTTGGTAATACACCACTTGGTTGGCCATATACACAAGTATATTTAGATAATACCAATTGGACTCCTGTATTTTATAATACAACAGATTATAAACTTGTATGTGATATTATTGAATATCAATATGAATATGACAATATATCATATAGAAGGGATGATACTAATGAAGTATATTCAGATTATATATGGTTTTCAAATAATTGGGGTTATAATAATATAAATCGTTTTCCATGGGGACATCCTAATGTTTTAAATGTCACCATTAAAAATTCTTATCTTGATTCTTTAGTCAATTTTCCAAATCAAGGAAATGGGTATATTGTTAATGTAAGTTTTGATAATGGCGGTGGATTTAATGCGCATAATTGGGGCGTTGGAACACAAATTTATAATATAACATCAGATAAGGGTGGTCATATGATATCAATGAATTTGGGTGATTATACAGAAATTTATAATATTAAATTAAAAGAAAGCGCTTACTTTAATAGTATATTTACATGTAATAATGATGCTGGTAGGATACAATTTAATTATATAGAAGTCGGGGGGGGTTCAAATTTTAGTTCGGTATATCTTTATCCATATTCATATATTCAATATATAACTATGGACAAAGATTGTACTTTTGAAGTGGTTTATTTATATTATAATACTGATATTTCGGATGTAAAAATTGAAACATATGGTTACTTTGGTGAAATAAACTTTGGTACAAATTCAAATATGTATGATGTTACTATAGGAATGGATTCTTCTTTTTCTAATATCCAAGGAAATGATTCTTCTTCTATTTATGCAATAGAGGTTACTAATAATTCATATTTTTCAAACATATATTTTTACGCAGCAAATTCTAATATTTCTTACGTCAATATGTTAAATGGTTCTTATTTTGAGTACATTTTTTTTAATAATACTAATTCAGGAATAAACAATATTATGATTGGTTTATCTTCTGGATTAAACAATATTACATTTGGTAGAAACGCATATTTGGAAAATGTTAGTGTCGCATCAAATACTGAATTATATACTATATTATTAAATGATGGTGCTATATTTCAATATATAACATTAGAAAATAATTGTATTTTTAATAATATAACTTTAAATAATAATATTCATGTTTATAATATTAAAATTGGAGCAAAGGCATATTTTTCCGAAATAACAATTAATGAAAATTTGGATGGTGCGTATGTCTCTATCGAATCAAGTACATTCCCAATAACAATTGACATAACAAACGCAAATAGCATTAATATGGGTAGTTATAGTTATGCTGGAATAATAACATTGACATCATCAAATTCTACAGAGACATTAACAAATATCATTAACGGATCAAATATTCCGCAAAAATTTCAAGCCGCAAATGGTTTAACGGTTACCTTTAGTGGAACGCCCGTGGGTAGTATTACTAGTGGTGGCCAAATAATAATGCCAACTTCTTCATTCGTTGTAAATGGTTCAAATTTTGATTTTATAACATTTGATACCGTATTTAATGGTACATATACGCTTGAAAGAAAAATAAATGGTACAAATAATATATAAAAAAAATAAAAAATAAAATGGCAACAAATCCCGAAACAAAAAATGCTGGTATAGTAATAACATTTAACCCTCCTGTTGTAGTTAAATCAATTGGCGGTATAAATATTACAACCAATCAAATTACTATTGTTAAAGAAGTAGATAATCCAGTTGAAAAAACTGTTAAAGTATATACAGATAAGGGTATTGTTTATACTTTATGGTCTGGTCAGACATATGATTCTATTGGTCAATGGACTGACGTTGAAGTAATAGAAAGATTGAGACAAATATTAACAACAGGACATTAAAAAAAATTATAACTAGTGTTTGAAAGTAAATTAAACAGAGCAATACCTAATGGTTATGCACCATTGGATGGTAACAAATTAATACCAAATATACATTTACCTAATAGCGGATTTGATGTATTTGTAACTGGTGCTACATATAATACGGGAACTACCACAGTCACATTTTTTAATAATACAGGTGGTACATTTACACTTTACTTACCAATTGGAAATAGTAGCCCCTTATCTATAGATGGTTCTACAATTTATTCAAATAATCCATCAACAACTAATTTTTCAACTAACTATTCTTTTTTTGTTGGGGATAGCGCTGGTTATTATGCTACTAATGCTTCATATTCAAATTTTTTGGGGCAGGGTGCTGGTTTTAATGCTACTAATGCATTTTATTCAAATTTTTTGGGGCAGGGTGCTGGTTTTAATGCTACTAATTCTTCATATTCAAATTTCTTTGGAAAGGATGCTGGTTATGGTGCAACAAATGCGGCTAATTCAAACTTTTTAGGACAGAGTGCTGGTCAAAATGTTATTAATGCAAGTAATTCAAATTTTATTGGTGAATATGCTGGTGTTAATGCAACTAATGCTGGTGGTGCCACATTTATTGGTGCTTATGCTGGTTTTGAGGCAACTTATGCCAGTGATTCCATATTCATGGGAAATCAAGCTGGTTATGGGGCAACAAATGCATATAACTCAATATTTTTAAATGATTATGCTGGTTATGGGGCGATAAATGCTACCTATAGTTTTTTTGGTGCAGAATATGCTGGTTATAATGCTATTAACGCATCTCATTCAAATTTCCTTGGTCAATATGCTGGTTATAATGCTACGGGTGCGTCTTATTCAAATTTTATAGGTTATAATGTAGCTAATGGTTCAACAAATATTGGTTCTAATAATATTATTATTGGTAGCAATATTACATTACCAGATTTTACAAATAATAGTCTTAATATAGGCGGTGTATTGTTTGGTACTGGATTATATTCAACAACTAGTGGTAATCCATATACAGGAGCAACTGGTGGTAATATAGGTATTGGTACTTCGACACCTGATTTAAGTGCTATTTTAGATTTAACTTCTACAAACAGTGGTCTTTTACTACCACGTATGTCTAAAAATCAAAGAGACAATATAAGTAATCCTGTGGCTGGTCTAGTTATATTTCAAATTGATAACGTACCTGGTCTTAGGGTCTATAATGGAAATAATTGGGTTAGATTTACAGAAACAATTGATTAAATAATCTGACACTTAGGGTTTTATTACATATTTATGTATAAGTCTAGTTTTATTAAAAAATTAGATTATAAAAAATACATAAAAATGTCTAATAATTTGATTCTTAGGACAATTACAAGTCCACATGGTGATATTACTAAAGGTAGTATATTAAGCCATACTGATTTAGATAATAATCTGATTCATTTAAAGGGATTGGCTATTAAAAGTGCCGATTGGAATGGTGATATACTTACATTAAAAAAAATAGACGGTTCCATTATAACAGTTCCAATAAATAATGATGGTATTGGTGGTGCTTATGTTCGTTTAACTGGTGATACAATGACTGGTTCTTTATGTGCACCATCTATTTCAGCCTCTACTTTAGAAAATGGATTTAATGCCATATCAGTTAATAATTTTTCACATTCTGAAGGATATTTAAGTGTCGCTGGATTATATGCTTATCATTCTTCTAGTGTAGTTAATGGTATTATAACATTGGATGAGAATTATGGCGATGTTTCATCAAAGATTACTTATATCTTATCAAATGGTCTTCAAATATTATATTATGATTCTGTAAATGAAATTAAAATAATTAAAACTAATTCAGTTAGTTTTAATGATACAAATACAATTATAGTATTAAATGAAAATATAAATTCAGAAGATGCGTTAATTGGTGCTTCAGTAATTACTGATGATATATTTCCATCTAATTATCAACATTCAGAGGGGTATAATAATTTTGCTTATGGCAATGCATCCCATTCTGAAGGACATACTAATTTTAGTATTGGCAATTCTTCACATTCTGAGGGAAATAACACTATAACACTTGGATTTGCTTCTCATGCCGAAGGAAATAATACAATTTCAGAAATAGATTTTCAACATGTTTCAGGTAGATATAATACAATAGGAAATACAAATAATAATATTGCAATAATAGGCTGTGGTTCTGATGATAATAATAGAGCTGATGCATTTAGAGTAGATTTGATTAGTGGTACAACAGCTACAATTATTTTACCACAGGTAATTAATTTGAATTATGAAAATGATGCAATAGCCGCAGCAAATGGTATACCAATAGGCGGGTTATATCATACAAGTGGAACAATAAAAATTAGATTAATTTAAAAATATGCCAAATAATTTAACATTAAGATCGTTAACAAGTCCATACAATGATATTACCAAAGGTAGTGTATTGAGCTTTGCTGATTTAGATAATAATATGATATTTCTAAAGGGATTGGCAATAAAAAGTGCCAATGTCTTAGGAGCTAAAGTTGTTTTAACGAGATATGATAATTCAACATTGACATTGGATGTTACAAGTCTAAGCGGTGGTACTAGTTATGCACCTATTACTGGTGGTACATATGATAATCAAACTGGTACATTAACTCTTATAGATTTAAGTGGCGATACAATAAGTATTACTGGATTTTCTACAACATCATTAAAATGGTATAGCGAATATAGTGGTTCACCAAGTGTTTCTCCAATTGTTGGAAATGCTGGTTCCATAGCAATAGGTGATGGTGCACAGGCACTTGGAAATGATATGTTCGTATATGGCAATAATGCTGGCCAGAATGCTACATATGCAAATCAATCAATTTTTATTGGTGATTATGCTGGTGTTAATGCTACATATGCATCATATTCAAATTTCTTAGGAAATGAAGCTGGTTTTAATGCTACTAATGCATTTTATTCAAATTTTTTGGGGCAGGGTGCTGGTTATGATGCAACAAGTGCATCATATTCAAACTTTTTAGGTTACGTAGCTGGTAATCAAGCCACTAATGCATTCAATTCAAATTTCATTGGAGTTGAGGCTGGTATTTATGCTGCTAATGCTAATGATAGTAATTTCTTGGGGTATCAAGCTGGTTCTTCGGCTACTTCTGGATATTATTCAAACTTTTTTGGGAATAGTGCTGGTAATGGGGCTGTTAGTGCACATGATTCAAACTTTTTCGGCCAAAATGCTGGTAATAGTGCTATTAATGCATTTTATTCAAACTTTTTTGGTAATGATGCTGGGTTTCAAGCTATTTATGCATCTGGTTCAAACTTTTTAGGAACAAGTAGTGGTTATGGTATAACTGGTACTGGAGTTAATGGATTTTTTGGGTCAAATTTCATTGGCCCAAGTGCTGGTTTATATGCCCATAATGCATATAATAGTAATTTTTTTGGTGATTCGGCTGGTGGATATCTTGAATTTGGTGCTACAAATGCGTATAACGGTAATTTCTTTGGTTTCCAAACTGGTTTACAGGCTACTAATGCTAATGATAGTAATTTCTTGGGGTATCAAGCTGGTTGTTTTGCCATAAATGCATCTAATTCAAACTTCTTTGGCCATAATGCTGGTTATAATGCTAGTAATGCGTCTTATTCTACACTAATTGGGTATCAAACGGCTTATAATATAAATAATACAAATGGAATAGGTTCTAATAATATTATTATTGGTACAAATATTACTTTAGCGGATGATACCGCAAATAGTCTTAATATAGGCGGTGTATTATTTGGTACTGGATTATATTCAAATATAGGAGGTGAACCATATACAGGCGTATCCAATGCAAATATAGGGATTAATGTGATTAATCCAAGTAATGCATTGCATATATCCGCAGCAACAGATCCAATTAAAATAGAAGGATTACAAAATAATACTGATACAAGTTTATTAACAATAGATACAAATGGTATTGTTCATACAACAACAATAAGTGGTCTAACTGGTAATACTATAAACATATATAATAGTGATGGTGTATTGAATTCAAATAGAACGATAGGATTATCCTCATATAAACTTACATTTACTTCATCAACAACACCTAATAACTTAGTATTTAGTGGAGGTAATATAGGTATTAATAATCCGACACCTCAATATCAATTAGATGTAAGTGGAAATAGTAATTTTTATGGCGCAATAAATATAAATCAGCAATCATATAATAGTGGTGGTGATATATTTAATATTATAAATTACAGTAATAATACCCCATTAATTACACTGTATAATGGATATGGAGGAATTAGACCACATATCTATATAGGAACAACAAATCTTAATTGGACGGGATATACAAATGGAACGAATACTGATTATGGTACAATAGCAATTGGTCGCAATGTTCTTCAATCGCTAACAACTAATGGACTTTATGGATTTAGAGGAAATACTGGTATTGGTTATAGGGCTATGAATGCCGTTACTACTGGCCAATATAATACTGGGTATGGAATATGGGCGATGGAATATCTCACAGTTGGTGGTAATAATACAGCAATTGGTAATGATGCTGGTGGCGGATTATCTACTGGTTTTACTAATACATTTATTGGAGATCAATCTGGTTATTATAATAATGATATTGGTTTTATGAATCAAGTTATTGCAATAGGTGCAGGTGCACAAGCGGCTGGTTCAGCTATATCAAGTATTACTAATACAACTATTATTGGTACCGCTGTTTATAGTTTGGGAAGCCCATTTAATGTACAGCCGTTTTATACTAAATTAAATAATGTACAAATATTGGGTACTTCCACTCAAAACACTATTATTGGCTATCCATTTCAACCAAATAATCAACCAGATCTAGGCTATAGATTACAAGTATTGGGTAATGGTATTTTCACAAGTGGTTTAACAGTAACAGCTACTACAAATCCGTTAAAATTAGTAGGGTTAAGCGCAAATACTGGAGATACTAGTTATTTAACTATAGATGGAAATGGTATTATTCATAGTAACAATATTGGTTCGAGTAGTCCCGCATTTAGTGCTTGGGCTAGTATTCCTAATATAATACCTGGCAATGGCACACCGATAAAATTGTCGGCTGATACTATTGAATATAATATAGGTAATGCTTATAATAATTCAACCTTTAGATTTAACCCACAAATAGCTGGTTATTATCAAATAAATGGATATGTATCAATTGCGTCATTTACTGGTTCAATTTCAACATCAGCTTTTATATGCTCAATATATAAAAATGGAAATGAATTTAAACGTGGAAATAGAACACCAGTTAGTAGTGCTGGTGTAGCCATAGGGGTTAATCATCTTATTTATTTAAGTGGTGGTACAGATTATGTTGAGTTTTGGGCATTACAAGGAAGTAGTGTAAATCAACAGACAGAAACAAACCAAGCATATGGTGTTTTATTTAACGGTACATTAGTCAGAGGTAAATAAATATAAGAGAAAATAATAATAAAATTAAAATATCAGAATTATGGAATTTTTTATAAATAAGGGGGCAACATTAAATCCATTGAAGCTGGAGCTTATACAAGATGGAAGAAATGACTTTCGTAAATTTTATGATCAAATACAGAATGCAAATATAACATTCAGTATGACTGATGTTATAACTGGTATCAAAAGAATTGGTAAAAAACCAGCTAGTACATCATTATTAACACCGTCAAATTGTATGGGTGACCAATATTATTTAGTATATCAATTCAGTGAACATGATACACAAAAAGCTGGTAGATATATTGCTCAATTTGAAATAACATTTTTGGATGGTACTGGAACATTAATTGTCCCTATTAGAGAACAACTCTATATAAACGTACTTGACGCAGACATTAAAAAATAATTTATGAAAAGTGTAATTAAGAAAAAATTAGACGAACTTTTAAAACTTAAAAGATTAAAAACACCATCAAGTGGTAATGAACCTGAAAAGGATCAATTAGTTGTAGTTTCTGATAAAGAAAATCCCAAAGAAGCGGGTGACGAGACTTATAAAAATAAAGAAAAAATTAAACAGGATAATTTATTCAAATGGGATACCTTTAAAAAAGTATGGGTAACGGATTCTACTAATTTTAAACAAGCGCAAGATAGATTAAATTTTATTAATAAAACAGATGAATTTATAAATTCATTGGAAGATATAAAAGATTATGTAATAAAGGATGGTACAATTACAGATTCTAAAAGCTTAACATCAAAATTAACTTCTTACATTGATGATTTAGGAAAAGCAACTGATGAAAAAGCAACAGATGCTGCAATAAGAAGATATTTAACTTTTCAATCAAAATTTCATTCTTACAGTTTTTCAAATAATATTTTAATTTTAATTCAAAGGCCAGATGCAACTAAGGTAGCTGGTAGGGAAGATTGGAGAAAAAAATTAAATCGATATGTTGTAGCTGACGCACGTGGTATATGGATTTTTAGACCAATATTTACAGATAAAAATAAGAAAAAAAAGGGTAGTGATTTAGGTGATGAAGGTTTAGATTCAGCGGTTAGAGACAATAGATTAGTTGGTTTTAAAGCGGTACAAGTTTATGATATTGCTGATACAAAACCTTTTGCAGGTACTGAAGATATTCCTAGTGAACCTGAATGGTTTAGTGAAACTTCACCAACTGAATTGACACAAAAATTATACAAATATGTATCTCAAGTAATAGAAAAAGAAAATATTAAATTAACTAAATCAGATGCTAGAGGCGGTGAAAATGGTTATTCTGCTGGTGGACATATAAATATGTCTTCAGGCGTAGAGGGTGCTGGTGAAGTTTCAACACTTGTACATGAATTGGCGCACGAGTTAATGCATTGGCCTTCATCAAAATTTTATCAGGGTGATGAAATAAAATCTGATAAAAAATTGAAAGAGTTACAGGCTGAAAGTGTATCATATGTAGTAATGAAACATTTTAATATTCCAGTTCAACATCATTCAACATATATTTATTTATGGAAGGGTAATAAAGAGGCAATCACAAAAAACATGGAAACCATTAGAAAGGTTGCAAAGTATATAATTGACCAGATTGATGAATTGGCTGAGGGAGATGTGATTGCAGAAGAATATTTATAAAATTAAGCCATATTTTTGTTAAAACCCTTTTAAATAAAGGGTTTTTTTTTAAACTTTATTTTGTATATTTGTAAAAAAATAGTTATTATGGTTAGCCCCGAAATTATTGAAAATTTCTTAAATGGTAATAATCCGTTAAAATATGTCATTGGAATTGAGGCAAATTATTCAGATCCATATGTAAATCTTATTATAAATGATCCACTTAAGGGCAAATTTATTCAAAAATACAAATATAAACCATTTTTATGGTTTAAGGATGACGTAAAAAATTATTTATATGGAGGTAAAAGAGATGTCATAGCAAAGGCTAAAGATAAATTTAAAATACGCACAAAAAAGCTAATTACTTCAGACTCAAATGGTTTTTCACCAGATAGACTTGAAAATGGTTATAAATTTTTAGCAACAACTTCGGGTTCTTATAATGATTTAATATTATTTTTCAAAAATGGTGGCGTAGATTTATTTAATAAAGAATATAGTAAATTATTTTTTATGTTTACGCCAGTTGAACAATTCATGATTCAATCAGGGATTCGTTTATTTAAAGGCATGGATGATTATAATGATTTACATAGATTTCAGTTTGACTTAGAGACGGAGGGATTAAATGGTGAAAAAGATGCTATTTTCCAAATAGGAATGAGGGATAATAGAAATTATGAAGAAGTTTTGGATACCATTGGTGAAACACCGCAAGAAAAAAGAGACTGTGAAAGAAAAAATATTATAAAATTTTTTAATAAAATTAATGAATTAAAACCAGATATTATTTCTGGCTATAACTCAGAATCTTTTGACTGGAAATTCATACTTGATAGAGCAGAAAGATTAAATCTTAAATTAGATGATATAGCTGTTGGGCTTGATGGCATTTCTCCCTTGAAAAGAAAACAAAGTATTCTTAAATTAGGGAATGAAATGGAATCGTTTAACCAAACATACATGTATGGCCATAATATAATTGATATTGCACATAGTGTACGTAGAGCCCAAGCAATAAATTCTAATATTAAAAGTTGGGGCCTTAAATATATTACAAAATATTCTGATATTGCAAAAAAGAATCGTGTATATGTTAAGGGAGATAAAATATATAGTGTCTGGTCTGATAAAAAAAATCAATATGCATTCAATGATGAAAATGGTAATTGGTATAAAATATCCGATAAAACGCCATTAAAAGACAATTATAAAGTTGTTAATGGATCATATATTATTGAAAGATATCTTCTTGATGACTTATGGGAAACAGAACAAATTGATATCATTTTCAACCAAGCGGCATTTCTAATATCTAAATTATTACCAACGACATATAGCAGAAGTACTACAATGGGTACTGCTAGCCAATGGAAATTAATTATGGCCGCTTGGTCATATGAAAATAATCTTGCAATACCAGAGACACAATCTAAAAGAGAGTTTACTGGTGGTTTATCAAGATTACTTGAAGTCGGATATTCTAAGAATGTAGTTAAAATGGACTATGCCGCTCTTTACCCAAAAAATCAATTGACACATGATATTTTTCCTGATTTGGATATTAGTGGTGTAATGAAGGGAATGTTGACCTATATTGTGGATACTCGTGATAAATTTAAATTCTTAACAGAGAATTATAAGGGAATAGTAAAAAAACTAAAAAAAGAAATCGATAATAACACCCATTCTTCTGAAAAAAGAAATGAATTAGAGGAAGAATATAAAAAAAATAAAGCACTTGTTAATCTATATGATAAAAAACAATTACCATTAAAAATTCTTGCTAATTCTTGGTTCGGTGCTTATGGTGCTCCTTATATTTTTAATTGGGGTGATACAAATTGTGCCGAAGAAACTACTTGTCGTGGAAGGCAGTATTTAAGATTAATGGTTAGGTATTTTACCGAAAAATATGGATTTAAACCATTAGTACTCGATACTGATGGTGTTAACTTTAAATTTCCTGAAAATATAGATAATGTAAAATATCTAACCAAAGGAAGCCATTGGAAAACGACTAATTATGCTAATCAGGAATTAGTCGGTTTGAATGCTGTACTGGCTGAATTTAATGAGACATACATGAGTGGTCGAATGGGATTGGATATTGATGAAATATGTAATTCAACAATTAATTTTTCAAGAAAAAATTATGCCACTGATATAGAAGGCAAAATTAAATTTGTCGGTAATAGCATTAAAAATAAAAAAATGCCTGTGTATATTGAGGATTTTTTAGATAATGCTATTAGACTCTTATTGGATGGGAAGGGAAAAGAATTTATAAATTATTATTATGAATATGTTGATATGATTTATAATTATAACATTCCTATTGTTAAAATTGCATCTAAATCAAAAGTAAAAAGTTCATTAAGTGATTATAAATTAAGATCAACTAAAAAAAATAAAATTGGCAATAATTTACCACCACAAGCTCATATGGAATTAGCCATTAAACATAATCTAAAAATAAATTTAGGTGATACAATATATTATGTCAATATAGGGACAAAAAAAACTGATGGTGATGCTCAAAAAATTGTTGAGAAGAAAATTAAATTAAATAAAAAAGAACTACAATACGAAATTAATAATGATACAAACACGTCAATTATTAATAAGGGTATAAAATTGAATTGCAAATTAATTGATTCAAATGTAGTTGAAAACAATATGGAAATAATCAAAGAAATAGAATCATTGAAAAAAACCATAAAGAATACCGATCCAAATGATACTGAAAATATTGATATTATAAAAAATAAAATAAATGAATTAGAAAAGGATTTATTGACAGATGAATATAATGTAGAAAAATATTTAGAGGCATTTAATAATAAAGTTAAACCATTATTGGTCTGTTTTCATCCTGATATTAGAAATAAAATTTTATTGAAAATTAAGAAAGATAAAAAAACAAAAGTAGAAAAGCTTGATGGGCGTAATATTTTTACTGATGATCAATGTAAATTAGTATCTGGTTTACCAAATAAAGCGGATGAACAAGATTCTTATGAAGAATTAATGACAATGGAGGATAAAGAAATAAAATTCTGGAATAATGTAAATAAAATTCCTAATAATATTTCCGAAGAAGAATGGATATTAATTAAGAATGATTATAATAATAAAATAGAAACAAAGCGTGAAGAAGGAATTAAATACGAAATTGAAAAATTTGATGATATTATTAGACGCTTGGAATTGGAAGAATTAAATGATATATCCGATACAAATATACTTCCTGATAGTATTATGGCAATTGCAAATATTGATGACGATGGTAATCTTATTTCTAAAAAATGGGAATTTACCCTAGGTCATTTACTCGATATTTTTAAGTATGAGAATGAAGCAATACAGAGAAATGAATGGTATGATTTATCAAATATTGATTCTGATGATAAATATGAATTATGGTTAGAATATAAAAAACAGAATAATATTGTTATTAAAGAAAAGATTTATAGTATATATACTAATACAGAAGAAAATCAAAATAATTTAAATGATATTGAATTAAAAGAAGATATAATCATATCGGATAATAAAGGAGAAATAGATGATGAGTGGAACTTCTAATAAAAATATAAAAAAAACGACACAAGAATTTATTAATGAAGCTAAATTAATTCATAATAATAAATATGATTATTCTTTAGTAAATTATATTAATACAGATACTAAGATTAAAATAATATGTCCAATACATGGTGAATTTGAACAAACTCCATATAAACATATAAAAGGCCAAGGATGTAAAAATTGCGGTTATAATAAAAATTCAAATTTATTTAGAAATACTATTGATGATTTTATTAAAAAATCAATAAAAATTCATGGAAATAAATATGATTATTCTTTGGTAAATTATAAGACAAATAAAGACAGAGTTAAAATCATATGCCCAATACATGGTGAGTTTGAACAGACTCCTAACGCACATATAAAATATGGCTGTAAACTTTGCGGTTATTTAAAAAATACAAAATTAACAGAAGAATTTATTAATGAATCCAAAGAAATTAATAAAAACAAATATGACTATTCATTATCAGAATATATTAATTCATATACAAATATTAAATTAATATGCCCAATACATGGTGAATTTGAACAGACACCAAAAAATCATTTATCACAAAAACAGGGCTGTTTAAAATGTTCATTGAAAAATGTTAAAGCAGAAAATGATATTTCAGACTTCATTAAATCATTCAATATTAATGTAGAATTAAAAAATAGAAACATATTAGATAAACAAGAATTAGATATCTATATACCTAGTCATAACCTCGCAATTGAGTTCAATGGGTTATATTGGCATAGTGAAAAATTTAAATTAAAAAATTATCATCTTAATAAAACAATTGCTTGTGAAAAACAAGGCATAAGATTAATTCATATATTTGAGGATGAATGGGTATATAAACAGGATATTGTTAGATCAAGACTTAAAAATATATTAGGACTCACATCTAATAAAATACACGCAAGAAAATGTATTATTAAAGAAATAGATAATAAAAAAACAAAAGAATTTTTAGAATTAAACCATATTCAGGGACATGTAAACGCTAAAATAAAAATAGGATTATATTATAATGATGAATTAATCGGTATAATGACATTTGGCTCTTTAAGAAAAACAATGGGTAAAAATAAATCAAATAATTCATATGAATTATTAAGATTCTGTAATAAATTGGATACCACCGTAATTGGAGGTGCTAATAAACTACTTCAATATTTTATTAGAAATTATAATCCAAATGAAATAATAAGCTATGCTGACAGAAGATGGTCCAATGGTAATTTATACGAAAAATTAGGCTTTGAATTTAGTCATAATAGCAGACCCAATTATTATTATATAGATAATGACAAAAGAAAATATAGATTTAATTTTAGAAAAAATGTTCTAATTGAACAGGGTTATAATTCAGATAAATCTGAACATGAAATCATGATCAACAGAAAAATTTATAGAATTTATGATTCTGGAAATAAATGCTATAAATTATTAATAAACCCAAAATCCTAAAGGACGATATTTAAGTTGTTTATTTAAGAATTCAGCTTCATTTGCACCCCTCTCTAATTGCGCAGTTGATGAAAGTCTGAGTAATCTCGCATCAAGTCTCTCAAGTACAGCCTTTCTTTCTTCATTCCCTTCTGTAATAAGAGTTTCGTAATCCATTGTTCTTTCAGCTTCAGGAGGTCCAACAATACCACCAAATTTACCTCTAGTTCTACCTAAAGCTCTTTTAGCTTCAGCGACAAATAATTGTCTTATAAGGACTTTAGTAGGTTCATTAAATGTAGAAAAATCCAATTGTGATAACGGTACTTGGTTTGGTAACATTATTATATCTGGATTATCGATACGACATTGATCAACATTTTCTGGTGTCGTATCATAATAAAAATACCATACTTGGCAACCAGCAATTGACATACTGTTACCAAGGCCGCCAGGCGTATCAATACCCATACCAAAGGATAGTAGGGAACCTGGCGTGGACATGAGATGTAATAATTTTGTACCATTTGGTCCTGCTGTAATTTTATATGCTAAATCACTTCTTACGATACGATTTTTTAAATTCATATCCCCAGCCGTTAATAACATATCGAAAGCTGGTGCTATATAATAACCACTACGACCACCACCAGTACCAGTACCAGCCGTACCATAACCACCACCCATTTGAGCAAATCCACCACCAAAGCCATAATCAATACCACCATAATTGGCTAATAAGGCCTCACTAACTGTACTAGGGGTAAACCATAATACTTCATTAACTTCTCTACCAGCTGGTATTAAATATACTTGTCTACCAGCCTCAAGTGTTATATAGTCTTTTTTTAATTCCCATGGGCCATTAGTCTGTAAACCAACTTGTTTGGAATATGCGTAAGTATATTGACTCATGAAATCAAATGATCTAACACTCATGGCGAATGCCATATCCGTAGTACTAATATTTTTACCAAATACACTCTGCCATTGAAATTCAATTAGCCACTCTTGTACATATTCAGAATAATCCTCTATTGCTATTTGCAATAATGTACATAACTGTTCATCCGTTAATTCAATTTGCCTAATTGGGGCACCTAAAGAATGTCTAAATTGGGTAAATATCCTATCACGATCTACTGTTGGTACGCTCATTGTTTAATTTAATAATAAATATATTATATTAGGATATAAATATATTATATTTCTTAAAATATATAATGAAATCAATATATATAAATTAATTCTTAAAAATGAGATATTTAAATTAAAAATTTTTTTGTCAATTCATAGGCCTCTTGAATTGATTGAAAACTTGTATTTGGGATTAATACTTGTCTACCAACTTTAACCATGGGTACATCTTCACATTTGGTAAATTCATGTAATTTTTTAAATTCTTCTTCATTCTCTGGTAAATTCACATCGACTTCTGTAAATTCTACATTATCTTTTTTTAACATTTCTTTTAGTTCGATGCAATATGGGCATCCTTCAACTGTATAAATTCTTACTTTATTCATAATTTTCAATTAATTTATTTGTCATTATTTGTGTTATTTCTTCATCACTCAATTTTTTATCACCCATGATTGTTGAGATAACTTCTTTTTTATTTCTTAGTGTCTCCCACATTCTGACTGATATAGTATCCTCAAATAATTGATAATATACATTTACATCTTCATTCTGTCCTATTCTATAACAATTATGGACATTATAGCCCCCGACAACAAAAGAATTATCATCCTCAACTGATAAGTCATAAACTCGTTCTTCACCCTTTTTTGCTTGACTAATGTTAATATTTTTAATCGGATATAAAATATAATCATCAACTTCTAAGTATTCTTTTTCATTAATTCGTTGTTTATTTAATTTTAATGTTAATTTGTGTTTAAAAATATTTAAATTAATGGCTTCAACCCATTCAAAATGTTTTTTTTCTGTATTATAGACAAAAACTTTATGATCTTCGGTTAAACTTAATTTTTCGTTAAAACCAAAACTATTAATATCTATTCTCGTTTTTTTTATTTCTAAATGCGTATGAATGTTAATAACTTTTTTAAAATTTCCAAGATGTGTGTATACTTTATCACCAATTTGGATGTCCTCTATTTTTTTATAACCAGAATCAGTCATAATTAATTGCCCCTCAAAAACACACCTATCCTCCCCTTGTTCATTCCAACTAGGAACCCATTCGAATGAGTTAAAGATTACAACAGTAGCTTTTGTAAGTGTAATACCGACACCAGCTGATTTAATATTACCAATAAAGACTTTTATTTTATCATTATTTTGAAATTCATCTACACTTCTTTGTTTTTCTTTATCTGACATTGGTCCATAATGCAGTACGGCATTCTTTCCAAAATAATCGCTTAATTCAAGAAGCTCATCAGTGAAACTAGTGAAAATAACTACTTTTTTATCCATTTCTATAGCGTTTTCAGTCATTTCTATAGTCTGTGGTATAGCCTCCATAGCTATGAATTTACGCAGGAGTATTAATTCTACTAGATCTCTTTGTATAGGGCCTCTTTTTTTCTCTTCTCTTCTTTTTTCAAGATATTCATCCCATAGTCTATTATATTCACCCCAGCCTTTTTTAGATAGTTCATGATATACAGGTATGGTTACTTTATCTGGCATATCTAATACATCGGTCTTAAGTTTTCTGAGTATTAAATTTTTAGTTTTTGAAGCTAATTCATCTAAATTAGATGCACCATCTGTAATCCAAATTTGTTTTTTGTTACCATTTTTAAGTGTTCTGAACATTTTTCTAGCATCACAGTATCTGATAGCGTAATATTGCCAATTTTGAGCTAACGGAGATTTAATTATTTTTAATAAATTAAAAAAATCCATTGGCCTATTAGAAATAGGTGTGCCAGTTAATAGCCATATCTTATTAATACCATGATTTATAACGAGATCAGCAATTATTTCTCCACGAATGCTTTTATTGTTTTTTAAATAATGCGCTTCATCTACGATTATTAAGTCAAAATTGGAATCTACTATTTGTCTATTATAATCCACAGAGTCTGTATTATTTTTCTTCTTTTGATTACCAATTGTATGAAAATTTTTTAAAATATCATAATTTATTATTGTAAACTTAGCTTTATCCCATTTACGACCCTCTATTATTGTTACGTTATTAGAAAATGTATTTATTTCACGCTTCCAATTTATCTTAACTGATGAGGGACAGACTACTAATATGTTTTTAGCTTCAGATTCTAAAGCTGCTATTATCGAAATCATTGATTTTCCAAGTCCCATGTCTAAGGCCAATATACTACTATTCCTTGACAACAAAAATTTAACTGACTCTTCTTGGTGTTGATATAGTTTTTTGCCGTATTTGGCTAGAATTGAATTATACTTATTAAAATCGACATCTACATTGACTTCTTCATAATATGGGTCATCTATCACTTGTGTTTTTGGTAACCAATACATTTTAGATTCTTTTTGATTCTTTTTTAGTTTACCATAGATATGATAGGTTTTTTCATTTTCAGCTAAAATATATTCTATTAGTATTTTTTCAGGTATGAATGATATGTTATCCTGTTTTTTTAATTCTTCACCCAAAAATGGCGTTATCCTAATAATTCTATTGATTAGAATTGGTTCTTTTTCATGATTATCACTTATATATTTTATTTGAGTATCAGTCAGTTTAGTTTTATTATTAAAATAGTCTTTTTTCATTTTAATTAAGTATGGATTAAGACCATTGTAATTTTCTAATAAAGTTAAAGCATAATTTCCTTTAATATCGTCTAAATTAATCAATTATAGTTAATTTTTAATAATGTTATAATTTATAATTATACGAAAATTTTAAATAAAATCAAGCTCTTATGATTATTTCGCACTATGTAAATATTTATCTTTAAAGACCATGAATAATCCAAAATTAACGCCTATTACTAGGATAAATAAATTTTTATTATATGGATTGTATTGTCCTAAAAATAATAATTTAAAGTATATTGGAATTACTATGGGAACATTGAATGCTAGGCTTCGTGGCCATTTAAGAAGTCCAACAAACGGAAAAATAGCTTTATGGTTTAATGAATTGAAAAAAAATAATTTAAGCCCGATAATTAGATTAATAAAAGAGTGTGATTCATACGAAGAAATGTTATGTTCAGAAATAGAATTGATACAAAAAGAAAGGAAGTGTGGAACATTATTATTTAATATAGCAGATGGGGGGGATATTAACCCAATGTTTGGTAAAACTCATACCGCTCAAGCTAAAGAAAAAATATCTAAGACCCATAAAGGTAAAAAATTAACAGAAAAACAAATAATCGATAAGAAAAAAATGTTAAAGGAATTATGGGGGAATGAAGAATGGGCTAAAGCCGTTAAGCTAAAAATGTCCGAAAATATGAAAGGAAATAAAAGAGCGTTGGGCTATAGGCATACGAAAGAAACTAAAGAAATAATGGGTAATATACATCGAGGAAATAAATATTCTTTGGGTTATAAGCATACAAATGAAACAAAAAAATTGATGAGCATTAATAATACGGGTAAAAATAACCCAATGTTTAATAAATCGCTATCAAAAAATACGCTTTTAAAAAGAAGTAATAAAGTTAAAAACGAGAAAATTTTTAAGGGGGAAAATAACCCAAATTTTAAATATAAAATTAGTGAAATAGAATTATATAAATTATTTATTGATGAAAATAAAAAAATAGACGAGATAGCATTTTACTATGGGTGCCATAGAACTGTTATTAGTGGTAACTTAAAAAAATATAACATAAAAAAACCACTATCAAATAAATACAATTTAAATATAACCGATATTACCAAATATTTATCAGATGGGTTAAATATGGTACAAATTGGTAATATATACGGCTGTTCAAATAAGACGATTCATAAATATATTAAAAATCATGCAAAATAATAAAATTATTCCAATTACACGTATAAATAAATTCTTTTCTGAAGAAGATTTTTTTTTTTGGAACAATCCATGGGCCGAGAAGCAATTGAGGGTGACGGTAATTTCACAATTATTTTATATAAAGTAGACAGAACCACATCGCAATTTGATAAATTATATGGTGAGGCTGTTGTAGATGGTATACGATTTTATCCGCCAATAGAACTTAAGGTAATACCTATTTTAGCTGAGCCAGAGAATAAAGCTTATAATAAAGACGGAACAGCTAGATATCTTCAGGATGGTACGGTTACTTTTGGCATTTATCAACAACAATTGAATGAAATGGAGACTGATATAGATTATGGTGATTATGTTGGTTACCCAGTATCGGAGAATGAAATTAGATATTATAGTGTATCTAATGATGGTAAGAAAAATTTTGACAATAAACATACAATTATGGGATATAAGGGTGCATATAGAACTATAATATGTGGACCTATAGATAGTAGTGAATTTGCTGGTGTATAAAATAAATAAATTATGGTACCTAAAGGCTTTAAAACAAATTTAAACATAAATCCGACTAAAATTGGCCCCGAAAGAAGGCAGGAAATTTTAGACAATATTACTGATAAAGCAACTTTTTTGCCACGTGGTGTGAGTGAAGAAGATATGGATGCTGCTTTTATTGAATACATGAATAATGATTTAAGTATAACACTTAATGGTATTAAAGTTCCAGTAGTATTTTTAACTATTCAGAGATGGACAGAATTTACAAAAACATGGTCATTTAGTAATGAATATGAAAATATCAAATTACCATTTATAACTGTAGTCAGAAGACCAGATATCCAAGTAGGCACAAATCAAGCTGGTTTGTGGAATATACCTGGCGGTAGAACCTACACCTATATGAAAGTACCTACATTTGATGGTAGTAGAAAAGGGGTTGATCTATATAAAATTCCACAGCCAACGAGTGTGGATATAACTTATGAAGTACGAATTTTTACAAATAAAATGAAGGATTTAAATAAATTCAATTCATTAATTCATAAAACATTTCAATCTCGTCAAAGTTATGTTTTTGTAAAGGGGCATCCAATGCCGATTCTTGTTGAATCAATAAGTGATGAGAGTAATATTGAGGATTTTGAAAATCGTAGGTTTTATGTTCAAGAGTTTGAAATTAAAATGATGGGATATATTCTTGATGAAAATGATTTTGAGGTAGTGCCTACTATCAATAGAGTCTATACTATTCTTGAATTATCAGATGCTAAAAAATCAAAAAGTGTTGTTTTTGATGCGTATGTTAAAAATAATAGTTTAGATTATACGATTGTTTTTAAGCCAAGGGCTAATACTACATTTTCATTTAATGCTAAATATGGTTTAAAGTTTACTCAAATTGTTAATATTGAAAATACTGGAAATATAATTATTAGTGTAAATAATACAATTGTGTTTAGTGGTATTGTTTTAACGGAACCAATTTATGTATATACAAATGATTTAGTAACTATAAATGTAAATAAAAACTTTTTACAGACAAGCAAATTTCAATTACTAGGAAATACAATATGAGCAGCAATTTACCCAATATATTAGAAACGATAATTTTACAGCCATTATTTGTTAATAAAGCTGGTGTAATGTTTTCAGCGACTACTTGAATTTATACACCATTAATTAAACCATTTACTGGTACTAGTCAAATATCTTTAAACGCTAATTCAATCGATATTACTGGTAATTTAACTTCTGATTCTAATATTAGTGGAAATACAATTAATGCTGCTATTTTTTATAGTGGTGGAACAAATTTATTAGATATTATTAATAATAAATCTGTTGAATTAACTGGTGGAACATTTAATAATAATACTAAAATATTAAGTCTATTTAATAATAATGATAGTATTGTAGTAATTAGTGGTTTTACTGACTATTATACTACTGGTGTTACTTTTAATCCAACAACAAAAATAGGAACATTTACTAGAAATGATGGTAATACGTATTATTTAGATCTTAGTTCATTAACCACAATTGATTCATATGTAACTGGTTTTACATTTTATAATAATGTTTTAACACTTAAACAGAATGGTAATGGCGTAATCGGGTCTTTAAATGTAAATGTAACGGGAAGTGTATCTTCAATAATTACAGCTGCCGCAAGTGGTCCAGATATGTACAGGGTAATGTGACAATAATTGGAAATATTAGCGCTGGTGGTAGTAATTGTATTTCAACAACAACTGGAAATATAACTGTGAATGGAAATGTTATTGCTACTGGTATAAATGTTGCTATAAATACAACATCAAGTGGCCTATTAACAATAAATGGCACTCTATCAGCCTCAACTACAGCCCCAGCTGTACAATCAACATCGACATCAGCGACAAATATTATAAATGGAGCATTATATAATAATAATGGAATTATGGCTTTTTATGGACCAAAATTATACCTACAGAGTGGTAGCACACAATTTTGGACATTTACGACATCAAATCTAACAACAAGTAGAACATTATATACCGTTGACATGGTAGGAAATGTTCCTTCAGTTTCTGATGTAAGAAGCGGAGTCGTTTATGGTGTATCTAGCGGATTAACTGGAACTCTAAATATGCCAAGTCCATTAGTAGTTGGTTATGGTGTTCCAACGGATAATACAGTTGGTAGTGCTTTATTGCCAAGTAATATCGCTCAGGGGCTATGGAGTGCATTTACATCAGGTTTAACTGTGAATAATAGTATTGGCCAATATTTATCTAATGTAGCTACGGTACAAAGTACTGGAGAACAAATTATCGCTTTTAAACTTTAATAAATGAATAATTACTTTTTATTATACACAATTCTTTTAAATCCGCTTGCTGATACAGAAATAGATTTCAAAGCTAAATATAGCCTAAAATTTACAGGAATAATAAATTCATCAAATGTATCGGATTTAGCCATTTATATAAACAATTCTTTAGTATCTAGTGGTTTGACCATAGAAAACCCAATATTTGTAAATGCTAATGATAATATTAAATTAGAAGTATCCAGAGATTATACACAATTAAGCCGTTTAGAATTAATAGGTAATAGCATTTAATTTTTTTTAATATCAACTGTTTAACTTGGTAATTATTAATATTTATATATAACCAATTTACCAAATGTGTAAATACTATGCAATATATTAACAATTTACCAAATATAAATGAAACTTTTATTATTGAACCAGTTGAAAATACTGGTCAAACTGAAACAATTTCAGCTTGTACTGCAGTTTATACAAATCTTTTAATTAATTGTGATAGTAATATTGAAATTAATTTAAGTACTAATGAAATAAACATAAATGCTGATTTAAATCCAAACATAGATGCAACTATTAATTTAGGAACTCCAATTAGAAGATTTAGACAAATTAATACAGTATCTGGAACTAGTACTTATTGGAATTCAATTAGTGCTACAATTGATAATTTAAGTGTTAGTACTATTGATTTGGGTTATGATAGTGGCGGGGATCATAGAATATTAAATGCTGATACTAGTATATTGAATTTAGATACGCTAGAGGCTGGGAAATATTAACTTTAAAACAAAATAAAATATTTATATAAAAATAAGATATTTATATAAAAAAAAGAATTAAATGGCAAATACTAGATATGTTACATTATTAACAAAACAATCGAATCAACCCTCATCAGCATTACCATCATCAGCGGCTACTGGTGAAGCTTTAGTGAATACGGCAGATGGTAAAGTCTATTATAAAGGATATATAAGCGGAACAGGTTCAACAACTTATGTTCCTTCATTATCAAATGCTGCTTTTTTTGAAGTAGGTTCACATTTATCACAATTAAAACTTGATGATAAAATCATAACTTATTCAGGTGTAAGTAATTTAAGCGGTTTATTCTTATCTGGTACTTCCAATGGTTTTGTCTTAGCCCCAATTTCTAGTATTGTTACAACAGATACATATTTAACAGGTGGTACCTTTAACTATGGAACACATACTTTAACATTAAATTTAAATAATGGTGCTCCTAGTGTAAATGTAACTGGTTTTACTGATATCTATGTGACTGGTTCATCTTTTAATAATAATTTATTAACTATTACTAATAATACTGGTGGTACCTTCTCTACATTAATAAACAATTTTACTGGTTTAACTGTTAATGGTACCATTTCAGCTACTACAATATCCGCTACTACATTTTATGGTAATGGCGCTAATTTAACTGGTGTCGCTACTGCTAATACATTTACAACAGCTTCTACATATAATGCATCTACTGGTACATTATCATTCACAAGAAATGATGGTAATACATATACAGCAGGTACATGGAGTTATATATCAGCCGCTACATTGAGTAGTGGTAACGTTTTGAGTATTACGTCTAATGGAGGTAGTGTTGTAACTACAACAATTAATGCAGCGACAGGTGGTACATATTCTAATGGTACAATTACATTAGCTGGTAGTGGTACATTGGGTACAATTACTGGATTAACTCAATCTGCTGCTACAATATATACAAGTGATGGCACATTACAAGCGAATAGAACAGTTGGTTTATCTTCTTATACATTAAACTTTTCTAGTGCTACAGCTCCAAATACATTGTTTTTAAGCGGTGGTAGTGTCGGTATTGGAACAGCTACACCTACATTTAAATTGGATGTAAATGGTGGTGTAAGAGCTGTTAATGGTTTTTATAGTACATCAGCATTTACTGGTTCATATACTGATGGTCTTGTAGCAGATTATATAACTGGTAATGGTAGAATTAGTGTAGGTAGTGGTGATAGTATTACATTCTATAATAATGGACCAAATACTACTGCAAATATGATTATATCATCTGGCGGTAGTGTGGGAATTGGAACAATTACACCAACTAACCAATTAACAGTAAGTGCTTCTTCTAATCCAGTTAAATTTATCGGAATACAGAGTGCTACTGATAGTCAATTTATTACTCAGGATGCTACTGGTGTATTACACTATCGTAGTGATGTATTAACTGGTACACAGTCTACTAGTGCTGTTACATTAAGTAGTAATGTATTGAGTGTTGCTTTAAATGGTGGTGGTACAACTGCTACAACAATAAATGCAGCTACTGGTGGTACATATTCTAATGGTACAATTACATTAGCTGGTACGGGTACGTTAAGCAATATAACTGGTTTACCTTTAATCACACCATATGATACTGGATTTACTTATAATAATGCAAATACATTTACAATTACTAACAATACTGGTGGTACATTAAATGCTAGTATTAATATAATGACTGGATTAACAGTTAATGGTAATGTAACTGTAACTGGTAATACAAATGTATCTGGAAATACTGTAAATATTGGTAGTATTACAGCTGCAAATTTATATACTACACCTACGGGTTCAGCTATAATTGGTACTGGTGGTTTAATTGTTGGTAGTGGCGGTTCTGAGGGTAACCCTGGTACGGGGGATGTTGTAATTAATGGTAGTCTTACGGTATTTGGTAATTCCGTAAGTGCTTTTACCAGTAATATATATTCCGAAGATCAAAATATTACATTAAACTATAACCCAACTGGTAATACATATTTAACATCACTAACTGGTGGTTTTACAATACAAAATGGTTGGGGTGTCAGTGGATTAACTGGTGATAGTATATTCTTCCAAATCGCACAGACTGGTGTGCCAACAAGTTATGCTGATGCTATATCAAAAAGATTCTGGGAAACACAATTAGCAAATATAATGATTGGCTCTACAGGAGGTACGGGTACTGGTAACTATGTCCTACAAGCAACTGATATACTTTCAGGGGGTAATTATTAGTAAATTGATTATCAATTAGTTATAATAATATTTACTTTAAAAAATAAATAGTTAAATATCCCTGAATAAACAAATATTCAGGGATATTTATTTTTAGGGTTATATAACCTCATAATTACTCTATATAGAGATTTTTTTAATAATGTATATACATGGCAAATACAAGGAATAATACCTTTATTTTAAAGGTTTCTAATGTCGCTGGTAAAGTTCCCCAGATTTCAAATTTAATGCTAGGTGAGGTAGCTGTAAATGTGGCTGATGCTAAAATGTACAGTCTTTTTACTGGTGGTGCTTCTGCAGCAACAAGTGTTCAACAAATAGGATGGGATAGATTATCATTAACTGGTGGTACAGTCAGTGGAAATGTTTACGCTAATTTATTTTCAGCCACAACTATTCAGACTCCAGCTTTAACAGCTAATACAATTTCAAGTGTAAATAATATTGATTTTAATACTGCTTCTACGGTATCCGCATTAGCAGGTAGATTATTTTTTAATAATTCATCTGATTCTTTAACTTATTATCCTCAAACAACAAATACGGATGTTAGTGTTAATTTAGGTCAAGTTAGTCTTATAAGAGTTTTTAATCAAAGTGGTAATCAAATAAATAAAGGACAAGTAGTTCATATAACTGGTGCTACTGTTAATACACCTACTCTTAGATTGGCAAATGCTTCATATGCATTAAGTGGTTTAAGTACTGAATATGGTCAAGCTAGTGGTATTGCCACACATGACATACCAAATAATTCTTTTGGGTTTATAACAAATTTTGGTCTATTAACTGGGATTAATACAAGCGGATTTACAGCTGGTGATGAGTTATTTATATCTGATACTGTAGATGGTGGTATTAGTAATAACTACAATAATTTAGCTTATAAATCTAGAGTTTCGTTTATAGGATGGTGTATCTCTTCTGACACATCAAATGGCTCAATAATTGTTCTTATTCAAAATGAATTACCTACAAGTAGTATTACAATAAAAGAGGGAAATATTATAAATGGTAATAACACATCTACAGGTGTTTTTGTTTTTTCTGGAATTACATCAGCATCTACAACTACTGTAAATATTAATCCAGTTCAGGGATGGATTGTTGATAATACCTCTAATCCAGTTTTACCGACACTAACTTATGTTAATTATAGTGGAGTTACAGGATTAATTCCCCAATATTTATCAGGTTCAGAAAGTAATTATTTTTTTATAACAAGTGCCAGTACTTTATTTCAAACATCTACATTTCCGACACCAATACAAAGAAGACAAAATATATATTTGGGTAAAACGGCTAATTTTAATAATTCAATTATAGCTGTACTAAACCAAACAGATAATGATATTTCACCAATATCCCAGTTGCGTGATATGTTTACGCCAATAAAATTAATTAATGATGGTATAACTATTAATTCATATACTGGTTTAACAACAGCTTTGGGCGCTGGTAATTTATGGGGATTGGGTATAAACTTTTATAAAAATGCATTAAATCCCTCACAAGTAAGTTTAGCTGGTTCATCACCATTAACGTTTCAATATCGTAATCAAACAGGTGGCACAGTTGGCTCAAATACTACATTGATTGACCCAACAAATTATGATTTAAATGGTATTATTACACCTGTTGGTAGCCCAACTAAACAAGCTACAAATCAAAGAATATATATATTTCCAACAGGATTGGTTAGAATTCAATATGGTCAAACAGTATATTCTACTTTATCAGCAGCAATAGCTGCTGCATCAACAGAGACTTTTATTGTATATCCAAATGCTAGAGATAATGGTTTGTTGATTGCAATATTAAGTGTTCAAGCAGGAGCTAGTGACTTAACAAATTCATCTCAAGCTCAATTTTCAATTGCATCAAAATTTGGGGAAAGCGTTTCGGCTGGTGCTGGTGCTAGTACCACTACTTTACAACAAGCTTATAATAACTCAGCACCTCCGCAAATTACCACTAACTCAACCTTTGGTAGTGTTGAAATAAAAAGAGGTAGTGCTTCAGATACTGATGACGTATTTACTTTATTAAATGGTGCAGGTGTAAGAACAGCTGCTATATTAGGGAATGGAACTGGATTATTCACCAATTTACAAGTAACTGGATTAACAAGTTCAGCTAATACAAGATATATTGTAAGCGATACAAATGGTAATTTTAGTTATACGACTTTAAATGCAGCTACTGGCGGTACATATTCTAATGGTACAATTACTTTATCTGGTAGTGGTGTATTAGGTACAATTACTGGATTTTCAACAACAACAGCATCAACATATAATCCATCTACTGGTGTTTTAACTAATAGTAAAAGTGATGGTACAAGTTATACAGCAGGTACATGGAATTATATATCAGCCACTACATTAAATAGTAATATATTAAGTATTACGTCTAATGGTGGTAGTGTTGTAACTACAACAATTAATGCAGCTACTGGTGGTACTTATTCTAATGGTACAATTACACTTAGTGGTACTGGTACATTAAGTAATATTACTGGTTTAATATCTGCAAATACATTTACTACAGCTTCTACGTATAATGCTGGTACTGGTATATTAACTCATATTAGAAATGATGGACAGACATATACAGCAGGTACATGGAATTATATATCAGCCACTACATTGAGTGGTAACGTATTGAGTATTACGTCTAATGGTGGTAGTGTTGTTAATAGTACGATTAATGCAATTACAGGTGGTTCCTATGGCGGTACTGTATTAACTTTATCTGGTACGGGTACATTTACTACAACTATAGGTGGTTTCCCAGCATCATTAAAATATTATGCGGAATATAGCGGAAATCCAGCGGTATCACCTTCTGCTACGGGAGCTAGATCAATTGCTTTGGGTGATAATGCTGTGGCTTCAGCTAGTGATATGTTTGTATATGGGCAATATGGTGGAACTTCGGCAACTGGAGCCACATTTTCAAACTTCTTAGGTCAATATGCTGGTAGTGGTGCTATAAATGCATTTTATTCAAACTTCTTGGGAACTGTTGCTGGTGGTAGTGCTGCAAGTGCAAATAATTCAAACTTTTTTGGTAACCATGCTGGTTATCAAGCATATTCTGCAAATAACTCAAATTTCTTTGGTCAATTTGCTGGAAATGCTGGTTATTCTGCTTCATATTCAAACTTTTTAGGTTATTATGCTGGATGGTCTTCAAGTAATTCTTCGTATTCAAATTTTATTGGTTACCAAGCTGGTTATAATTCTACAAACGCAAATAATTCAAATTTCTTTGGTAATAACGCTGGTTTTCAAGCAACTAGTGCTTCATATTCAAATTTCTTTGGTAATAACGCTGGTTTTCAAGCAACTAGTGCATCATATTCAAACTTTTTTGGTAATAATACTGGTTATGGGGCAACTGGAGCCACATATTCTAATTTTTTAAATTATTATGCTGGTTACCAAGCAACTAATGCTTCATATTCAAATTTCTTGGGTTATGGGGCTGGTACTAGTGCTATAAATGCATTTTATTCAAACTTCTTGGGAACTAATGCTGGTGGTTTTGCATATTCTGCAAATAACTCAAATTTTATTGGAACTAATGCTGGTTATGTTGCATATTCTGCAAGTAATTCAAATTTTATTGGAACTAATGCTGGTGGTTTTGCATATTCTGCAAATAACTCAAATTTTATTGGAACTAATGCTGGTAGTGGAGCTACAATAGCTAGTGCTTCCACATTTATTGGAATTAGTGCTGGGTATAATGCGACTGCTGCGACTAGTGCAAATTTCTTTGGACAGAATGCTGGTAATACAGCATATGCTGCAAATAACTCAAATTTCTTAGGACAGAGTGCTGGTATAAATGCGTATTCCGCAAATAATTCAAACTTTTTAGGAACTAATGCTGGTAATGGTGCAAGTTTAGCCAGTAACTCAAATTTCTTGGGACAGAGTGCTGGTCAATCTGCTGCTTATGCAAATAACTCAAACTTTTTGGGATATCTTGCTGGTATAAACGCATATTCTGCAAATAATTCAAATTTCTTGGGATATTATGCTGGTAATGGTGCAAATGCGGCAAATAACTCAAATTTCTTGGGATATTATGCTGGTCAAGCAGCACCAAATGCACCATATTCAAATTTCTTTGGATATTATGCTGGTAATCAAGCCACTAATGCTTCATATTCAAACTTTTTAGGACAAAATGCTGGATATCAAGCAAATGTCGCTTATCAATCAAATTTCTTTGGATATTATGCTGGTTATAATGCTACTGGTGCATCTTTTTCAAATTTCATTGGTTCTAGTGCTGGTCAGACTGCTAGTGGTGCAAATAACTCAAACTTTTTAGGACAAAATGCTGGTTTAAACGCCTATAATGCCTTGCAATCAAACTTTTTTGGGTACAATGTTGGAAACAGTGCAACTAATGCTTCATATTCAAACTTTTTAGGTTCTCAAGCTGGTAGATTAGCAACAAACGCTAATAACTCAAACTTTTTAGGAACAAATAGTGGTTATGGAGCAAATGGAGCAAATAATTCAATATTTATTGGGGCTAATGCTGGATATACTGCAACTGGTGCGAGTAATACAAATTTATTAGGCCAGTATGCTGGATATAATGCAACTAATGCTTCATACTCAAATTTCTTTGGATATTATGCTGGTTATAGTGCAACTGGTGCGAGCAATACAAATTTTATAGGTTATCAAGCTGGTAATAATGCTATTAATGCGTCTTATTCAAATTTTATAGGTTATAATGTAGCTAATAACTCAACGAATATTGGTTCTAATAATACAATTATTGGTACAAATATATCATTACCATCTGGTACTACAAATAGTTTTAATATTGGTGGTGTATTGTTTGGAAATAATACATATTCTGTTACAACTGGTATTCCAAGTATCGTAGCACAGACCAGTGGTCAGGTAGGTATAAATGTAGTATCTAGTGCTATTACAAATACATTACATGTAGTGGCAATAACAAATCCAGTTAGATTTCAGGGTATACAAGCTGCTCAGACAATGCAATTTATTACTCAGGATTCTACTGGTGTATTGTATTATCGTAGTGATGTATTAACTGGTACACAGTCTACTAGTGCTGTTACATTGGTAAATAATGTATTGAGTGTTGCTTTAAATGGAAGTAGTACAACTGCTACTACTATTAATGCAGCTACTGGTGGTACATATAGTGCTGGTACAATTACATTATCTGGTAGCGGTGTATTGAGTAGTATTACAGGATTAATATCCGCAAATACATTCACAACAGCTTCTACATATAATGCTAATACAGGTACATTATCATTTGCACGTAATGATGGTATTACATATACAGCAGGTACATGGAATTATGTATCAGCGACTACATTAAACAATAATATATTAAGTATTACGTCTAATGGAGGTAGTATTATTAATAGTACAATTAATGCGGCTACTGGTGGTACATATTCTAATGGTACGATTACACTTAGTGGTAGTGGTGCATTAAGTAATATTACTGGTTTAATATCTGCAAATACATTTACTACAGGAAGTACGTATAACGCTGGTACTGGTATATTAACTAGTATTAGAAATGACGGACAGACATATACAGCGGGTACATGGAATTATATATCAGCCGCTACATTAAATAGTAATATATTAAGTATTACGCCTAATGGTGGTAACACAACAACTATTACTATTAATGCAGCTACTGGTGGTACATATAGTGCTGGTACAATTACATTAGCTGGTTCAGGTACGCTAACTAGTATTACTGGTTTTCCAACATCATTTGCTACGGTATATACTACAGGGTTTACCTATAATAACAATACATTTACACTAACAAATAATACAGGTGGTACATTAAATGCTAGTATTAATACGGTTACGGGATTAACGGTTAATGGTAATTTGACAGTAACTGGTAATACGGTATTACAAGCTACATCAGCTAGTACAATAAATACGGCATCAATTACTGCAAATACAGGTTTATTCTCTGGAGCAGCGCAGAATGTATTAACTGTTATTGGTAGTGGGACAACAAATCCAATATTCAGTGTAATTGGTTCAACGGGTACATTATTCTCAGTTAGTGATAATCTTGGTAGTGGTACTATATTCAACGTTAATAATATTTCTGGGTTACCAATATTCCAAGTTAATGCATCTAGCCAAGTGTTTATGGGTAATTATCAATCATTATCCTTAAATTCAACAGCTAAAGTAAATGTAACAGCAAGTTCTGGTACAACAATATACAGTATACCAATTAGTGCGTATACAGGGGTATTTTTTGACTATACTGTATTAAGTACGAGTGGAGCAAGAAGTGGGACTATTATGAGTATATTTAGTGGAACAACTGCTCAATATACTGATAATTCTACAAATGATATTGGAAGTACAAGTGCTATAACATTTGGTGTATCTGTTGTCAGTGGTAATGCCGTATTATCAGCATCAGCTGCAACTGGTACATGGACAGTCAAAACAATAGTAAGAGCTATATAATATGAGTTTTCAAAATAATAGTCAAATTGTTACAAATAGTCTCGTATTTTATATAGATGCGGCAAATATTAATTCATTAAATGGAAGTGGTTCAACCACAATTACTGATTTAGGTCCAACTGGGTATACTGGAACATTTAATGGTTCTGTTAGTTATAGCGGTTCAAACTTTGGTGCAATATACTTTGGTACGGGAGCTACAAATTATGTAAATTTTGGAAGTAATTTAAAAGCATTGGATTTGGTAGATAAAACATTTCAAGCATGGATTAATATTCCAAGTTATGCAAATATGATTATATTGGATAAAGAATGGGATAATTCACCAAATAATACTGGGGGCTGGGGATTTTGGATGCAGGGTAATGGTAAACTTTGGTTTTGGAATACACCAAATAAAGATTTATTAGATAGTGGTTCAACTGTTGTTGCATTAAATACATGGACAAATATTGCTATTACTTATACTGCCGCATCATTAGCTGCTAGTTTTTATATAAATGGTGTATTAAATTCGACAATATCGAATAATGGTATTGTCGAACAAACTTCATCAGCTCAAACACTATCACTTGGGTTAGGTAGGGTAAACCCATTAGGGGGTTCTGGAAATATTGCTCCTTTTAATGGTTTAATTGCTACGTGTTCAGCATATAATAGAGCTTTATCATTATCAGAAATACAACAAAATTATAATGTTTTAAAAAATAGATTTACAACAACAACTACAACAAGTAATGTTAATGATGGTTTTGGCGGTACGGTTGTTACAAATAATCTAATGTTGTATCTTGATGCAGCAAATCCTAGTTCGTATCAAGCTGGTTCAACAATATGGTATGATTTAACTGGTAATTTTTATAATGCAACATTAACATCAACAGGATCTAATTTACCATATTATAGTAACATAAATAATGGCGCATTAACATTTGATGGTGCAACTAATAGTGTTATACAGCCAGTATTTTTAACAAATACGACAAATTTCACATTAGATGTTTGGATATACTGTACAGCTACTACAGCTGGAAATCAATGTATATTTTATAATGGAAATACAAGTGCAAATGGATATGGATTATTTATTTTTAATAATGTTTATGGCGCATTATATGGGGGTATAGCATCATTTAATGGAAATAACGTTAGTCTTAATAAATGGACACATTTAGCATTAAGTTACACATCTACAGGTACTTTATATATAAATGGAATAAGTATTAATAATAATAATGGATCAATAATAACTCCAAGTGGTAATATAGCTTTAGCAAAAGATCCTCAAAGTTCAGGTGAATTTTTTAATGGATATATAGCAAATGCTAAAGTTTACAATAGAGGTTTATCAGCATCCGAAATTTTACAAAATTATAATGCTACAAAAAAAAGATTTAATATATCATAAATCAAAATATAAGATATTTATTAAAAACCTTCTCAGTGGATAGGGAAACTGAGATGTAAACATGGCATATGAATTTATCGCCCGTAACGGGATTATAGCGCTGAATAATTCAGCCGTACAAGGCAATTTATCGGCATCAACATTACAAATTACAAATTTAGCTTCTTCAGCTAATACAAACTTTTTAGTCGCAAATCCTTCTGGTACTGTAACTTATCGTAATGATGTGTTAACTGGTGTCGCATCTATAAGTTCAACAACATTATCTAATAACATTTTATCCGTTGCTTTAAATGGAAGTAGCACAACAGCCACAACAATTAATGCTGCTACAGGTGGTACATATTCTAATGGTACAATTATATTAAGTGGTTCAGGTACGCTAACTAGTATTACTGGTTTACCTACATCATTTCCAAGTGTTTATACCACAGCATTTACCTATACAAGTTCAGCTAATACTTTTACATTAACAAATAATACTGGTGGTACATTATCAGCATCGATTAACATAGTAACGGGTTTAACAAGTTCTGGTAATATTTCAGCATCTTCAAACATAGCAAGAGGTTTATATGTAAATAACACATTTAATGCTGTTGTTGTAAATGATGTATTAGTTGGCTTAGATTTAAACCCAACATATAGTGTTAATCCTAATACAGGAAATACGGGTATTGGATTAAGGGTTTTGGGTACATACAGTCCTAGTGCTTTTAGTACTAATAATTATTATACTGCTTTGGATATTAATCCAACTGTTAGCAATGCTAACTATCTTTATGGTATTAGAATTAGGCCTAGTGCTACTAATAATCAAAATTTTATTGGTTTGTCAATTGAATCTGGTAATTTTGGTATTTATCAGTCTGCCACAACAGCTTTTAACAATTTAGCGGGTCAAACAGAAGTTGGATTTTCTTCTATACCAGGTGGATTTAATGGTTCTAATGATGCAACTTTAAATGTTTTTAATGGTACAAATGGAGCGATTAAAATTGGTAGTATAAATGTAAAAACTCAAAATTTAATTATCTCTCATAGTGAATCTGGAAATACTTCATCATCAATTTTAAATACTTTTGTTAATTCAGCCGCAAAATTAACTATTGGTGTTGGTGGGTTTTCAAATTTTGTAGCATTTGGTTCTGGTAATGTTGTAATTAATGGTAGTTCTGATAATAATTATAGATTAGATGTCATAGGAACATTTAGGGCGAGTAGTGCTACTATTACAACTTTTTTATCAGCCAATACAATAAGTGCGGCTTCATTAACAGTATCTGCTACTAGTAATCCAATACAATTAATCGGTTTACAATCCGCAACTGATACATTATTAGTTACTTCTGATGCTACGGGTGTACTACATACATTACCATTATTTACAGCTGTAACTTCAAGTACTTTATCATCAAATGTTTTAAGTGTAACAACCGCAAACAGTACAACTCAAACATTTACAATTAATGCTGCTACTGGTGGTACTTATTCAAATGGAACAATTACATTAGCTGGTACTGGTACATTGAGTAATATAACTGGTTTAATTAGTGCAAATACTTTTACAACAGGAAGTACATACAACGCTAATTCTGGGGTTATTACATTTACAAGAAATGATGGTAATACATATACAGTAGGTACATGGAATTATATATCAGCAGCTACATTAAATAATAACGTATTAAGTATTACATCTAATGGCGGTAGTGTTGGAAATAGTACAATAAATGCAGCTACTGGTGGTACATATTCAAACGGTACAATTACATTAGCTGGTACGGGTACGTTAAGCAATATAACTGGCTTACCTTTAATCACACCATATGATACTGGATTTACTTATAATAATAATACATTTACAATTACTAATAATACTGGTGGTACATTAAATGCTAGTATTAATACAGTAACAGGTCTAACAGTAAATGGTACATTAAGT